AAATGGAAACACGACAACATTATGAAGCGTTGTGAAGTTATTAAAAATGCATTAAATGTCCTGAATTTTGAGGAGTTTGTAAAAGATGAGGACTTAGTGGAATTGATTTATGTTAAACCTATAAAAAATAAAGATATGAAAACGAAAATTAAAGAAATTATTAAGGAGGTAGATAATCTACGTCATTTATTAACATTTTCTCAATTCACAATAGATTTGATTGAAGAATTTAGCGAATCAGTAGAAGAAACTGATGTAAATGAAGAAACTACAGCTGGTGCTATTTGCTATAAGATTGATACAGTCCTTGATATTATGAACAAAGACAAACCTGATCATGAGTTTCTTAAAACCTTGTATACAAAGATCAGAGAAAATTATCCAGTACAAAAACAACAGTAAAATTATGAAAGACATTACATTAGAGGATGTTAAGAAAGCTGAGACAAAGTTATTACCTTGTCCATTTTGCGGAATCAAACCACAGATAATAATTTGTGACGATGAAGGAAACATAAAAAGAAATCCAGAAGAATACCTTGAAGAACAATGGTCAGGACTTTCTTTTGCTTTGATTCACCCAATGGACAAAGAATATTTTTGTCCAATCACAACAGACAAAGATGATAGTGTTGTTCTTGGTAACTATTTATATAGTTCTCTTGATGAGTTGATTGAAAAATGGAACAAGCGTTTTTCTAAAAAGACAGAAAAATCTTGGTTCGATGATATTTCTGCAATTTATATGAGGTTAAACGAAGAAGACACATATATTCCAATGACTTCGATGTTTGTAAGCAGCCGTCTCAGTTATCTAAAAAATCTCGATTTCGAAGAAGTGGTGAAAAAACTACGTGAAGAATGGAAAGTTTGTTTTGATATGAGATTTGTTTTCAAAAATGGAAACATAAACGATTATAAAATTTAAAACTATGGGAAAGGGAAAAGAAAGACTATATCCAGACAAAAAGCAGAACAACTATCAGTACTGCACGTATGCCGACAATCCAGACAAGGATGTCTTACAAGAATGCATGATGCCTTGGTCAAACAGATGTAAAGGAAATCTGCATATGTGTAAGAAGCTGAAATATCAGTTTCTTGCATCAGTTCCAGATAAAGAAAAAGAGAAATATTCAAAATAAATTATTATTTCTACATTGTTTATTATATTAAAATTAAAGTTATGGTAACATTAGAGGAAATTCAGAATTTTAGAAAGAAGTGCATATCTTTTGAGAAGAAAGTACATGAAAGTCATTCTAGTATTGCATCTGAAATCAGAGATGTCATAGAACGATGTGATAATGAAATACTACGGAATGAACTTATGGAACTTGGTTATGAAACTATGGAAAATATTAATCGTAGTATCAATGCACATTCTTATAAAGTGGCATCTAATTATAGATGGATAAGTGATATCTGTACCATAATTTACTGGTCTGACAAGTGTAAAATGAGTTGGCCTGACAATGATGACATAGTACCAAAACCTGGAAATTATTATGCGGAACTACGTTTTGGTACAGGTCCATATTTAATAAGTCAACATTATGAAAAAGCAAGACCTTATTTTTCAAAAATGTGGAATGAATTTCTTTCACTAAATCCAGATGTTACAGATACTCACAATAATGAACTTTTATGGGAAATTCATTCTGAAAACGCTGTTAAAGTTTGGAATACTTGGGAGACTGTAGTGAAAAAATATATTGACATGTTTAATGATGACATGAAAAAAGATAAAGAAATGCAAATTGCTGAATTGGAGGCAAAAATAGAAGCTATAAAAAAATCTTAAGATATTGATTATGGATTACAGGACTTTCAAATATGACAAAAAATATTTAGAAAAAGTAGCTGAATGGCACTTGAACAGGACAGGTAAGAAACTTGAAGTTCTTGATGAATATACCTTTATATACAAAGGTATTGAACGTAGCGAACCTTTGCATGTACCTGCAAATATTTTAGTTCAGCAATATGAAAAAGTTCAAAAAGAAATTAAAAGTTAATATAATTAAAATAAAAATATTATGGAACCATCAAATTTCATAAACCATTCTATTTCCTACCTACTTACGACAGCTTTTAAGAATTCTGTCAAAAAGTTGGTATTTGAAAATTCTTGTGATAAAATCGATGGTGTTACAAGAGATGACATTAACAAGATTCATGAAAAAATAGAATCAGGCCAGAATATGGTAGATTATTCTACTGAAATGCTTGTACTAAAAGATGCTAATATTGTAAATGTCCTGACTTATGTAATAAAATCAGCTTTAGACCATTACTATGTAGACAGAGAACAACAAACAATTTATATTGTATGTAGTAAAGCACATTATTTTTATCAGGAAATATATACGTTCTTAAAAGAGGTATTTAAAAATAAAATAACAGGAAGAGGTTCAAATCTTGAAGTTGAGGAATTTAAGGTAATCTTTACAGGTTATGATTACAGAGATTTTATAGGAATGAATGTAAATTATCTGATTATAGAAGATGATTCTTATGAAGATGTTGAAAAACATAATGCTATCCATAAAATTATAAAAGATGAGTATCCGATAATTTCAGCAAGATATAACGGTGGAAGAGTTATGCTTGTTGAAAATAAAATGGAATCCACGAGATACCAACTTTTATTAAATAATGCTCTTAGCTATTACGGTTCCGAAGTTGGATGCAATATGAATATTAGTTTAGAAAATCCAAATATCGTGCATTGTACAAGTTTTCTTGGAACGATTGACGTACCTGTTGAAGAAATTATTAAAGCATATAAGGAACACTTAAACAAATAATTATGCAAGCAACTTATGATTATGAAACAGGAAAAATTACAAGATATTTCAAATTTGTTGAAATTGGACAACCTTGTAAGCTTACATCTACATCAACATTTGTAGGTGATGAAACATGTAAGTCCTGTAAATTTAATCAAGGTACTTTCGAACTTTCATCTAAGTACCGTCATTTTTTTGATAATAATACTTGTGAAATGTGTTCTCATCCATATGCAAAAGATTTTGAAGGATGTGGATGTTTTGTAAGTGATTTTAATGAAAAACTTCAACGAGAGGCGTTTAGTTCATTTTATGACTAACATTGTTTATTATATTTAATTATTAAAATTATGGATCATAAAGATTGGATATCAATAAAAAATAATCCTGTAATATCTGATGACATTAAAGCGATTCATTGTGATACGAGGGATTTTCATGTACTGTTAAATACTGAACAGCCTAAGGTTGAAAAAGATGTAACATGCAATTATGATGAATGGTGCAATCAAGGCTTGTCAAAATTTTATAAAATTGTTAAGAAAACAAACAGATCCGATTTTTCAATTTCAAAAGCCGAAATTGTACCTTGGCTTACAGAACTTTGTGAGAAATCAGGAGGATTTGAAAAAGATTGGAGACTGCTTATATCTGATGTTGATTATTGTAGAAATTGGGAGATAAAATATATAAGGTTTGTCAGGAATGTACAATGTCCTGATGAATTCATTGTATGTAACTCATATTTTATGCCAGTTAAATACAAGGATATTATACCTAATTTAAAGAAAGACTAATAACTATGAAAGATATAATTTATAAATTAGATATTCCAGAATGTTCCAACTATACTTTTGAAGTTGGAGAAAAAGGTGTAATCAGAATTGAAGAAGATATTATCCAAACAGGAACCGCTGATGGTTATAATCCTTCAAAACTGATATATCGAGTTGTTTTTGACAATAATGACACTATTGAAATATCAGCTTCAGTAAGTGGAATTATAATCTATAAACGAAAATCTGAAAAATAATAAAACTATGAAAACAATTGTGATTATATGTATCACCATAATGTGTTGGTTGTTTTGTGCATTTTATTTCTTTTGTTGCTTAGAAGATGATAATGATATTATTTACGACAAACTATCCAAGTTTATTGTTGCAATAATTATTGGTTGGATAACTACTCCAATAATATTAGGTATAAAACTCGGCAGTCTGAAAAAATAATGAAAGGGGAATAGGGCTATGAAAACAGGTAAATTTAACAGTATTGACAAACTTCTCAGTGAACTGAATTTAATTCCGGGGACAATATTAAATATTGGAGGTGATTCTAACTTTTTTGATTGTTGTCATATTAGCATAAAACCCAATAAAAGCAATATTAAAGAAGGCTGGATAGATTCAATTCATGTCTTTCTTGCAGAAAATAGAAGCACTGCCGTAACTTTTTCAATAACGTTAAAATTTGATGTAGAAGGTGCTGAAAGATCAACTATTACTGTAGACAAGTCATGGATTGATAAAAATGTTAGTGAAATTAATATTTGGAGCTGGAAATAATACTTTGTAAATAACAATTAAATTTTAATAATTATGATAACTAAAATTTTAAAACGAATCTATCTGAAACCAAATTCCTATCAAAGAGACTGCATAGAGATATGGCAAACAAGTGAATGCTATGTTATTCCGTACATTTCATTTGAAAACATTATGAACATCATTCGCAAAGGTCGTGCTTATGTGAGACTTGGTTGGCTACACTGGAGTGTGGAGTATTTTAAGGATAGTGTCATTTCATCAGGATGTGATGATGAAGATTCTCAGACAAATACGACAAGTGAAGAAAATTAGGTATATAAATTGAAAGATAAATTAAAATTATGGACAGAAAAGAAGCAATAGAAATTGTAAGAAAGAATTTTCCTGACAGTAGTTTCACAATGTTACGTGAAGCATTGGAAACCTTAATTCCAGAGCTCAATGAGGGTAAAGATGAGAAGATAAGGAAAGCACTCATTGAAAGCTTTAAATTCTTTGTTGATGGCTTTCTTGAAACACCTGAGGTAGGTAAAGATGATAATTTGCTTATTAAAGATATTCTTGCTTGGCTTGAAAAACAAGGACTTATTAAAGAACTTGGCGAGTATAAGGTCAAATATACACAAGAAATTTTAGAAAACCACATGAATAATGTAAGTAATAAAGATGATGAAAGATTAAGAAAGACTACAATCGGTTTTCTTAAAGACTTTGCAGATAAAGGATATGAAAATGCTATAGAGTGTATAGATTGGCTTGAGAAGCAAGCCAAGCAAAAATCTGAATTTAGTACTGTTGACAGAGACACACCTAATTGGATTGGAAACAAGTAAAAATTACAAACACTTAACACACATACAATTGAAAGTACTGTAACATATTCTGATGATAAACGCATTTTAAATGAACTTTATAATGATTTGAAAAAACTTTAAGTATATGAAACCAGCAAAAAAGAAAAAATGGGAAAGAAATTGTTATAACTGTAAACATATGTCAGGATGCAAGATAAAAATATTTGTAGGTGAAAAATGTGATAAATTTGAATTTAGTGCAACCTGTAAATCAATATAATCTATAAAGTTGTTTAAAATATAAAATATTTAATTATGGGAACAAGAAATTCGATATATAAACTAGATAAAAAAATTTGGGAGCATTATCTTAATTCAAATGATAAAACCGAAATAGATAGTTCATGTGATATTGAAAAATTAGGAGGAAAACTGTTGCAAAGTGATTTCGCCACTGATTTCTTTTTAACATTGAAAGCTGAAGGAAACCTTAAAAGATTTTGCTTGGAAAAAGCTTCTTATGAATGTGATATATCTGTATATGTTCTTGACAAGGAATTATTTGAAATTTACCTAAAGAAACTTAAAGTACGTGTTGCGGAACTAATAGACAAAATAGGTAATAATAGTCTAACTGCCAAATATCATAAAGGAATTTTTGAAGATCCTATGAATTTTTATTTGAAGATAAGTGATGACCCTGATACGTTATTAAAAAGTACCGATACGTGGTTTGACTGTCTTTATGAATCATTATACATTTATAAAACCTTTGACTGGGAAAATTTTGTAATTGTAAGTGTAATTAGCTAAATTAAAATTATGGAACTTGAAGAAAAAATAAAATTATTGACTGTTGACTTGATGTCAAGAGTGAACTATTGGAATGATTTGAAAGTTGACTACAAAGGCAAGACATATACTTTGTTCGGATATGGAGCTGGGAGAGTGTCATTACTTGCAAATCCATTTATGTCAGCTGTAGAAGAAGTTCCTTTGATTGAAGAAGTTAAACCATACTTACGTCCACTTTCAAACATGACGGAAGAAGAAGAAATTGAATTTTCCAATATTTTCAGTAAGTGGTTTGATAAAGAATTGTTCGTCTTGTCAGAAGAAACTTTTTTGGAATATGCTTTGTCTCAGATAGATTATTCAATTAGTCATGAATTATTTGATTGGCTCAATGCTCATAATTTTGACTATCGAGGTTTAATTGATAAAGGACTTGCTATTATCGAACTTAAATAAACATATATTTTCATGGAAATAACATTTTCAATACTAGGTCTTATACTTTTACTTTTACTTATATTTGTTTTTAGAGAATTAATTACAGAAATTATTGTTATTTTCTTAATTGCATTGTTAATTATGTATGAATGTAGTGATGATTTCAAAAAGAATATTCAAGACATGACAAATGGTATTGAAATTAAACTTGATACATCATCAAATAATAAAATTATCAATATAAAGTAAATTATGTCAAACATATACTATGAAGAAAATCAATTTTAAATCTTTACGATGGAGGGTAACAATTCTATTGTATAGTCTAAAAGACCGATTGCTATATACTATTCGTAAATTGAGGCAAAAATCCATGATATCCGTTATAGGTGACGGAAGTAGACTTTTATGCAAGTTTCCAAACGAGAATCCACGTATTGTTGTAATTAAGAGAGTATGGGTTGAATTTGGTCATAATGGTGATTATGATAAGTTTTATATTATGGCGGACACGTCATTGGGAATGTCAACATTAAACGCTATACTTCGACATGCGGAGTATGTAGAAATTTTATAAATTGATATTGAGTTTCATTTGAGTAAAAATAAAATAAATTGATATAGGTTATGACGAAGAAGTGTAAACTATGCAGGAATTTCAATATATTGTTCAGACCATTTTCATGTGACTTGTGGATAGAGCGACGATTGAAAGAAATGAAGACGAATGAAGTCAACAAGATAAAGCGTGCAACCAGTTTTGCCACAAATGGGATATAATCTCAATCTATGATAGAGATAAATTGTGGAAGTGAAATGAAACGTAAAACATAAAATGATTGAAGTTATGAAATCTTATACCGATTTGAAACAAAGCAAAAAATTGGCTGAAATACTGCCAATTGAAAGTGCGGATATGGAGTATATACTTGAACAATGGAGAGACGAAGAAACGCATCGTCTCAAGAAAGGATATTCAGAATATCCTGTTGTAAAGGTTGATGATGATGACCAATTTCAAGTAATTACACTTCCTTGCTGGAGTCTTGTTGCATTGCTTGCTGTAATAAAGCCAGTCAATGAAAATACATATACTATTAGAGGTACTCTTGACGGAGGTGCAGCTATTTCATTTGATGAAGTAACAACGGTAATGTTTCAAGAGGAAGAAATCATTGATGCTGTATTTAAAATGGTGGTTTGGCTAAAAGAAAATAAATTGATATGAAAAACAAGAACGAGAAAACAAAGAAATTTCATTAGATTCGACAATAGAAAAGATTTCAGGCTTATGGAACCAGAATTGAAAAGAGCAAAGTTCATTGGTAACAACACTAATATGCATGTCTATGGTTTTGATGAAGGTAAAGAATATGCTTGTCGAGACTTTGGACGTGGTATTGAGGTGTATTACGAAGGAACGAAAGGAACTTCTCTTGCAATGGGCTATTCAACATTCTCATCTTGTTTCAATGTGATTGGAATGTGGCCAAGCAAAAAATCAACTAAGAAGTCAAATGGCAAAACCCTTTACAAAGTTGGAGACGTTCTTAAATTCACATATGCTGATGATAAGCACAAGTCAAAAGGATTCATGAAAGTTTCACGAATTACTGAAGAAGCAGGTACATTTTACTACTATGATGAAATAAAACAGGTATTCATTGACGAACTTGATGTTGAAGGTAAATTAGAAGGGGACAAATTAATTCAATATAATAAAGAACTAAAGGAATATTTACGCTTAAAGAAAAAATTTGAATTATGAAAAAGAATAATGAAAAGAAGGGTTTTTATGTAATAACCTCTCCAAAAGATTTTATTGACAGAATTGCAATTGCACTTGGACATATTCGTTGTACTAGCCATAAACTTGATTTAAAAGAAGTAATCTATGAAAAAGTTTTAGGTTTGAAATATGTACAAGAGGTAATATCATTTGATGAACTTAAACAATGCAATGATGTTTCAAAAGAAAATTCTTTGAAGGTTAAAGAACTTCAAGAAAAATATCAAACACCTTGTCATGGTCACGGAGACTGCGAATTTGAAGTAATGTCAGCAGCTATTGAAATGGCTGAATGGAAAGATGAACAGACTAAGCAGCTTATTATAGAATTTTCAAAATGGCTTAATGAAAGAGGATTCTTTAAAGAAGATTTACAATGTGACCTCGAGCATCAAGCTAGAACATTCTTAGATAAGAAAGGTTTTAATGGGGCTTACGAGTGAATTTATAAAAATCAATAATGCAAGGCATTTTATCAGAACTATATAAATTCATTGTTTATTATAATTAAAAATTAATGTTATGAAAAAATTATTTATATTATTAACAATATTGCTAACAGCAGCCTGTTCAAGTACAAATTCATCAAGTACTAAAATTATTTCAATACCAAATAATTCACCTGTCTATAAAATTAAAGGTACTCCAATATACCTTGTAGTTCTTGATTCATGTGAATATTATTATGCAGGATTTGGCAATGGTTTGACGCATAAAGGAAATTGTAAATTTTGTAAACAACGTAAGGATAAAGAAAATGAATCTTTGAATAATGAAGATGAATATGATTTTACAATAAAAAGCAGACGATAGAATAACAGTTTAAATTATAAAATTATGCCTACAAAAGAAAATATAGAATTACTAAGAAGATATGCAGAGCTAAGAGGCGAACTTAATAAATTCGTATACCTTAGAGCTAACGAACGTGGTGACAGATATATTGAATATGCTTTTATACCAGGTGCGCCACATGATAATACTTGCCTGTCTTGGTATAATAAAATACAAGTACATGCTCTTTTAAGAAATGGACATAATATTAAAGACTGGAAAGTATCTAAACTGGACGAAATATATTACTTGTCAAAATTTGATTGCGGCAATAGCGAAAATACTGGCGAACATCATTGCTCACCTGGCCATCCTTGTAAAAAATGTCTTCCTATTCAAGCAAAGAATTGGACTTATGAAGAACCTGTAAAATGTGCCTGTTGGTATTTAAGACGAGTGAATTATACAAATATTGCAAACTCTTCTGAGATTAAAACTGAAGCAAAAGTTAGAAAAGAATTGTTAGAAGAAAGTAAACAAGAACAGTATAATAAACGTAATGAGCATTCTGTTTTAAAACAAGATTCTAAGTTAAATATTTTGAAATATATCTTAACATTCATTTTGAAATATAGCTTAGCATTCATTCTCGGCTTTATATTATCAACAATATTATTTTTAACCTTAGGTGCTTAAATTATGAAAAAAGAAGAATCAATAGGAATAATACTTAATCATTTTCCAAGATCTGTAAAGTTATGGTCTCCGATGATAGGAGTTTGTACTTTCGTAGATTTACGAAAAGATGAAGAATCGGGATTTTGTCATATTATTGTTGAAGATGTCAACAAGAACAAGTACTCTTTTGAAGAGAATGGAAAGTTTACATACTTTGGAGAATGCATGCTATATCCTTCTGAAACGAATCAAAATTGGGAACGTTGGTATGAAACATTATTTGAACCAGGTGATAAAATCTTATATAATGACAATGTGTATACCTTTGTACGGTATGCAATTAAAGAAGGTGTATTTCTGCTTGGTTCAGATGATTTTGAACATTTTGTAAATTTTGAATCATTTGAAAAATTTCCGCCTGAAGTCATTTCAAATATTGAATTTACGGAACGGTCTAAGAAAATTCAATTCCTGTCTGATTATTCAATTGATATAATAATAACAAATACTAAAACCGGTACACAAAAGATTTCACATGTTTTTGATATCGAGGAACAAGACGCAATTATTAAAAAATACTGTAATGAAAGTATTAAAAGCCCTGATAATATCAAATACGAGCATATTCCTGATGACAGTCTGCCATTTTAAAATCAGTTATAAATATTTTTGTAACTAATTTATAATAATTATGATAGAATTTCTTAAATATCAACCATTCGGGTATGACAAGTCAATGGCCATTACAGCATTTGTATTTGGTGTGTTTTGGTTTATAGCTTATAATGCTTATGTATTATGGCATATTAACGGTATTGACAAAGACCATAAGGAAATTAAAATTTTACCAATCTCGATTAGTCAGTCATATTATATGATTGATGTCAGATGGTTGTTCAAGGCTTTTATGTACAGTTCTATTTTTTCAATAATCTGTATAGGCCAGAATTATCTCTACATGATAGTCGGGATATTGTTTTTCATTATGGCCGTCAATCCAAGTGTTAACAGCGGTGACAGATATCTGATACCACACATGATTGGAGCGATTGGAGCAATCACCTTAGGCATATTGGGACTTGGAATTTGCTATAATATGTGGACGACTGTAATTATTACAGGTATAGGATGTGTATTATTATGGGTGTTGATAAAAATAATCAATAATGAGAAAATATCAGATTCATTCGTATATTTTCTTGAATTATATACACTTACATCTTTAATGACCGGATTTTGTATTTCTTTAGTAAAATAAATTATGCTTGAAAAATTATTTCTTGGAAGATTACTGAAACAAATGGATAATGACTATGAAAGATGTCGTCTTACATTTTACACTTGTCAGTATACATTTTCAAATTTTGATGAAACTGTAAAAATTGATCCTTTCATTCAACAAAAAAGACTAAAGATAGCTGTAAAAATGGCTGACAACTTTTATAAGAAATGGTTTGGCAAGCTTTACAATTACAGTATATTTTTCGATATTGTTGATAAAAAACGTAATGATTACCGCAAGTCACTACGGAGGTTGGAATCAAATTTTTCATTGGATATTAAACGTAGATTAAAATATGAACCTATTAATTTATGATTATGAAAAAACGAATTGTAAAAAAGACCTGTAACTATGTACATACAGTTGATGAACATGGAAATCCTGAAATACGTACAGTTACTAAATTCTTTGTAGAAGAATATGATGAATATTCTAAAGATTGGCAAATAATGACGTATTTTAATGATGCCGACGATGATTGTATAAGACCTGCAATTTTCGAAGAACAAAAAGTTGCTGAAGCATTTTTAAAAGGTGAATTTGGTATTTTAAAGGAAGAAATTATATATACAGAATAATTATGTGCAAGGTATTTTTTACAAGCGATTTACATTTTGGACATGAGCTATTGTGTCAAGCACTTCGTAATATGTCAGCAAAAGAATCTGATGAGCTGATTATTGACAACTGGAATAGTATTGTAACAAAAAGAGACACTGTATATATTCTTGGTGACATAACTATGGAAAAACATGCAAATATTTCTATGCTTGACAAACTTGTAGGCAATAAAGTCATTGTCGGAGGAAATCATGATGTTAGAAAATGTTGTGTTGCTTTACAGGATATGAATATTCCAGTAATGGGTACGTTGTCATATAAAGGATTTTTATGTACCCATATTCCAATTCATCCTTTATTCTTGAAGGAATGTCGAGGTAATATTCACGGCCATATTCATCTTCCTGATTCAGAATCTAATTATAATATGCTTTTACCTGAAGGATCTGAAAGATACTATAATGTAAATTGTGAATTCCATAATTACAAACCTGTTTATTTTGAAGAAATTGTAAGTTATTTCGAAAACCTTAATAAAAAATAAGATGTATATCGCTGTTGACTTTGACGGAACATGTGTAGAACATGAATATCCTGAAATCGGAAAAGATATTGGAGCTGTTCCAGTTCTTAAAGAAATTATTGCAAACGGGCATAAGCTGATTCTTCATACTATGAGAAGCCATCCTGCTCCTAATAATTCAAGTTCTATAATTTATCGAGACACTTTACAAGAAGCAATTGACTGGTTTAAGAATAACGGAATAGAATTATTTGCAGCAAATGAAAATCCTACACAATACAGATGGACAAGAAGCAAAAAGATTTTTGCAAACCTTTATATTGATGATGCAGCACTTGGAGCTCCACTTGTAAACGGACATATTGACTGGGTAAAAGTAAGAGAGATGCTTGTCGAACTTGGAGTAATAAAATAACAAAATATTTCACATTGTTGTTTTTTAATTAAAATTAAAATTAAGATTAAATGTATCAGCTTTCATCAGATCAAAAGGCTTTTTATTATTCAAACGATAAAAAGATTCAAATTGATATAGCAATAGCAAATAAGCTGTTGCTAAAATATCCTTATTTGAATGTCGAACCTATAAAATTTTCTTTTGGAAGAAAAGATCCTGAAGAAGTATGTATTGTACGTCAGAATGGAGGTTACGTATCCTATTCCATAGATAAAGAAGTTTCAGAAATCATCAATAATAATTAGTATGGTTGGATCTGTAGAAATAGTAGATAATACAAAATCTCCAATAGGATACCTTATGGAAATTCCAAATTTTGCAAATGGAATGAAGTATGAGTTCAAACCTGGAGTCAATATTATTATTGGTGAAAATGGATGTGGTAAGACAACTTTATTAAGCCTTATAAGAAGTTATCTTATGGTTGATATTCGTACAGTAGGTACAGGAATGTTTAACAACGCTTTACATAAAGCTCATCATAATTTTGGAGATAATAGTGATAATGAAGCATTTAGTGAATCATTCAGTGACGGAGTTATTGTGAAATCTGACTATTATAGGCAAACATTCAACTATATACGTGATAATGAAATATCAAGCAATGACATAAATGAAAATTCGCATATATCTGTCGGAGAATGCCTTAACTCAAGATTTTTGTCAAGCGGACAAAGTAATTCATCATCACTTGGAGAACTTTTTAACATGGCATTTTCATTAAAACCTGAGCAGCTTGTTGTAAATTATGAAAAAATTTTTAAGAAATATAATTACAACAATAGAATAAAATACATTAAAGAAAATAAGATTAAAGGAGATGAATTTACATTTTTAATTGATGAACCTGATTCATCTCTCGATATTGAAAATATAAAAATGCTTTATGACATATTCAGCTTTCACAAGGAACAAACACAAATAATCGCTGTGTTACATAATCCGTTGCTTATAGCATCCTTATCACAGGTTGAATGTGTCAATGTTATTGAAATGACAGATGGTTATCTAAATAAAATTAAAAAATCAATTAATTCATTATTAAAATTACCAAAAGCATATAAGCTTAATTAAAACTTAAAATTATGAAAAACAAAAAATCAGAAAAATCACCAATGCTTTTATGGGCTGAAAGAGAATGTAAAATAGCTTGTAAAAGAGAAAATCCTGATCATAAATTCCTTGGCAGGCAGTTTGATTATGGTTGTGCCTGTTATGAAGCAGCTTATAAAGTTTATAAGTTAATGGATAAAATGGGTCATTCAGGTGCTTCTTGGTCCATAACAACAAATATTATAAATGACTTGCTTAAAGGCAGGCCTTTGTCTCCAATTACAGATAAAGACTTTGAAGAATTTAAACATATAGATAGCTTAAGTGACAGCATACAATGTTCCAGATATTCGTCATTGTTTAAAAGAACTGACGAAAATGGAAACGTTTCATACAAGGATATTGACAGGGTATATTATATAGATATTGAAGAACCAAGTAATACTTGGAGCGGAAGCACTAAAGTAGTTGATGAACTGTTTCCTATAGCTTTACCATACATGCCTCCAAAAACTCCATATAAGATTTATGTAAAAAAATTTTTATGCGATAAGAAAAATGGTGACTGGGACACAACAGGAATTTACTATATAATTACTCCTGAAGGTGAAAGAGTAGATGTCAATAAATTTATGACTGTAAAAGACAGCAAAGATGTTGAAATTACAAAAGAAGAATTTGAAAGCCTTTTAGAGACAAAAAGAATAGACAAACTTCATAATAAAATTTCAGAACACTTGATTTGGACTTTATTATATAATTCTTCAAATGATGAAGAATCTGCAAGACGTTTGGAAAAATGGAATAATTTGCCTAACGAAACAAAAAAGGACTTTACTGACAAACTTAACAAACTATGTATGTTTTTTGAAGAAGAAGAAAATTTCAAATATAACACTTTCTCTATGCATCAAGCTTTATGTACAGGAAAATATGAAAGCTATAAAATGTGTCGAGAACTTGTTGAAATTGCTGACTTATTAAAAAACATTTTACATACTATATCATGGTAAGTTGTGGAATAGTATTAAAAAATTCAGAAGGAAAATATCTTTTCGTTCAAGCGACTGGGAATAACCGAGACCGATGTTTCGGTGTTCCAAAAGGGCTTGTAAATGAGGATGAAGATTTTGAAACTTGTGCAAGACGTGAGTTTTTTGAAGAAACAAATAATAAAATAGAAGGACCTATTACGCTTATATATGACGAAGATCCTTCAAATGAACATATTCTTTCAAAAACTAAAAAGTATAATTACAAAATAACATAAATATATAAAAATATGAAAAAATATTTAAAATTATAAATATATAATAAAAAACAACAAATACTCTATGAAATTATCAACTTATGCTAAAAAACTTGGAGTTTGTTATAGAACTGCGTGGAATTGGTTTAATGAAGGTAAAATTGATGGCGCATATCAATTACCGTCTGGTACAGTTATAGTACCTGATAGTGTTAAGAATGAATATGGAGTGATATTGTATGCAAGAACGAGTTCATCACAAAATAAAGATTTACTTGAGAATCAAGCAAAGAGACTTGAATCTTATGCAATAGCAAAGGGCTATAAAATAAAAAAGATAGTAAAGGAATTCGGTTCGGGATTAAATGATGAAAGAAAACAATTAACAAAAATTTTGCAAGAGAATCAATATGACAAAATTATAGTTGAACATAAAGATAGATTGACAAGATTTGGATTTAATTGGATACAGCTTCTTACAGGAAACAGAATTGAAGTTATAAATGAAGCAAAAGAAAAAGATGAAGATATCACAAGAGATTTAATATCCATAATTCATTGTTTCTCCGCAAGAATTTATGGTTTGCGTAGAAGCCAAAGAATTAAAACAAAAGTAGAAGAGGTATTAAAAGAGGAATAGTTATGTTAAAAGGAATCCAAATACGATTATACCCAAATGATGAGCAAATGCATTATATTGCTTGTCTTCTTGGATGCTGCCGTAAAACGTACAACATGTGTTTGAATTATAAAAAGACTTCTTATGAAAAAGATAAAACAAATATTTCATGGATTGATTTAGGTAAATATCTAACTGAAAAGAAAAATGAATTTGCTTACATGAAAGATGTTCATAGTAAAGTATTACAACAATCAATTATTGACCTTAATACCGCATTTAACAACTTTTTCAGAGGAATTTTGAAAGGACAAAACATAGGTTATCCTGAATTTAAATCAAAATCTAATCATAATGATTCATGTAGATTTCCAAAAGATGCTTTTATCGGAATTAACGGTAATAGAATTTCATTAATCAAACCATTATCAAATATTCATTTTAAATGTTCAAGAAGGGACGAATCCTGGCTTAATCACAATCAGGATAAAATAAAATATGTTACTTTAAGAAGAAATAAAGCCAATCAAATATATTGTTCCATACTTGTTGATTATCCAATTGAATTGGTTTCTAATAATATAAACGGTGAAGTAGGAATCGATTTAGGTTTAAAAGATTTTTGTATAACATCAGATACTGAAAAATATAATTTAGATGATTGTTCTCATCTTGAAAAGAAGTTGAAGAAGCAACAAAGAAAATTCTCAAAAACAGCAAACGGAAGTAAACGTCACGAAAAACAGCGAATACGAGTTGCTAAAACTTATCAGAAAATATCAAACAAAAGAAAATATAATCATCAAGTAATATCTTCAAAACTTGTGAAAGAAAATTCAGTGATTTCAATAGAAGATTTAAATGTTTCAGGCATGCTTAAAAACCACAAGCTTGCAAAAAACATACAATCTAAAGGTTGGAGTCAATTTGTTAATATGCTTGAATACAAATCAAATTGGTATGGTTCAAATCTTGTAAAAATAAGTAGATGGTTTCCGTCAAGCAAGACCTGCTCTTCTTGCGGTTGGATTTATAAAGATTTAAATTTATCTATACGAGAATGGACATGCCCTTGTTGTGGAACACATCATGACAGAGACATCAATGCAGCAATTAACATTTTATCTGAAGGAAAAAGAATAATAGGCTTGAGTTCAGCCGAATTTACGCACGGGGAGTACCCAACTATGGATGACCGTCACATTGACCTAAAAAGTAGTGGTACGTTGAATCGTGAACAGAATGTAAAACCATAAAAATTATATAATTTTCTATGATTTACAGAACTATCTTAAAATTTTTCTTGCAGAAGGTGAATTTGATTTTAGTATTTTCAAGTCAAATACTTGTATCGTAAACATAAACGGTAAGGATGTTGAAATACCGGAAGTCTGTAATCCAACTTTCTTTACATTGGAAGAGATTGAAAATAAGTGTTTCTTTTCTCAGATTAAATTAATTGAAACTCTTAAAAACTTGGAAACTAAGTCATTAAAAAAATAATTTGAAATTTTTTCAAATTTTTGATCCTACTTTCAAAAATCTGTATTATATTTACCTCAACAAATTAACATTAAAATTAAACAGATATGGAGAAAGATATTGAATCAATAATTGGCTGGTTTGAACAGATAGCACAAATCGCCAGAGACAGAAAAACTAATGATGGTACTGTAATGAGTAGAAAACAGGCACTTGATGCTATTGAGTCAATTGCACTGGATGCCTCATATTTTGTGAAGAAATATGTAAACAAGGTTGAGATGTAGACTTGTGCTAGAATCAAGAATAGTGCTTTATTCATTATTATTCAATTATATTAAAATTAAAGATTATGGAAACACATCGAATGTTTTGGTTCTTTACAGGTAAGGATAACAAAAAACTCACTGAAATTGAAACAATCTCCGTTAAAAACGAGTATCTAAACGGATTGATACAACCTGTTTGTGAAATGACACTTAAAGATGGTACTAAAATTTGTGCTGAACTTTATTCAGTACAAAAGATAATCGTCAAAGAGTATGGATATGATGATAAAATCATTCTTACCTTTGAGTCATACACACCAAACTTTGACGAACTGAAACAAGAACTACGATTGGTCTAACAACTTAAAACAAATTAAGATTATGGAAACAGTAAGCAGTAAGGTTATACAGGATGGTATGTGTGAATATAGGCTTGCATCTGTATTATGGGAAGTCGGACTTGACGAAAGGCATTTTTATAAAAGTGATAAAGAAGCTTGGGAAGACCTTAGGAAATCCCTACCTGGTAAGTATGCAACATTGTATAAAAAGACACACATGAAAATGAAAATAAACAGTCCAAAGACACTAATACCAATATATAATAAAAAGTATTCTGAAAAACTTAAAGAAAACGCAACATTTGTTGATACAGAGGTATGGGTTCCCGTTTTGTTTGGAATAACAGATGATGAATATTCATTAGTATAAAATCATGTAATTATGAAAAACTATGCAATAGTTATCAAGTTTAATTCCTTTGAAGAAGGTTCATATTCTGAATTTTATAAAAAATTAGAAGAACTTAAAGCCCACAGTTCATTTACTAATTCCTTTGTAGATTTGTCAGGGCTATACTTTGTACATACTGACAAATCTGCAAAGGAAATCAGGAATATGTTGTATCCTGTATTGAATAATACTACATTATCACAAGATTTATTATTCATTTTTGAAATCGGTGATGATTTTAGTGGATATACATATTATTCAGATATTGCATGGTTGAAAGAACATAAACAAAAATTAGAATTATGAAATCAAGAAAAGAAATACAAGAATGGCTTCTTAAAGAAGTTGATGACATTATTGAGAAAAAAGATGAAAATTCTATAATGTTTCAAGCTCCTGCATTAGGTAAATGTCAATGGACGCTAAAAGAATATAGGCACGCTGTAGAAACTGATACGTGTCTTGAAAATACATCTATAAATCCAATTGATGATGTAATCAGCTACGTCAAATATTGTAAAGAACGTTATAATGTAGATCCAACAGAACACAATTCAGAAGGATTGATGTCAGACATAGAATATACCCGTATAGTTACTAACAAAGAAAAATTTGTCATTGCTCAAACTATACGATTAAAAGACATTATTGATTATCTCGATGGTGCTCTTATATCCTGTAAATTAACAGAACAAAACCTCGACCATATTGACAATCGATACTGTTCTAAAGAAATTAGTTACAGAATATTTAAAAAAGACGATTATTCAAAAGTATGTTTCTCAAATAAATGGTACATCGACCCAGAAAAACCATTTTGTGAAGAATTGAAAAAAGTAACTGAATATACGTTATCTAAAAATGCCATCAGGAAATGCAATACAAAGGATGACATAATTAAAATGTACATAAAGAAGTTTTCCGGCTATTTGCATTTCAAGATTGGAATTCCTTATACATATATCAACATTCAAAAAATATTATGTGAAGAGGTGAACAGTTCTAAATTATATTCTTCTGACAAAAGCCGTGTCTTACAAGAAGTTTATAAAGAAATATGTGATGTCACATCTCAAATAAATTCTCTTTATAATAAATTGAAAATTCTAAAAAGACGAGAACAAAAACTAGAATTTCATCAAAAGATTCATGACATATTGAAGTAAATATGTTGTTTATTATATTAACCTAAATATTATTGCTATGTCTAAGATTATGCCATTTATGAAAAATCTCTATGGAGAAAATAATTATCATAATCACTTTAAGTATAATAGTGAATATTGGTATGGTTTTCCTGATAATGACGAAATAGTACTATTAACAGGTAAAAGCTTACACAAACTTAAAATTACAAATATACGTTCAGGCTGTATTTTTTATGTTCTGCCTGAATATCCTAGCATTCCTGAAAAGTTTGTATCAGCAAAAAGTCTGATGTGCGCATTTATGGTTCCATGCGTTCTTGATCCAATTAATGACACAAATATTCCAAGCTTGATAGAAAAATCAAAAAAAGATTGTCCGTTGCTTCCGATACCCAGATTTATTTTTGACGACAAGCTTACAACAATAGTAAATTGGGATAATGAAAAAGGTTGTCCTCTCAATGAAAATATCTAAATAATTACAGTTATGACATACTTAATCAAATATAAAGACAAAACAATTTTTGACATTAACTTCTATATGGCACAAGGTTCTGTCGATTCAAAACTTGTAGGATGGAATTCAGAAATCTGTTCATCTCTAAGAATAACAGGACTGATGGCATTTATCACTGACGAAATTCAAAAAACAAAAAACTTTGATGAATTTACTCATGATACTGCAATCATCAGCGACCTTAGACAGATTTTATATGAAGAAAATCAGAATGGATTTATGGATGGTGAAGAAGCAAAAGAAAGACATTATCATAAGTTTAGGCCTGTTATCGAGAATAAAATAAAAGAGTACTGTAAAAAGTATAGTTTTCAATTATTTATTGACTGACAATGCATAAATTCAGAGTAAACCTTACAGATGTAAGAGGAGATAAAATAACTGTTGAGCTTGCTTCTGAATCAGAGCAGGATGCAAAAATTATTACTGCTCATTGCTGTAATGTTTCAGTAAAGAAGATAACAAGCATTGAATATATCGGTGAAACAAATGAAGCATATTTTAAAACTATAAGTACAGAATCTAATTAAAATTAAATTTATGGAAAGATGTAATGAGTTTTCAAATAGTGATTTACGATCAATTAGCAAAAGACAATATAGACTTACAAATAAACTTATAAAATTATGGGAACTAATAGAAAAATAGGTTATAGTACTTCTTTAGATATTACTGTATATTTTAGTTTACACTATAAAGATACAGGTGAAGAGTTCACAATTACAACGGAGGATTTTAATGGTGTTGAAGATAATAACGGAACTACTGTCATATTCTATCCTTGGGATAATGAAGGCCTGTATTTTCCTGAAGAAGAAGTACTTGAATCAGTTGAAGAAGTAAAAGCTCTTTATAAACAAGCATTGAATAAAAAAGAAAAACTTTATGATACACGAATTGTAATTCAAAGAATTCCTGATTCCAAAATATGGGATTTCTGTTCAAAGACATCCCATGAATGGTGGCAAATGGCTATGAATATATGGAATACCTTATCAGACGAAGAACAGAAAAAATATAACCAATTTATAGGTTTCAATGACTTCAGCGACTATTTAATGAATATAATGGCTGGAGCACTTATGAGACTTCGTGATACTGGAAAACTTGATTACGAAGAAGGTTCTTTGCTTTTAGAAAAAGAACATCATAAACCTTCTGATTTAAATATTGGAACTAGTAATAATGTATCAATGATTGGAGATGAGCAGAAGTAGAAAGAAAATAGCCGGTACAACTTGGTGCACTTGTAAATCCAGAAAGAAAGGTAAGCAAATGTGTCATAGAAAATTTAGAAGATGTGGAAAATTCTTTAAGATGATCGAAGCAATGGATTCTTGGGATCTAGGAGGTGACGGCAAGCAGGTTGTTACTTGGGACAAGAAAAGTGAGTTATTTAAGAAATATACCAAAAAATAATTATGAAAAAATTGTTTCTTATATTAAAGAATCTATTTAAGAAAAAATCGTCTTTAAGAGAATTATGTATCGAAAAATATGGTCAGGAATTTGGAAAAATATATGACAATATGTCATCAGGTATTCCTGTTGGAGATTTTTATCAAACAACAGTATATCTTGATATGATTACACAAGTTAAAAAAGAAAATAATTTTTAAAGTTATGCAAGTATTTTTACCATACAAAAGTCCGTTAAAAGTTGCTAAAGTCCTAGACAAGAAAAGACTTAATAAGCAAATTGTCGAATGTACTCAAATTATTAAGGGTATTACTGACAGTTCTTATACTTGGTCAAAACATCCAATTGTAAAGATGTATAAAAACCATCTTAAGTTTATACAGCTTTATCAAAAAGTCTTAATATCATACAGAGACAATGCAAATTCATTCAAACTTAAAATATTGAATTTCAGGGCATTATGCCATTTACCATCCTTTATAACAAAAACTTATGTCAACCTTATGAAGAGTCGTCTTTATACAAAGGATGAAGATTATTATAAATGTTTTAAGGAATATGGTAAATCTTACTACAACCTATATTACATTGATAACCAATGGATAAAATATAACCAAAAATATTATAAAATATAGTTATGGATAAAAAAGACTCTAATTCGGCAAATATTTCAAATATAACATATATTTTACATTATACTAATGATTTTGGTCCTCAACAATGTTTTTATAGAACAAGAGATGAACTAAATTCAGCAATAATGAAAGTAAAAGGAACAGATATATGGATTGAAATAAATGCAATTGTTAATGCAAGTTCACCAATAGCAAAAGTTACTGTAACGCTTGAAAATAAAAAATAATATAGATATGGAGAATAATGTTAAAAATACAAGAAAATTCAGATATATAGTGGAATTTGATAAATGTGATAATTGTCCATTCAAAAAATTTGTGGATGACGATTATTCTCCTACACATACTGAATGTGAACGAATCGATGAATATATTCAAAAATGGATTTATAGAGAAGAAACTGATTATCGCAATCCAGAAACTGGTGTGTTAGATAATTGTCCATTCTTAAAAAATAATACTATAACTGAATAAGAAAACAGAAATTGACAGCTTATTATATTGTTAATATGGAAACAAATTTCAAAGAAGGAGATTGGATTGTAAGAATTGACGGTTCAGACATTGTACCAAAAGTACGTACTATGTTAGTTCGAAAGATTGATACGGATTGTGTGCACTGTGAATATGAAACGTCAACTAAATTTGTCTATGGGTACTTAATACCAAATATATCACTTAATAATTTTAGATTATGGAATATCAATGATGCAAAAAGAGGTGATTTTCTATTGGATAAAGAAAATTTTACAGCTGTTATATTTGATGAATTATTTGAAGATTCCTTCAAGGTATTTTGTTTAGTCATTTATGGCTGCATAGGTAGATGTAACCGGGTTCATGTGGAACACTTTAAACTTAATCCTGAAAAAGTCCGGTCATATACTCCGATACCGGCATGGTATAACATTGTGGATTATGCTTTGGAGGATGAAGGATATAAGTGGGACAAGGATAAAAATGAATTAATAAAAATATAAAACTATGGAAAATTACAGCAAACTATTAGAAAAAGCAAAAAAGGTATATAAAACCTGTACAACTGATGCTGAAAGAAAAGTAATTGAATCTATCTTTCCTGATGTCAAAGAGAGCGATGACGAGCGGATAAGAAAAGAACTATTGGATTACTTAGAAGAAAGAAGAGTTGTTGAAAGGCTTACAGATATAAGAGTTAAAGAAGAATGGATTGCTTGGCTTGAAAAACAAGGGGGAATAGATTTGGAACACTATGAAGATAGTGAAAATGAAAAACGGAAATTTGTAGGTTACGGATTCCTAAAATGTAAGGGTGATTTTCTTTCCTTCAAAGAGGGAAAAACATATTGGCTTGAGTATGTAGGTAAAGATAATTATAATGTGAGAAGTGATAATCTTCTTGGACAAACTTTCTACATCAAACCTGTTGAATTATATACAGTTTTTCGTCCTACAACTTGGCTTGAAAAGCAAGGCGAGCAACAACATACAAATTCAAAAGAAGATGATACTAATGAAGAGACAAACGCTCCAACAGAATATGGTAAATATGTAGATGAATGTCTTAATGAAGCGTCTAAACATTTCTTTTCAGACGGAGAAGATAAATATTCTGTTGCAGATTTGTTTTATGCTGGCGTAAGATGTGGGAAATCTTGGTTTGAAAAGCAAGATGATAAAGATAAACTTATTAAAGAACTTGGCGAGTATAAGGTCAAATATACACAAGAAGTTTTAGAAAATCACATGAATAATGTAAGTAATAAAGATGATGAAAGATTAAGAAAGACTACTATTGGTTTTCTTAAAGAATTTGCAGATAAAGGATATGAAAATGCGGTTGAATGTATAGATTGGCTTGAAAAACAAAAAGAACATAAATCGGTATGGAGCGAGGATGACGAAGCCATACTTAAAGCTATAATACAAGATATTCAGGAACGTCACCATGATGCAATGTGGGGAATAGATACGAGTAAAACTGCTTCTGTTTCCACAGAATTTATTATTAAATTTCTTAAATCACTTAGCCCGCAATCACATTGGAAGCCAAGTGAAGAACAAATAAATGCTTTGGAGCATTTTGTTAGAAGTATAGGCGAAAGCGGATATGCTTCTCCTTATGACAATAATACAAAACTTGTTTATTCATTATTTAACGACCTTAAAAAACTTTGAAATGACAAATGAATGGCATAAAATATCCAATGGTGACTTTCCACCGCATACAGATGATTATTTGGTTGTCTGTAAAAATAAAAACAAAGAAGATGGAATATATCTTTATGAAATTGCGTATTATACAGGTGATGGTTGGGACAATCGTACACATTGGGAGGATATTATCGCTTGGATGGAATTACCAAAGTATTAGAAATTGATAACTTCAATATGCAATATAATATTGAATGTGGAGAAGGTATACACTTCTTCAGGACTAAGAAAGATGAAAAAAACTATGGAATTTAAAAATAATTAATATGACACAAGAAGAAAAACAAATACTGTTAAATGACTTAAAATGTCGTTTATATACGAAGACACAATGTCAATGTATGTGGTCTAATACTGCAAAGAATGGTTCAGTAGGTGCCGTTAATGAACTTAACACTTATATCCTTGATGAGCTTGAGAGGATTGACAATCCTGATAACAAGGATGTGATCAGTGACATTGAGCCAATGTTTAGCGACATTAAGCCTTTTCTTCGTCCAATGTCAAGTATGAATGGTGAAGAGAAAAACGAGTTTATTAATTATGCTGGTTATGAGGTTGAAGAATCTGTAAACGGAAGACATTACGAATATTATTTAAAAGATTTTGTTGGTACAAAAGAAGAACCCATTGTAAATGTTGATGCAATTAATTGGCTCAATACCCATCACTTTGACTATCGTGGATTGATTGAAAAGGGACTTGCTCTTGAAGCACCTGAAGGAATGTATGATAATCCAAAACTGATAAAAGGAGAATAGAATTATGTCAAATGAAGAAAAAGCAAATGAATTGATAGCTGGAGACGAAAGTATCAATATATCAACAGTAAGATTATTGATTAAGGATAAAGTTTTACAAATGGCAAAATGGAAAGAACAACAGATGATTGATAGAGCATTGAGACATCTTCAAGATGTCTATACTCAATTCGATATTACTGACACAAACGGTTATAGAATTGATTTCAGATTTTTTAAATACGAATTTGAAAAAGCAATGATGAAAGGAGAATGAATTATGACAAAAAATGAAAAACAACTTTTAATAAAGGATTTATCAGCAAGATTGCCATATGGTGTTATATGTAAAGGAATAAATTTGGACCTTGATGTAACTAAAGATGAAGATGAGTATGTGAACAGAGAAGTCAGTGGTCCATTGACAAAAATTGGATATGATCATTGCACACTTGGTATTACAAAAGAATGTGAATTAAGTACAATCAGATCATACTTACGTCCAATGTCAAGTATGACGGATGAAGAATATAAAGAATACAGAAAAGCTGGTGAAGGAGACACTTTAGACAGTGCAAAAGCATTAAGACTAAAGGCTGAAGGAAAATGTTACATATCTTCTTGGTACCGAGGTGCAGATTGGCTTAATGCTCATCATTTCGACTACAGAGGTCTTATTGGTAAAGGCCTTGCATTGGAAGCTCCAAAGGATATGTATAATTAAAATTGATATAGGCTATGACAAAAGAGGAAAAACAACTTTTATTAAAAGACTTGACGGCAAGACTACAGTATAAAGTAAAAGTTCAAATTGATGGACTTGCTAACAGCATACTTACAGGTATAGATGATGACGATGTATTTACTGATAGAGGCATAAACTATCCAATAAGGTTAGTCAAACCATTTCTTCGTTCAATAGATAGTATGACTGATGAAGAAAAACAAGTTTATAAAGAGATTAGTTCTCATTTATGTGATACAATTTCTGCAAGAACACTAATTGATTGGTTCAACATACATCATTTCGACTATCGCGGACTTATTGAATTGGGACTTGCACTAGAAGCACCTAAAGGGATGTATAACGTAACAGCATATAATTCTAAACAAAATAAAATTATGGACACTAAATTATATTCTAACTGCAGACAGCTTAATGAATTAGCAAAAGAAATTCATCAAGATAATGTTGACAGAGGATTTTATGAAAAACCTCGTGAAACAGGAACCGAACTTATGCTTATTGTTTCTGAGTTGTCAGAAGCTCTTGAAGCTTTTAGAAAAGATAAATTTGTTAATAAGGAAGATTTATATAAGCATATATTTGACAAAGATCACTTCAAAGAAAAAATAAAAGACACATTTGAAGACGAAATTGCAGATGCTTTAATTAGAATACTTGACATGTGCGGTAATATGAATATTGATATTACAGAACATGTTTATCAAAAACTTGAATATAACAGAACTCGTGAATATAAACATGGTGGTAAAAAAATTTAACTTATGAAAATACAAAATTATGATTCAACAAGCTCGAAATTAAAACCATGTCCATTTTGTGGAGGAACTCCTATATGGCACTATAATGGCAATGATTTTACTCCATCAAGAACAGTTGTAATAGAATGTAAGCCGTGCAATATATCAATGCAAATAAAGGGTCGTTTACTAGGCATTGATAGACTTGAAGAAATAATTATTAAAAAATGGAATAATAGAAAATAGTTAAATTATGATTCTTCCAAGAAAAGTAGATATAAAGTCATTAAAAAATATAGAGGGTTTCAGCAGCGAAATTCAATTGGCGCTTATTGACCTTATATGCAGATATAAAAATCCTAATAATGTACTTGAAATAGGTACTTGGCATGGACGAACTTCTGTCATACTTGCAGCTTATGTCAATAAGAAAAATGGTAACTATTATGGAATAGAACCTCATGAGAAACGTGCTGACATCACTCTTGAAAACTGTAAAAATGTCTGTTCGCCTGATGTACTGCATATTGACAAAAACGTTTCATTTTATAGTGAGATGTTAAGAAAGATGTTATACCTCGATATAGTCCATATTGACGGTGAACATAGTTTTTCAGCAGTTTATAATGATTTGTCGGTAGTATCAAAAATAATGCAAAGAGACGGTATAATTATTCTTGATGACTTCTTTTTTGATATGTATCCACAAATTACACAAGCAACTTATAAATGGCTGGATGACAATCCTGACTATGTTCTGCTTGCTACCGGAGTCCTTAAAGGGTTTATTTGCAATAAAATGTATTATAAAAAATATGCAGATTTTCTTTTAAGTCCTGAATTTATACATGAGCTTAAATTGTATAATCCTTCAGAATATCCATATATTTCAATAACAAGAACTTCACCATTAATTGATTGTCAGACACTTGGTATTTCATTAAATATATCTGAAAAAAATCTTATTGGTAATGAATGCGAAGATGGACGAATGGAAAAAATTATGTGTTCTTAATTGTTTATTATTAAAAATATATAAAAATGACAAAATTGCCAAAAGAAATATTACAACTTATATCTGACTTTGAAAGTGATTCAAAGACTAAATCTCTTTGTGCTGAAAAGAGTTTGATAAAAATCTGTGAACCAATAATTAAAAAATATTATGACATAACAATGGAATACAATCAGTTAGTCTATAATGTTTTTAATGAGTTGTCATCTGATATATTCAGTGAAGAATATTCATCTGACAGAGGTGACTTGGTAAAGTTTTTAAGATATAACAAAGAAGATAATTCTCTTGAATTTCTATATAAAGACGGATGTCTTGGTGAAGTTTGGGAATGTACTGTAAGTATGCCTGTAGATTGGTTTGATGAAAATTATAAACAAACATTCCGTAAACAATATAAAGATTCAATAATTAAAAAATTGAATACAGTTCTTGAACAACATGAACGTAAAAAAGCTGGAATCTTAGATACTATTGATAAACTACAAAAACTTTAAAATTATGGACATTAGCACAAAATATTGTACAAATGATACTGTTCTACTTTATGAACAGTCAAAAGGTCTTATTTATGGAAAAGTTAAAAATATAAAAATAGACATTGTATCTCATTTTAGAGGTACAGATTACGTAGGTCACTACACATCAATAGTTTATGACGTAATACTTTCAGATGATGAACTTCGTCATGCTGTACCCGAATCACAACTATTTTCGTCAAAAGAGGATTTTATAGATTCACTTTAAAAGAAAGACGTATGAAAAATTCAGAAATTATAAACATTGCAAAACAAGAACTCGATGTAGTAAAAGTCATTGCATCTTCAGTTTGCCAAATAAAGGATGAAGATGTTAAGGCAAAAATTGATTATGTCCTTAAATATTTGGATTGCGACGTATATAATGATCAGGCTCGTTCAGGATTCAGAATATTCGCACAAAAATTAAAAGAATTGATTAATGATGATTCAAAATAATTTCATCTATGGAGTTTGTAAATTTTACATCAGAAGAGCAAATCAAAAAGTTAATCAAAGCAGGTATTGATATAAATTCTGCTGATTACACTTTAAGCAGTAATATTGTTGTACCTCATGATCCAGAATCTAAGAGAGGTCTAAAAGAATTACCTTGTTGGAGTCTTGGAAGGCTTTTTCAGATAATTCCTTCTGAAATAATCTTAAATCCTGAAGATAAAACAACAATACAAAATTTCAAAATGACATTCTGTAATGTCAACCATGTTGAAGTTTGTTATGAAAATCAATATCTTGAAGCTAATTCATATTATATTGACGATGACAATAAAAATATCATAGACGTTTTAGTTTCACTTATATGTAAGTTATTACAAGATAATTTACTTAAAGGTTTTTAAGCTATGGATAATAAAAATACAACATCTTTAAGTTTTGAAGACATGCAGCTGCTTATAGGTGATTTAAGTATGCGCCTGCCTCATGGAGTTTGGATAGACTTAAACGGTATAAGAGGAAAAATCAATAATCTTGATGTAACTCATTATTATGATAATTCAGACATTCCTACAAACTTAAAAGCATTTACAGATTTCTTCATACCTAATGAACCTATTGATATTTGTAATTTCAAGCCTTTGCTTAGAAAAATGACGGATATGACAAAAGAAGAAGAATCTGAATATACATCAATAAAAGGCATTATACGAATGAATCATTTTGAAGAGCAGTCTATGAAACTTATAAATTTTTTGTTAATACATCATTTTGATTTTCAAGGACTCATAGAAAAAGGATTAGCAATAGAGGTTAAATACGATTTTTACTTTTAGAATATGGATATAAATTTAAAAAATAAAATAGATAACTGGTATATAAATTTCATCAATAACAATAAGAATGTTATTATGAAACTTATTCAATTAGGAATTCTTAAAACAGGTGAAACAAATTGTCAGGACCATAATGTAGGTGAAAGTAATTATGCAAAACATATCATTCAGCCTTGGCATATTTGGCAGGAATGGAAATTAAATCCATGGGATGCTGATATTGTAAAACGAATATTGCGTACAAAATCAACAGATGACCGGGTTCTTGATTATCAAAAAATTATTCATATCTGTGAAGAACGAATTAGACAGATTGAAATTGAACGAGAAATATCTGAAAATAATGGAATTGAAGAAATTATTAAATGATGATGAAAGAAAACTGATTTTAACGGACTTATCTCTCAGAATTCCATATAAGGCAAAATTCAGGGCATTTTCAGACAATAAAGAGTATATATGTAAAACAGTGTCAAGTGATTTTAGAATTAATAAGTCCAGATGTTTTGACGGTTATTTAATAACCTCAATAAGACCTGTGTTACGCCGGATGTCTACAATGACTGAATCAGAGCTAAAAGAATGGAAACAGATAATGTCCCTTAATGTCCATGTGTCTGACAATAATACAGTATTTTCATTACCTAATTATGTCGCACTTGAATGGTTATTAAAGCATCATTTTGATTTTCAAGGACTTATAGAAAAAGGGTTAGCAATAGAAATGAATTTTAAACATATTTAAATTTTAATATTATGAGAAAATTAGTAAGCGTAAGAACAATTGGAAGTACTTATCCAATTAAAGGTAAAGACAGAGTTGAAATGGCAGTCGTAGATGGTTGGACCTGTATGGTCAGTAAGGCCGATAATTTCAAACCTGGTGACTTATGTATCTTTTGTGAAACTGATTCTGTTTTTCCACAAACTGAAAAATGGGAATTTTTGAAAAAATACAATTACCGTATTAAGACACAGCGTTTCAAAGACGCCGATGGCAATTACATTTATTCACAGGGTCTGGTACTTCCAATGACAGATTTTCCAAATGCAAAACTTGGTGATGACTTGACAAAAGAAATGAATGTCATACAATACGAAGCAACAATGGATATTGAATCAAAACCTAAAAAATTCAAAAATCCTTTGATGAGATTTGCTTGGTTTAGAAAACTGTTCGGTAATGTACAAACTAAAGAATCATTTCCTGATGAGATAAGTAAAACAGATGAAGAACGTATCCAAAACTGTCCTGAAAGACCTTCACTTGCAGAAAAATGGATAATGACAGAAAAAGTTGATGGACAGTCAGGAACTTATTTACTTCGAAAACATAAATGGTTGTTCGGTACAAAATATGAATTTGTTGTTTGTTCCCGTAATTTTAAAACAAATGACAAAAATACCTCATATTGGAAGTGTGCTGAAAAATACAACATTGAAAAGGCTTTGAAAAACCTTATCGGTAATCATAAATGGATTTGTCTGCAGGGTGAGTGTCTTGGTCCCGGTATTCAAGGTAACAAATATAAACTGCCTTGCTATACGTTAAGAGCTTTCAACTTAATTACTCCTGAAGGACGTATGGACAGTGTAACTGCTGAAACACTTGTAAAATCACAAGGTATTTTTTGGGTTCCAATGCTTGGTGAAATTTCAGGTGAACAACTAATGAAATTAGGAGTTGACGGTATATTAAAAGCAGCAAACGGACTTTCTAAATTAAATTCAGATACTAAGCGTGAAGGAATTGTATTTAGAAGCAGTGACGGTAAAAAATCATTCAAAGCCGTAAGCCCTGAATTTTTAATCAAATTTGATGAATAAAATATATTCATTGTTTTTTTATTATAAACTTAAATTGATGAAACATATTCATTTAAAATATTTTTATAATGAAAAGACAGGAATTCCTAAATATCTGCTGGATTGTGCTAGCAGATATTTAGGAATTAATGAATTTGATTTTAAATTGTCAAGACATATTATAAATCATTGTAATAGCTTAAAAACAAATAGATTTTTCACACCTGAGTATTTAATAAATCAGGTAAATCACATAAGAACTAATAGAATAGCTCCAATTTCTATAGAAACAAATGATAACATAGTCGTTGGACAAGCTGTTTACAAAATGAATTTATCAAGTGAAAAATCTTTATATCTTGTGATAGGAAATAAAATACTTATAACATCTTATATAAAATAGTCCTATGAATTTTAATGATGCAAAATTATTTGTTGATGAAACCATAAAAGAAGGCGAGTCAACACTGTATAAAGTCGTTTCAGACTTTAAGGTAGAAGAATTAAAGTTTGACAAAGATTCTATAAAGCTAATCTTTTCAAATGATAGCGTAACTATCAATGAGCATAATATTGATGTACTTTATAAGTATAAACAGCAGGCTTTAAGGCATATAGCAAATAGATGTAAAATTTTCTTAGTCCAACATGATTTTTTAGCTTTGAAAAATGCGGACATCATAAAAATATAAATAAATAGTTCGTTTAATTTTATAACTATGAAAAATATCATTTTATCTGACATATCTGAATTGATAAAAATTGCAAAAGAAGCATTTGAAGAATTGCAAGTTCGTGATTTCAACGGCAATATTACTGTTGAATATCTTGAAAAGATGTTTACAGACATAAGAAATAAAGAACTTACAGGCGAAAAAATGCAGGCTTCTGGATATAATGATATTATTGTAATGCATTATATGTTAAGAGCAAAAGGTGTCAATTTCTATTTTCAACGTCATGAACTTCAAGTAGATAACATGGATGATTGGAAAGAGTTTGTAAAAACTTACATAAGGCACTATACAAGACTTTTGTAAAATTTTTGATCCAACTTTAAAATTTTTACATTATTTTTACGTCATCAAACAATTTTTATAAATTCTGTTGTTTATTATATACAAACAAGCTTATAAAGTACATTGAAATATTAAGGAACTACAAGTTAACATCATACCAAAGATGTTGAGTGGAATCGGAAACAGGTGGTGCTGTCGGTAACAGAAAAAGTAATTCCTTTTTAAAATTGCGTTATGTAGGAATGGCTGACCAACATTCCACAAATTGCTGGGCGTGGAAGTGTGTGAATAATCCAGAAGAACAACACACAATGATTGGTACGAATTCCTCTGACGCAATAAATTTAATCTGGGCCGGGTAGTGTAATTGGCTAGCACGTCACATTTGCACTGTGACAGAGGGGTTCAAGTCCCACCTGTGTCCACTAAAAAAGAGTACATTGAAATAGTTATAATTTAAAGATTCTGAGGTGGAGCAGGTTTTTCCTCTAAAGCATTCGAGGATAGAGGGTTGGAAGTAATAACTGCGTGGACGTGTCCTTTACGCTCGACTTACTCGCGTGAAACTAAGAGTATGGGGACCAAAGGTCGGCTACAACAGGGCGAATACTGTCGAGGGCTGTATAGGAATCTTTAATTTTTGGGGGGTGTATGGTTTTGACTGCAGATTAGTGGTATGAGATACATGTGGTGATTGAACGGCTCACCTAAAACAACGGTCGAAAAATAAAGGTAAAAAACACTTTCAGCAAAGTAAGCAACAAGGTTGTAGACTTCGCAAACAGAGTAGTAGACATCAGAATTGCTCCAGTAGTAATGAGAATGGCTGCTTAATAGCCTTTAAGATTTCCGTGTTAGATTAAATACGGTGGTGGAGCTGCGAGAGCAGAGGTTTTGGAACAGAACCTTAATCTGTTATCCTAAACATGTAAATAATATCTTGTATTGACGGTTTGTAGGACCGGAGTTCGAATCTCCGCACCTCCACGATTAACGCTTGTCGTCTAATGGTTAAGACATAGGGTCTAAAATAAAACCTTAGATTCGGGTTCGAGTCCCGACTTGACATCATTGCACCTAACATATATGTCAAAGCGTTGTCATCATACTTATCACTTGCGGCATGCGTGAGGATTCCGTGTGCCGCCCTCCTGCCACGGTCGTCTAATGGTTAGGATCTGAATGCGCAATCAAGAACCAGGTTCGATTCCTGGCTGTAGTACTAATGTCCATGTTGATGGACTTTCTATTGCATAAGTGTACATAGTTCAATAGAAAGGTGCTGGTAAGCTTTATCATCTGTTTTTGTCAATATTCATGATACATTGACAAATAATGAGGTTCGATTCCTTACGTGGACTCAAAGACTTATATAGGCAAATAGGCGAAGTCGTCAGGAAGAAATTCCTGAAGGTACTGGTTCGAAACCGGTTATAAGTCCAATAGTAATGAACTGAGTCAGAAAAGTAAAGCGCTTAATATGTCGACTAAAAGCGTGAGTAACGAAGTAGGACCAAGGACGTGAGTAGCTACGCAGGTAAGCATCTTCAGGCGTCCATTCTGCCCCGGTCGTCTAATGGTTAGGACGTGAGGTTTTCATCCTCAAAATTCGGGTTCGATTCCCGGCTGGGGTACAAAATGATTTATTTTAGTTCTTTGACATATTGGAAATATTTTGGACCTGTGGTGGAATTGGTAGGCACGCCAGACTTAGGATCTGGTGCAGAAATGCGTGAGAGTTCAAGTCTCTCCTGGTCCACAAAGAAAAATCGCAGGTGCAGTTCGAGTCTGCATGGTTGTGAAACGGTGCACCATATCACATATTCAGGTGTACAACTAATATGTGTATGAAGTAGCAACCATAGGTGTATGGGTAGCATGGCGAAAATTTAAGTGGTGATAGACGATCAATAAGATGACATGAGAACGGTTGATGCGGTTAGGCTACAAATTACCGGTAGTATCTGGTCTCATTGGAAGGTGACGAATCGGTATTCCTTCTGCCACTTTTGGGCCTTTAGCTCAATTTGGTTAGAGCTTCCGTCTGATACGCGGAAGGTTCTTGGTTCAAGTCCAGGGAGGCCCACAAATGATTTCCAAGTTAGATTAAACTTGGTGGTGCAGGAAGCATCAGCCAACACAGGTGATGTAAAAAAATATGTGGATGCGCCTACTGCTAAGTGAGGATTTTTAGGGCCTGTAGCTCAGTATAGGTTAGAGCAACTGACTCATAATCAGGAGGTCACTGGTTCAAGCCCAGTCTGGCCCACAATACCAAATTGCGTTGTGGTTATAAACAAACGCTGGCATAGACGAAACTTGCCAATGTAACTATGTAGGTAGCTTCTGGAACGAGTGGTGATCGTAAACAGAGACAAGTTCATCATAAACTCGTAGTGAATAGTACAAAAGTTAGACGTAGGTGCGGAACGATTCTTTTCAGAAAATGCTAAGATTGAAAGACTTACCAGGTCAGTTGTTCTCTTTTAACCGCCCAGAACAAATAAAATGAAGAACATACGATGTTAGCTTTATAGCGGAGTGTCAGTAGATGGTAGCTGGAAAGTCTCATAAACTTTTGCGAAAGCCTCGGAGGTTCGAGTCCTCCCTCCGCAACTACGAAACACGCTTGGTACCCTGCGTCCGGGGCTGGACGAGCCAAGTAATGAACAGGTAAGTCTCCACCTGAAGTAATTAGTGAGGTGATAAATGAGTAAAGGGAGGCGATGGACTTGTCGTCTAATGGATAAGACACGGGGAATAGTCAAGACACGTGGTCTAATAAAGACACGAGGTCTAGTCTAAACTATAACCTTGGATTCAGGTTCGAGTCCTGCAAGTCCACAAAAGTAATGGAGATCTTGAAGGATGGTACTCCACGTTAAATACTAAAAGACCTCCTATCAAGGCCGAATGGTGGAATGGTAGACACGTGAGACTTAAAATCTCAGGAACAGAAATGTTCGTGCAAGTTCGATTCTTGTTTTGGCCACGTGAAATGGTGTAGTGTATGCTTTCCACCATTGGTCCTACGGGCAGATGGCTGGGGGTTCCTCATTATGCACCAACCTTTGAAGAGGTACCACTTCTGAAAGGAGGACAAAAGGAACCAAATTTGGAGAAATAACCCTAACCTGGTAAGGGAACTGTTTGCTAAACAGTCAGTAGCCGAAAGGTGTGCAGGTTCAAATCCTGCTTTCTCCGCAAATTACATCGTTGTAGTTTCTTCTACAACAGAGTACATTACTTATTAAGTCACAATATGTACATTCATCTTCAAAAATGTGCGAAGGTTTTGATTGTTCATCAATCTAAGTTGCTTCTACAATAGACTGTTAAGAAGATGTGTGAGGGATTCTACAAAAAATCCCCGTTAAGTTTGGACAGCAGCTGATCAGGTCCTGACAAAGTGAGGTCGAAAAACTTTCTGGTGGCATAGCTCAGTTGGATAGAGCAACAGCCTTCTAAGCTGTGGGTCGGGAGTTCGAACCTCTCTGTCATCACAACATTTTGAAAAAATTTCAAAAAAATGAAAATTTTTTATAGAATTTGATACAACTTTAAAATATTATACTATATTTGCTATACATAAATGAACAAAACGATGTTAGTAGTTTTTACACATAAGACACAAAATAATTACCAACCCAAAGATTGGTCGGATATTTGTATCTAGTGTCGGAGTGTATTAAAATATAAAAACCTAAAATCCCTCTCCGACAATCTTGGTGAGGGATTTTTATTTTGGTGACATAGCTCAGTTGGTTAGAGCATCTGACTGTTAATCAGAGGGTCGAAGGTTCGAAGCCTTCTGTCACCGCAAAACTAGGTATAGAGGAGCTAGGTTTATCTCGCCTGTCTTGGACTCAGGAGCACGCTGGTTCGAATCCAGCTACCTAGACAAATTTGGAAGTGTGTTCGAATTGGTAAGGAATCAGTCTTGAAAACTGACGGGTACATAAAATGGCCTTGTGGGTTCGAGTCCCTCCACTTCCGCTGATTGTCCTTTCATACAATGGTTTAGTATACCAGAATTTGGATCTGGTCATCTTGGTTCGAATCCAGGAAGGACAACAAAATTGGGAGAGCGGTTACGATGGTGGAGTAACGCTGGACTGTAAATCCAGTACATTTAAAGAAACGTAGTAGGTTCGAATCCTACCTCTCCCACACATGGTGTTAGTAGTTCAGTTGGTAGAACGCTGGTTTGTGGAGCCAGTAGTCATTGGTTCGAATCCAATCTAACACACAAAATAAACTAGGTATAGAGAAATTGGTAAACTCACCCTGTATTGGAACAGGGAACACAAGGAATAGTTACTAGTGGAATACTTGTGGACAGTAATGTCTTGTTGGTTCGAGCCCAGCTACCTAGACTAATGATTTCGTAGCTAAGTTGGTCTTTAGAGCATGACACTTTTAATGTCGGTGTCGAGAGTTCGAATCCAATCTGACACACAAATGCCTCTTTAGCTCAATTGGTGAGAGCAGCTGATTTGTAATCAGCAGGTTGTAGGTTCGAGTCCTACAAGAGGCTCATATAGTGCTGTAGCTCAGTTGGTTAGAGTAATGGCCTGTCACGCCATGGGTCGCGGGTTCGAGTCCCGTCAGCACTGCACCTTTTATTATATCAGTCGAGAAATCGGCAAAAATCCAAAAATTTTTCAAAATTTTGATCCAACTTATAAAAAGTTGTATTATATTTACCTCAACAAATTATTATTAACATTTAAAATTAAATAATATGTATAAAGTTAATCCAATTGATTCTCAAAAAGGAGAATTCTACTATTGTTTCAAAATAACAGACAAAGTAGTGTTTCAAGTCAAAAATTACACAATAGGCAGTAACAAAGAAAATTATTTTGCTACTGAAGCCTGTTTATTTAATAATGATAAAACAGATTATAATGAATGTGGTCAATGTCAAGAAAGACTATTACCTAAAGATTCATTAGCTTATAAATTTTACAAGAAGTGGGATTATAAGCAGACATTGCATTTATCCGATACTGAATTACAAAATGTTAAAGAAGACGTTGAAAAATTGAAACAAGCGTATCCATATGTTGAAAGTATGACAACAGATTTATCTTTCGGAAAAGTAAAACAATTAGTTAAATAAATAAATTAGTAAAATTATTTTAAGTAAAATGACAAAATCAAAAGCTCTAAAAATTATTAAGAATCTACTTGATTCTGATGAAGACATGGAAACATTTGTATTATTCAAATTTTATGATAAATACAAATATGATTTAGATGAAATCAAATCCCGGTCTGAAAAATCCAATCAAAATTTTTTCATATCTGACGAAAAATATATTACATATCATTTCATATTGTCAGATTTGTACAAATTAATTCAGGAACAAGATAATCTCGGTATTAAAATTCTTGACGGACGAAATTGCATATTGGATGAAAATTCTGAACTAAAAGATATGACGGTTGAAGATGTGGTTCGTCAATGCTTGAAAAACCTGTCATTCTTTAAGTCACAAATTCCAATACCTGTAGAAGTGACTTCATCAAAAGAATTATTCAATAATTATTCTCAAAAATGAAATTTTTCAAACATTTGTTGATAAAAATTTTTCAAACATTGTTAATTATTTGAAAATAAATAATTTATAAACTTAATTCTTTAAAGTCATGTTAAAAAAATCATCTACAAAGAAAGTAGCAAGTAGCTCCAAGAAATCAACTACAGCTACAAAAGAGACAGTTGCTAAACCTGCATCAAAATCAGTAAAAGCATCAAAATCAGTAAAAGCTCCTGTAAAAACAGCTAAAGCTCCTGTAAAGGCAACAAAAACTGCAAAAACATCTGTTAAAGCAGTTAAGGCTCCAGTTTCTAAACAAGCTCCTAAAATGGTAAAAGCTAAAACAGTTAAACCTGTAAAGGCTAAAACTCCTGTAAAGGCTGTAAAGGTTTCAAAAACAAAAACATCGCCTAAAAAATCTCCAAAACGTATTGGAAGAGTTTCAGTGCTTACAAAAATTATTCGGGCATTGAAATAATTAAAACTACTTATTATTGTAAAGGCTCTGATATTTTCAGAGCCTTTACTTTTAATACACCTGAGGAGCTTTTTCAACATCCATTACATTATCAGCAAGTAAAAGCAGTTGTGAATCCTTTACTACATACTGTTCTATAAGCAACATCAAATCTTCTACCTTAACCATTTTATTCCAAATCCTCAAATTGGTAAGCTGTCCGTTAAATTTCTGAATGCTTACTGTCGCATCCTTCATTTCATATTGTGAAATATTGGCTGACTTAATTGACTTGAATACAAGAACATTATTCATAGCATTAAGTTTCTGTAGTTCATACAAACATACTTGCGACATCATGTTTCTCTGCATATATACCACAGCATACCAAGTATTTTCAGAAATATTTTGAAAACTGTTTGTTTTTCCATTTATTGAAGTCACTATTTTTGAATTGGATATTGACAGCTTAAATGTTTTTTCATTATTTGAAATTTTCAAAATATCTTTTGTATTCGTATCACTTACTTTGAACAGCAAAGAAATCATTCTGTCATTTTCAATGCTTGAAAAATCTATCAGGTCATTGTATACAACGGAATCTTGATTTTTAGAATCTGTCAGGTCATAATGATTTCTTGATATTATAGCCATCTTATCACGTAAGTCATACTTTACAATCTTGACATATTTGTCAACCGATTTTCTTAAATCATCAAATGAATAAGGTGTTTGTACTGATACCTGTTCCTGTATCGTATGATTTGCTTTTTCCATTTCGATACCGGCACCGCCATCTTTTTCATATTCTTCTTCTATACCTGTAATTACATCCAATGTGTCTTCAAGCAGCGATTCTCCGTCATCAGTTTTGTCATACTGCCTTTCTGCACGTTTTTCAAATTGTTTTAATGATATAATCCAAAATGTCGATAGTTCTTCATGCTTCGTATCATCAATTACAGAATTTATCTCATACATATTATGAAACATTGTATTGACATAAATGTAGTCGCCAACATCAGGATGGGACTTTGGTCCAAATATTTCCCTAAAATGTTTTTTAAGAATATGTACAGTAAACATTGTAGGATAATCCATCATTAAAGGATTAAAACTTATATCTGTAGACGGCAATGTTTGATTTGGAAACATAATCTTTACACACTTTTCTGAAACAACATTTATAAGACTGTATTCATTAAGTATGTAATCTGATGATCTTTTATCAGGGCTTGTCTTGAAGTATTTTACATCGACACCCATTGAATTGTTGATTATGTCATTAAGCTCAGTAGTTATTTTAGATGCAGCTTTTACAGAATCATATGGTGAAAACGGTTTTGACTGAGAAGCATCATTTTCATTACCTTTTAATATGATTGAATTATCCTGACAAGCTCCGCTACAAACTCCAGTACTTGCAGCTCTTGCCTCTATTTTACTAAGTATGCAATTATCGTTACTGTCATTTGATTCCTTCATTTGAACAGTCTGAATTTCTACATTGAACTCCGTCTGTTCTGATTCCTCACTTTCGCTCTGCTCGTCAATTGCAAGACGTAAATAAAGTTTTCTATTTTTAGGGTATGCGAATTTTACCAAATTTTTATGGCTGACAGCAAGCCATTCAGACCAAAGTATTTCATCTTCTGATATAGAAAAATAAACTGTATTACTGTAATCAGTAATTATTTTATAGATACCGGCAACAGATTCAAATGTTTGTTCAAAGACAATTTCCATTAAGTTGTAAATTTAAGTTTATAACCTTTATTATTTATCGTTTCTATCAAACACAAAAAAATCCCTGATGAAGGTTTCACATAAATATAATATATAAATTAAACTTATTTGTAATGTGTTCAAAGTCAAAAATATTAGTATTAGGAAAGTCTTACAGTCGTAAGGACGAATTATTAAAGGCATTGCTTGACCTTAAATTTTATCAAAAAGGTCTTATCAAAGTTTATACCGACAATCCTGACAAATGCAATGATATTTGTTATGAGGTATGTTCACCTGAATTATTTGACAAACTTCATAAAAAGGATAAAATTAAAAAGGTATATTATGATGAAACAAATCACAGGTACGGTATTAAGGATTCTGAGATAAGGTATGCAAAAATAATATCATGTCCTATTGAAATATACAATGACTATTCGGAAGAATTCAAAGATTATAAAACGGTATATGTTGAATCTGATGAAGAACAACACCGTGAAAGAATAGCGATGATGGAAGACAATGACATCAAATCTTCTATAATTGACAAAATGAACACTGAGTCAGAACAATATGACCAAATTGATTCATATTATGATATTGTTATAAAAAGCTCATCATTTTATATGAATCCTATACAGAATATTGTTTTTTATATACAGCGAATTTTAATGGAATATAATTAAATGATTTTAAAACATTCAGAAAATCCTAATTTCTTAGAAATTGTTTCGTGTTCACAAGTAGAATATAAGTGTCTTACAACAAATTATACAAAATTTGTAAAAGGCTATCAGTACAGGCCTACTTATATTAAAAAGCATTGGGATGGGAAATTGACGTTCATGCGTTATAAATATATTCCATTCGGTAGCTGGTCATACTTAAATTACCTGTGTAGGGAATTTAATATGGAAAGTAATGTCCTTCAAGTAGTCGAACCGACAATTAACAAGCTTGACTATTCAGAATTTGAAAGTTATTGTCTTGACTTGATGAAAGATTCTAAATATACTCCAAGAGATTATCAAATACAAGCTGCTTGGAAAATCATAAAATACAAAAAATGTATGGCCCAGCTTGCAACTTCAGCAGGCAAGACTTTAATTACATTTTTAGTATTTTCATATCTTGTAGACAGGTGCGGAGTTAAAAAAATCTTAATGGTTGTACCGACAGTACCACTTGTTAGACAAGCATGCAAAGATTTTGAAGACTATAAAGCTGGAAAATTTAGTGTTTGTGAAATATATGCAGGTCAAAAAGATGATTCTGATAAGTGTATAATTACTGTTGGTACATTTCAATCTCTTTGTAAAAAACCAAAAGAATATTTTGACAAATATGGTTGCTGTATGGTAGACGAATGTCATAGAATGTCAGCAATATCAGAATCAAAAATTATAGAACTTTGTGACTGCCAATATAAATGGGGATTATCAGGAACTGTTCCTACCAATTTCAAATATGCTGATGCACTACAAGCCGTATGCTTGTTAGGACCACTTGTGGTCAACATTAAAGCTTCAGACTTGCAAGATCTAGGCTTTATATCAAAATGCTTCATACATCGCATTATTTTGGATTATTCTCATATTAAGAATAAGAAGCAGATACAGTCAATGGCCGAAACAAGAAAACTTATAAAAACTATAGAAGATACTGAAATGAAAGCACGTGCTTCATCAAAATTGTATGCTTCTGAAAAGAATTTTATAGTTGAACTTAATTCAAGGTTAGACTATATAACTGATCTTGTTACATCATTAAAAGGAAATACATTGATACTTGTACATCATATCGCATACCTTGAAAAACTTGAAAAGAATTTGAAACTTGCAACGGATGCAAAGGTTTACACAATTTCAGGAACTACGTCATACGACAACCGGGATTTTGTAAAAGACGAAATCGAGAATAATCAGGATTGCATAATGCTTGCGACATTTGGAACCTGCAGTACAGGTATAAACATTACCAATCTTAACAACCTTATACTTGCTGAAAGTTTTAAATCACAAGTTATTGTATTACAATCTATTGGAAGATTATTAAGAAAAAATGCTCAAAAGACTATTGCAATGATTTATGACATTTGCGACAACATCTACAGAGGTTGTGCAATTTATAAACATGCTTCTGAACGTAAGAAACTGTATGATGAGCAAAAGTTTAAATATGATGAAATTACTAATAAATTAAAATATTAAATTATGAAACAAGAAATTAATCTTACTAACGGTAAAATCTTAGAAATTAAAGATTTCTTTATAGCTGTTGAAAGTAAAAAACAAAATGATTTACTTTCTAAAATAATTTATGCCAAAAATTCAGAATCATTGAAAAATACAATCTACGAAGTATCTGAAAATTTTGAAAAAATACAAAATGACAATCAGAAAACGATAAATGATTATTCAAGATATAAGGCTGCTATAAATTATTTAATGCAAACTTATAAAGACGACAAAGAAGCTTTACGTGATGAAATCGACAAGGTAAATTCTGAATATAATGACATCATTGAGGCATACCGTTATTTTGATACTGAAATTATGAAGACATTTTTTGATAATGAAATCACAGTCAAAATTGAGCCTATAAAAATTTCTACGGTACAACTTGGTGAAATTTTATTCAAAGAAAATAACCTACCAATTGTAATTGTTGACAAATTTATCACATTTACCTGTTAGTTTATTGTTTATTATATTAAAATTTAAAATTTATTACAAATGGATCAAAGTACTTCAGAATTGTTTACAGAAAAATATCGTCCTAAAATGGTAAAATATATTGTTTTACCAGAACGAATAAAGAAAGTCCTGCCCTTGGAAAAAGACAGTCAGATTTTCAATTATATATTCTATGGGCAACCTGGTTCAGGTAAGACTACTGCTGCAAAAGCAATCATTAAACAATCAAATTCAAGATACCTTTATATAAATGGTTCTTCAGAAAACGGTATTGACATTATTCGTACAAAAGTTACAGATTTTGCAAGAGAACGCTCAATAGCCCTTGATGAAGATGCAAATTCTATAAAAATCGTATTCATAGATGAGGCCGATATGCTCACACTGAATGCCTTTACAGCTTTACGTTCTTTAATAGAACAATTTGCAGCAAATACACGTTTCATATTCACTTGTAATTATTTCAATAAAATACCTGAAGCAATTACAAGTAGATGCAGATGTATTAACTTTGATGTTGATTCAAAGGAACGTGAAGAAATTTTTGGTAGTTATAAAAAACTTGTAAACCTTGTCTGCAATAAGGAACAGATTACAATATCGGATGAAAATACAGATTTGTTACTCAATACATTCTTACCGGATATGCGTAAAGTATATCAGTGTCTGAATATTGTAAAGGCAAACGGCGCAAATGAAATAACTGAAAATTTTATTCGCGAGTACCGTGACGGTATTGTAGATGATGATTTTATCTATGACTTATGTACAAACCTTGACCTTTCAGATTCAGAAATTTATACAAAAATGATTGACAAGATTTCTGATATCGATTTTGTATTTAAGTATTTGTCTACCAGATTCCTTGACAAAGTATTGAACACACACCCAGAATTATTATCATTATTAGTATTGGATATACAGACATATAGTTATCAGCTTTCATCATCATTTGATAAGATGATAACACTTATTGCCTGCATTTTTAAAATTAGACAGAATTATAAAAAATTAAACTAAAATTATTATGAAACATTTATCTTATGAACATAGACAGAAGATTTCGGAAGCACACAAAAATAAACGTCGAAAGCCATTCTCTGAAGAATGGAAACGAAAGATGTCAGAAGCGCATAAAGGAAAGAAATTCTCTGAAGAACACAAACAAAAAATCGCATTATCAGTCAAAAAGACATTACAAAGTAAGAAAGCCCTCATCAACTCGCAGAATCCTACGACTTAGGAGGTATTCCAGGAAATTACTTTATACACTTTTTGCTCTTATTCTAACAATAGACATATCTCAATACCGTAATATAAAGATATATGAAGTTTCAGCTAATAAACAGAAAATGCCTATATCTAGAATATGTACGATTACAGTCTATAATCCTGATAAAAAGCAATGTAATGAAGATTTCCTGCATACAGCCGATATGAGTTTTATTGATACAAATAAATTAAAGGATTTCAGTATTAGGTGGTGTGCTGTTTCAAATAATCTGTTACAGGATTTTTGTAATTTCGGCGACACTTTGTATATCAAAATAGGTGATGAATTAATAGATGGTAAATGGGTTGTTCATGACAGAATGAATAAAAGGTTTACCAATTATGTAGATTTATTGTCTGATAAAAAATTTAACAAAAGAATTAACAAAAGAAAATCAATAGAAATATATAATCTAAGCAGATATGAATAGTGAGTATGAGGTAGAGAAATTTTGTGACAGACTTCTTGAAAGCTATATGTCAACCAATGACGACGTAAATAGTTTTATTTCAAGATGTTTGTCTGCATTATCTGATGGATTTTATCGAGATATGGTATGTATATTTGATATGTATGCATCATCATATTATGTTAAAAGACAGTTAAATAACGTATTATCAAAAAAGAATAAAGAAGATGTTGAGTTTATCTATATCGACAGATTTATACAAGACGAAGAAGAACTTAAAAAATTTATTGAAAAGAAGGTAAAACCGACAAATGCTAATTTATATGTTGTTGATTTTTCAATATCTTTTACAAAGGTCAATGATGCAATCTATCATTATATAGACAATACAATACAAATGCTGAAAATTCTTTGCAAACAGATTTCCTCAAAAAGAAAGAAAAAGTGTGTATTTAATTTGTCAATTATCAATGATGACTGCGAAGATCTTATTGACGAACTTACTTCAAGATTCTTTGTCAATATGAAAATTTACAATGATTCTTTGAAGATAAATGAAAAATATGCCAAGAAATATTATCAATTTATAGATAAAATAACAAAACCGCAAAATACTCTCAACAGCCTACTTAATGATGTAGATTTTGAGAAAACAAATAGCTTTGGTAAAATTACAAATATATCAAGAGTCTTTAAAGATTTATGTTATGACAGTGCTGTAATACTTTTCTATAACAATGAAAAAATACTTAATAACTTCAAACAAACCTACAATTCAGTATTTCATTTCAAAAGCCTTAATACAGCCAATGTAAATGTCGATTCATTAAAAACATTTTGCTGTAAGAATATTATAGGCCAAGATGAATCTATTGAAAAAATTTGCCAGCGACTTGAATCAAGAATATTATTCGGTACATCTGAAAGAATACTGATGACAGCAATGCTTGCCGGCAGTACGGGTGTAGGTAAAACTGAAACTGTAAAAATTATTGCTGAATACCTTAAAAAATATGACTATGATTTTTACACTTATGATATGTCTACATATTCATCAGGTATGAATGTCGCTTCATTATTTGGTGCTGCTCCTGGTTATGTAGGATATAGTGAAGGAGGAGCTCTTATAAATGATTTAGCAAATAACAACCGTGCTGTTATCTTATTTGATGAAATTGAAAAAGCTGACACACTTGTACTCAACTCATTGTTAAAGATGCTTGATGAAGGTTTTATCAAAACACATACAGGAGACACAATCACACTTGACAAGTGCCTTATATTTATGACAACCAACAGCGGTTCGAAAGAATCAAAAATAAAATCAGTAGGTTTTAATAATAAAGGCACTGATAAAAGTAAAGTATATAATAAAGCGATTTCAGGTGATTTCAGACCGGAATTTTTATCAAGACTTGATGAAGTGCTTATATTCAATGATTTGTCAGAATCTGATTATCGTAAAATAATAAACCTTCAATTCAAGAGAATTAAAAAGAAAATAAAAGACAAGTATTCTATTAACATAAACTTAGATACCTATTATAAAGATAAAATCTTAAAACAAATTTCAGAAAATGGATCCAATGTTCGTTCTGTAAAAAGAATGTTGGAACAGGCTGTAATGACTAAACTAAAAAATTTACAAAAATGATAGTATTAAAGCATAAAGACAAACGCGTTGTCAGTGTAAGATATATCTATAATAGTGAAAATCAATTACTTGACGATGACGAAATTTTACTTGATTCTACAGATATATATAGAATATTAAATAAACATAATAAAAAAGAACAAGTAACATCTATAACAAAATCCTTTATTCGGGATATTATTTCAATAATAGAAACAGCTTTTGAAATTCGTCCAAATACATTAAATATCAATAAACGATATGAAAATTATGTAATTGCAAGATATACAGGTATGTATATCTTATATAAACATCATTATGGCTCACTTTCAAAGATAGCAAGTGTATTTAATAAGGATCATGCAACAGTCATACATGCAAATCAAGTTATTGAAAATATCCTTACAACACATGACAAACGAAATTATTCAAAAGTAAAGCAATGCATTGATAGCTGTGAAGAATATTTTTTAACCATGACAGAACAATAACGGAATCCATATAAATAATAAAAATAGCTAATTTAATATGGACAATATTTCATCATTGCATAATATATATTCATTTGACATTGTTGTCAGTGACGACGACAAAAAACTTAATACAAAAGAATTTATAGAAAAAATATCTCAAGAATATAAAGATGAATACTTTTCTGAAAATTCAAATCATGAAATAGTCATATCTAATATTGATATAGAATTTTTGAAATGTACATTATTAACTCTTGAAGATATTATCAACCGTTCAAAAATAAAAAATTATACAGTATCTATAAATGCTCGTTGTACTACAACTACATTTGATACATTTAACACTCAAAAATTCTTTCATGATTATGACGAAGATGAAATCTATAATTACCTTGGTAAAAACTTTGATAGGTTTAGAAAATTTTATAATTATCCAGTAACCTATCAAGAAGCAAAAGAAGGCTTTAAATCGAAAATATCAAATTTTGTAGTTGATTCAAAAGATTACTATATTGACTTGTTATCTACTCCGAATACTATAAAAATCAATTGTTTCAAAGGTGTTGATGACTTTAAGAAAATAGCTACTGTATCAAATTATATTGTAAGTATTGTAGATAGCTGTATCAATAACTTTGAAACATACTTGTTCAATGAATCTGAAAAGGTTTTTTCAGATATTGTTGAAACTTATGAAACAGGACATACATTCTGGAAATCTTTAAGTAAAAATCATGAATTACTTATAGACTTGAAAGAATATGACAAAGATGAGTATTTTAACTTTGAATATTTTAGAGATGCACTTGTGTGTCTTGATAAAATTTTTCATAGTAAAGATAAAATGGCAATCAACCTAGATACTGAAAACCTATGTCTTGAAATTAATACTGATAAACTTGAAAATTATTATCTTTGCAATAAGTCAAATATAAAAATATATCTGCTTGCAGATATAAAGGGATGCAGACTTATAAATATTGAAGTTAAATAAAACCTATAATTATGAAAACTATAAAATCATTTAAACAATTCTTAAAAGAAAATAATATTATGAGAAGATCCATATATGAGCTACTTGCTGATCCAAGTACTCCTGCTTTTATCAGAAAAGCATTCGTGCCTGACATATCTGAATTTAGGTCAAATGTTCTTGGTCTTGCAGACGAACATGAAATAAATCTTAATAAAGACTATATAACTAAATTTATAGAACAGCATTCTGAAGCAACTGGTACTCCTAAAGAATTGTATGCTGCTTGTTTTGAAGCAATTATGTTTGAAAAAGCAAATGAAATGCTTGACAAACAAGCTTTGATTCCACAAGATTCTAAGTATGCTATGCAAAATCCTCCAGATGAAGTAGTTATTGATATTTTCAATGATTTAGGTCTTGCGACTTCTCAACTACAAACAGCTAATAGACTAATTGACATATTGGATAATGACTAAATTTGAATAAAAATGGAATTAAAGACATTTAATGAATTCATAAATTCGTCAAAAAAATATAAAGAGGTTCAAACAACATTTATAAATTTCCTAAGATATTTTATGCATACAGGCGTTAATGACAAAATTACACTTGACATGTGCAATAGTCTTTTGAAAACGAATCCTGAAATAATTTTTTCAAAGCTTTCAAATAAATTTATGAATGCTGATGAACTATTTAAGCAAACGTCGGTAAAAGATGTGTATAATATAAGATGTACTGAAGACAGACAGGCTTCGCTTATAACTTTATCAAAGGGTTCGACAGTAAATTTTAAGACATATACGTCAGAATCTCCTGATTTATTTGAAAAATCTATAAAACAATATATGGTTGAAGAAGAATCAGAATCTTCTGAAGAATCAGAATCAAATCAGTAGTTGTAATAAATAGTTTATAGACGGTTGTAAACTAAATACATAAAGGTAATGTCATCATTTTTTAATAAAGCGAGAATTTCAGCTGTACAAATAGTCCAGCAGGCTGTTGATAAAGTTTCTGAGCAATATTCTCAGGCAAAACAAGTATTTACAGCAGCCAGTCCGTTTGGTCAAATTCTACTTGTCATCTCAAATTTATTTGAGATGTTCATGACATACCTTTCTCATGCACTTGAAAACCTTAATATTAAAACTGTACATAGTGTCGAAGGTGTTTATGGACTTGCAAGCCTTGTAGGACATAACGCATTCAGAGGAGCGTCATCTAAATCAATCATCAACTTATCATTAAATAGTTCGGCTCCTGGAAATGTTAAAGGATCTTATGTAAAGATTCCAAACAATGCGGTACTTACAACAAATAATAATTTGAAATTCTTCATACAAAGTCCGCAAGATTTCATAACACTTAAAATGAATTCTTCAGAAGGTGTGAATGTTACAATAGTTGAAGGTACTATAGAAGAACAAATATTTGTTTCTGATGGTTCAAAGCTACAGAGCTTCGACGTCATTACAAAAAATATGACAGATAATTTTGATGTAAGTGTATTTGTCAATGATGAAGAATGGACTAAAAAAGAATCACTCTATGATATGAATGAAAATGAAGAAGCATTCATATTAAAAACAGGTTTATCAGCCGGACTTACTGTATTTTTCGGTAATGGCGACTTTGGTAAAATTCCAGACAGCGGTGCTTCAATTAAGGTAAGATACATATTGTCGTCAGGTGCTGCAGGAAATGTTGATTTAACTAATTTTGAATTAAAATTTTCAGAACCGGGAATTTCATCTACAGGTGAAGAAGTCGATCTTTCACAAAATGTTGATATTAAAGTTATTGAAAATGCAAGATTTGGTGCTGACTATGAAGATGTAAATTTTACAAGACTTATTGCACCTAAAACAAGTAAAAGTTTCGTTCTTGCGACTGCTGAAAACTACAAACAATTTTTGTCAAGATATAACCAATTTTCATTTATAGATGTTCAAGTATCTGATTCTGTATCATATCTTAATGACAATAATATCATATATATTACATTACTAAAAGATGTAACTCCTTATTATTCAACAGGATACGACTACTTTACAATACCTGAAGAAAAATTCTTATTAACAGAATCTGACAAGAAAAACATTATAGACTTATTGAATTATTCTGGTTATGCACTTGTCAATACCAATATAGTAATCAATAACCTTACGATAGAGCATTACATTATAAACATTATAATTTCAGCTTTTGAAGACGCTGATAAAAATACCATTCGTACGTCTATCTATGATATTCTAAACAAATATTTCTTAAATGTAAAAAGACGAGACCTTGTAGCAAAATCAGACCTAATATCACTTATAGAATCTATCAAAGGTGTAGATACCTGTCAAGTATTCTTTACGTCTGAAAAGAATGAATTTGCTAAGAAAAACGGTTACTATACAGAAAAAGTATTCATATTCAATAAAGAAAAATCCATCTATGAAATATCAGAAAAAACAATCACTGTCGAACCTGACAAAATTCCTAATTTACGTTTAGGTTTTGATGACGTCGACAATCTTGTCATCGAGAAAAATACCTTGATGCTTCCAAGAGGTGGTTGGTCTGATTATAATTCAAATTTCTTTACAGAGACTTATACCCCAGACAAGCTTTCAAACCTAAATATATTCTTTACTGATGATACAAAATCGGATATGTATAATTCAGATATGAATAACAAGCTTGAAAAATTATTAAAAACATCTTATAACAAATAAGATTTCAGATGGACAACTATAATTCAAATATTTTTGTAGATAATACAAAATGTGGTAATATTGATACAGGATATATAGGTAATCAATATAGAAATTATTCTAATAACCAAACTCTTACAGTTAGATCAGCAGAAGCAACTAGTGATGGTAAGGCAAACTATATAAAAATTAATTTAAGTCTATATACACATATTCTTTTTACCTATTATAAACACAGACTTATTCCAGGTCATTTAACATTTAAACATGATTCTGCTAAAATTTCTGAAAATGAGCCTATACAAAAATTTACTTTTAATGAACTATACGGAAATGAAACATATTGTCCATCTGTAAATTTTCAACCGAGTTATACATCAGGACTTCATGAATTTGGTTATGATTCATCTAGAACTTATACGTATGTAAATGTAAATAGAGGTCCTTATTATCATAATAATCATTATGGATATTATGCTCCATTTCTTACATTATTTCATAATTCATTCTTTGATGAACAATTAATACAATCAGAAGATGAAGAAATACCTGTTATTGATACAAGTATTTCTCAAATCAGGACATTTTCACAAAATAGAAATGATGTAGAAAATAAAAATAATAATTCATATCAAAAAAATGAAATATTTTTATATACTCCACAGGATTTAAAAGATAAACATAACTATACAAATATTACAAGATATCCTAGGAAAGATATTCTTGTCAATGGTACATATAAATCATTTTCATTTAATTTAAAAAAATTTACAGAAAATACAATATGGTATGATAATAATCTTTTTATAGAAAATACAAAATGTGATTATAATTCTGAGCGTGACATTTTAGAATATGATGTAACAGATGACATATCATATCTAAACTTATATTCTATATACACACCACACCAATTTATGTGGACGTCTAATAATGCAATGCTCATTGAATCTTCACAATTCTTAAATTTTGCATTTAATGACTATGGACAAATATGGTTGCATGATAAGGGTGTAAATGGCCACTCAAAACAATTTGCGGATAATATCTATATAAAAGGCTACAGTAAAAGAGATTATTTATGGAGAGAAAGCAGATGGAGTAAAAGCTTCTATAGAACTAAAATATTCGATTATTCAAATGGAAATATTGCTTTGAAAGGAACATCTGACAGAGATGATAAATATAATCCATTATGTGTACTTGGATTAAATTTATCAAGAAAGGAATATTATAATAATTCGGGAGATACTGAAGCAGATAGAAGGAACAGATTTCTAGAATTACTTAAAGATGCATTCAGTAATTCAGCTATTCATGCAAAATATAATTATTCTGATCCATATGGTTGCTTAAATAATTATAGGTTTGCCAAATTATTTTGTAATGAACAAGATGACCCTAGAAAAGATTTAGATAAGATAACTTTTTCATTTACACCGCATAATACTTTATATATAGACCCATTTATAAGTAAAAGATATTGTGAATCAAATTTCTGGACAGGCCGCTTGTCCGTACTCGGTAAAAAGGGATATAACCAATATCATAAAAAGACTTATCAAGCACTTAATATATCATCAAAAATCCGTGATAACGAATATCAACCAAATAAATTACTGTATGTTGTAGGACAACGGTCATATGTCAATAATGTTATAAGAGGATATTATTATAATGAAAAATTTTGGTACGACCAGGAACATACTCAAGAAATTACAGGAGATAGAAGTAACATATATGTTGATATTGCAAGTCATTTATCTTACCTGTATCTTGGAAAATTTATTTTAGATGATGGTTATTTTGATAATATCAATGTATACACACATCAAGATAATTTTGTAGAAGGTGGATATTTAAATCCTGTAGTTGCAGGTGAAGAACTTTTATGTATTAATAATTATAATATTGGATATGATCAAACTGGAAGTAAAGATCATTATAAAAACCTATTCGAAAATAAAATACAAATAGATAGTATTATGACAGAAGATGAAGTAACAGGTATTGATGATATTCATCTTAGTTTAATTCCATCAAAAGAATTAAATAACATTGATGAATTTAGACCTTATTACAGAATTCTTGTCAATGAATATACAAATCCTGATGACCATGGTTTGATTACTCAAGAATTATATGACTTATTATACAATAGTAATATCTATGATCAAAAATGTTATGGAACAAATACATATAAGTATAGATTTACTGATTTTATACCTGATGATATTAAAAAAGACTTTGACATAAAAAGTAATAGAGATACATGGCTAAGACGAATTCTATCCCAAAATAATTTATATGATAAGTTCAATATAGCTGAAGATTTTATAAAAAGAGATATTCAGGCATTAAACATTTTTTATGACAGGTCATTTAGCCTATTCAGTAAATTCTTAAAAAAAGACGGAACCGTTGACATGAACAAGGTTATTTCTGATAAAGCCATTAGTACATTAATATCTTTTGATAAAGATACAAATTCAATTGTTTTTGATAAAAATCTTTCTGTAAAAGGATTTAATGAAACAACTAAAAAACCTGAAACTTATTTAAAAACTCCTGATGATTTTAAAACGCTTGATGAATGGACTAACTATCATACCAAATATTTTCATTTATTTTTTGCTTCAAATAACCATACAACTGATAGTTCCATTGACACAGTTTCAAAAACTTATACTCAAACCTCAGTTTTAGATATTCAAAATGTAAATGCAAATAGAGATATTAAAAAATATGACGGTGATACATTACTTGTAACAACTAATTTATGGCAAGAAGAACCACATTCATTTCAATCAATGTACTTCTTTCCAGCAAGACTTGATTTTTCATTATACATTAAAACTTCCAAGCCAGTAGCATCTCTTGAAGATGATACTCCAAAATATCCATTCTATTTCACTAAATTAATATATAGTGATACTTCTGATAACTGGAAAGAGAATGGTTATGGTGGATTCGATATTAAAAAACCAGCTTCAAAGTGCGACTATGATGTATATGATTTACGTTATAAAGTACAAGTTAAAACAGATAATGGATATGAAACAATTGCTGAATACAGCATTTCACCTTATAAAGAACATACACAACTTAATGGTGATCAATATATGTCAATAGTAGAATATGATAATAAAATTAAAATTACACCTAAACCTTTATTTGTATCGAAATATTGTAAAAATGTTCCTATTGAAAATAAATCAGAATTCATTAGGATATTGTTAGTAACAGGGTTTATAGCAACATCTGGTTGTAAAACTGAAATCTCTTCTAAGGTTGTTGATAATATCTCTTCTATATAACTATCTATTTAAGATTTTATTGTTTATTATTTTATTATAATTTAAAAGTTTAATGATATGAATAAATTTATTGAATTAAAGTCAGTAAATGTAAAGAACCTGACTAAACTGTTTCAAAATTCCTCAATTTTTAAAAAGAATCAATTATCATTTTACATTGATTCAACCCAAGAAAATGACATTTACAAGTCATTTGCTGTAAATGATTCAAAAACAATGATTAAGTACATTGAATCAGACCTTAAAGAATATTGTGAATCAATTGAGAAAAACTTTGAAGGACGTTCAACATCTATTTTTTCTTCATCAGAAAAGATAATGAACATCCTGAAAAATCTTGGTACAGCAACTTGTGACATCAAGATTATATTTGCTGAATCAGAAAAGTATGGTAACCTTTCAAAGATGATTAAAATTTCTAATCAGTATTTTGAAGTTAACCTGCCTGCAATGTCTGAAATTGTTTGTGATACAGTATCTGATAATTTATATTACGATGATAAATTAAGAGACAGATTCAGTTCAGCAAAAATTGCATATTCATTCAAAATCAGCGACATCAAACAAATTCTGTCTTGTATGTCAATTGATGACGCAAATACTAAATTCTATATGTACAATAATGAAGGTACAGCATATTTTTCAGAATTACCTTCAGATTCAGAAGCAGTTGTTACAAATGTAGATGAGCTTACAGCTCTTGACAATATCTACAAATATACACTTTCACCTGTTGAAAATCAATCATTAGACAAGATCTTCAATGCAGTAAGTAAGGATTTATTCAAAAACGTAAATTCAAACATAACATACTCTGCGGATGTTATAGAAATTAATAAATCCGTTTACTCGCTTCGTCTAATCTCTGATCCGGACATTTGTTCTGAAATGTATATTGTATCAACTCTAAAACTATAGTATTATATGCTCGTTGACATTGTTTATAATGAGACTCCAAATAATCATTATTTGGAGGTCTCATATTGGAATAATAAAGGTTTTGTTGAAAAAATTCAAAAAAGAATTTCAGATGATGATATTTTTGATTGGGTTATTTCAGAAAAACCTACTAAAAAATTTAACTACTTAAACAAGTATGTAAAGCCAAAATATAAAAAGTATCTACGAGACCTTTCAAAATATAGAGTACAAGAACTTATTGAACAATATTTTGATAAAGAGCTTGACCTAATTTATTCAAGTCAGCAGCCACAATTCACATTTTTTGATATTGAAATAGAAGTACCTGATAATTCAATTTCATTGGATGACATTATTGCTCAGGCTGACAATGCAATAACACTTATTTCATTTGTTACAAATAAAAAATTGTTTGTACTTGGATGGAAGAAAATGCCTGACGAAGACATAGAATTTGTAAAAGAATCCATTGACAAACATCTTGAACTTTCTAAAATTCAGGATAGATATGAATTCAAATACAAATGCTTTGATTCTGAAGAAGATATGCTTACATTCTTTGTGAACAAAGTTGTAAAACGTACAGGTATTTTTTGTGGATGGAATTCAGAAGGATTTGACTGGCCTTACATATGCTATAGATGTCGAAAACTTGGAATTACAGATATAGCAAAAGCATACTTTCCAAAATCAAGAACTTCTGAACGTCCAAAGGGTGTAAGACTTGATCACGTAATTCATTTCGATTATCTTACTGCTTTCCAAACTTGGTCTAAGTATTTGACTGATAATATGAAACTTGATACAGTCGGTGAAGTTGTCGCAGGTGTGAGAAAAATCCAACATGAAGAAGATTTGCAGACAATGTACCTTGAACATTATAAAGAGTACGTTCTCTATAATGCTATAGATAGTGTAGTTGTACAGCAAATTCATAATGTGACAAAGGCTTTAAGTTCCGGACTTTTGACAACATCGCTTACTCACTCACGAGCATCCGATTGTGCTCATCGTTCAACACTTGTCGCAGACATTCTTAGAAAGGGATATTCTGAAGAAGGAAAGGTATTGAATGCTGATTATGTAAGTCCTAAAAAAGATAGGTCATATAGTGGAGCATTTTTCAAAAAACCTGTTGTTGGGAAACATTTTGACAATATGGCCTGTGACTTTGCCTCTCTGTACCCTTCAATTATGCGTGAATTCAATATTTCACCAGAAACACATTTAAGACAAGAAGCTCCAGGTTCATTCAAGGAAATTATACCTGGCGAAATACGTTGTGCCTCAGGTGCAGTATATTCTAAAAAAGAAGGTGTATTGCCTCGTATTCTTACAAAGCTTTACAATGACCGTAAGTCATTTAAAAAGATTATGATGAAGTATAAACAAGAATATGAGGACGGACGAGAACTTATGTTATCAAATGCGTCTTTATCTGAACTCTTGGATTATTATAACAGTCATAACGAGAATAAGAAGGAGTCTATAACAAAAGATGAATTTGAAGATTATTTAACAAGGACATACAGACTTCAGAAATCAAATAATGAGCTTCAAAATGCAGCCAAAACAATTATTAACGCTTCATATGGTGCTTTTGGATTCGAGACTTTCAGATTTTTCAATCTTGATATTGCTGAATCAATTACTACACAAGGTAAGGACGCAATTCTATGGACTGAGAAAAATTTGAATGAGTTGTTTAAGAAACATTGGCTTGAACAAACTGACGCTCATAGAAAAATGAACATTGTTGCAAGACATAATGTTATGAATGATTCTTCAGTATATATCGCAACCGATAGTATCTATGCCTCAGTACGTGAAGTAATAGAATCAACTGACTGGAATGAACATAAAGTTTGGCGAATTATAACAGATGATAAGAAACATTATTTCTGTTCAGCAAATAATTTGGACACTGAAGAACAGGCTCTTGAATTTTTCAAAAATGTCCGTAATGTGGATATTAATAATGCAAAAATAGACCTGATAGATCCTGACGGATGCTCATTCGCTATGACGCTTTATGACGTTCTTTTGAAGCAGTTCTATGCAAACTTATTCGAAGACTATGCTAAGCGATACAATGGTAACGGTAATATTTTGAATTTCGAATTTGAATCATATTCAAAAACTGGTATTTGGCTTGCAAAGAACAGATATGTTCAAGATATTCGTTGGTCTGATCCAAATATTTACTACAAGCCATTTACTAAAATCAAAGCAACTGGCCTTGAAGATATTAAGTCAACTTATACGAAATTCCTAAGAAAAATGATTGCTGATACTGAATTGTTTTTATTACAGAATGAAAAACTTTCAGAAGAAGAGGTTGCTGAATTCCTTAGAAAAATGAAAAATATCTTTATGACTGCAAAGATTGCAGATATTTGTTCACTTCAGACAATCCATACATATAAAAGATATTGCATACAGGACTTCGGTAAAGCCATCATTCGTTCAAAAGCCCCTATGACAGTAAAAGGTGCCGTTCTATGGAATTATATTGTCAATAGCAATCCAAAGCTAAAGAAAAAATATAATTTGATAGGTGACGGTTCAAAAGTACGATTGGCTCTTGTAACATCTCCAATTATCAACTTCACAGTTATTAAAAATACTGAAGATACTGATGATGGTATAATGGATGATGATTTTACAGGAGACAATATGGAATCACAAGTCATTGCATTTAGCCAAGATGATGAAGTCAATGATAGACTGATTTCAGATATGAAAATAAAAATAGATAAGGTACAAATGTTTGAAAAACTATACCTGCAACCTGTAAACAGGCTTTTGGAGGCTTGTAAAATTAGAACATTTGATGCTTCGCTTTCTTACTCAATTTCATTATTCTAATCATGAGAGCAGTTTGTTTTTGGTATATAAATGATAGGGTTACTGATGAGTTTTTTGAAATGGAAAACCTTCATTTTGAAAAAATTAAACAGTATAACATCAAGCAATATTTTGATAAAATAGATGTACACATATCTATTAATCCTAAATTTCATTATGCCGAACATACTGAATTCTTTGATAAGGCTGTAAGAAAACTGCAATCTTGTCTTGGAAAAAATATTAATATAGTGGCATCCGAAAACTCTCCAAAATATGGGGAGTTTTTATGCTACTATGATATGGTATTTAAAACTCTGAAAGATGAAATTGAACCTATATTTTATTTTCATTTCAAAGGAGTTAAAAAGTTTGACCCTGTTTTTATACAATCAAGGACAAAATGGATTAATGTCCTCTATGACAAATGTTTTTCAGAAAATATTCTTAACCATATAGGTGAATACTCTATGTCAGGTGCTCATTTTGAACCATGTTCTAGAAGCTGGTTTGAAAAATGGCTTTGGCTTGGAACATTTGAAAAATATAAAAAATCATATCCATTCTTAAAAAATCTTCAATCTACAAATTGCGGTTATCTCGACGGATCATTTCAATGGATAAATCCGATAAAGCTCAAAGAATATCTTTTTGAAAAGGGTGTTTCAATAGATGATTTGTTTTCAATTGAATTTTCAGACAATGCAAGAATAAGATACACTCATTTTTCAGAATATTTTCTATGTAGTATTTTAGATAAATCTGAAATCAATGCTGAAGAATTTGTAAGAACCTACTTACAAAATAAATTACTCAATAAATGAACGGAATAAATCTATATAATACCGACTGTTTCAACATTTTATCACAGCTTGAAAATAACAATACAAAACTTGACTGTATAATTTGTGATTTACCATATTATAATGTAGTCGAAAGTGAATTTGACAATCAATGGAAATCAAATGATGAATATATAGAATGGCTTTGTACATTCGTTGAAAAATGTTATTCTGTACTTAAAGAAGGTGGGAATATAATATTATTTTGTTCAAGACAAAATATGTGGAGAATTTCAGCTATGATGTATAATTCAGGCTTTACTGAAAACAGAACAATAATTTGGGCACGTAAAAGAGGTTTTAACAGTACAAGAGGTAAGTCATTAACAAGCGGATATGAACCAATTTTATTTTGGTCAAAGGGTAAATCATTGACATTCAATCAGATAAAATTAAAAATAAATTCAAAAAGAAAAGAATATACAAAGGGTTTTCTAAAAGACGGTGTAAATCTTACTGATGTTTGGACAGATATTCCTGCACTACCTCATAATTCAAAGGAAAAAACAAATCATCCGACTCAGAAACCTTTGAAACTGATGGAACGAATAGTAAGCCTTTTTACAAACAAAGATGATTTAGTGGCTGACTTCTTTATGGGATCAGGTACGACAGGTGAAGCCTGCGTAAACTTGAAACGAAGATTTATAGGTGTTGAAATAAACAAAGAATTTTTTGAAACAGCTCAGGAAAGAATCCAGAAAAACTTGTTTGCATATGGTATCTAAATCAAAATTTTTATAATTTTTTATCTTATAGGTAAAAATAATTCAAAATTTTGATCCAACTTTCAAAATGTCATATTATATTTACATCAACAAATTAATATTAGCGTTTAAAATTAAATTATTATGACACAAGAAGAAAAATTATTATTAATAGATTTGTCATCAAGAGTACAATATAACGTGTTGGTTGAACAAACATGGTTTCCTACATACCTTGCAGGTAAAGTACAATGCTTAAAGTCAATACAAAATAATAATACAGTTACGCTATGCTGGCGTTTTGACAATGAATTTGTTCCTATACATGAAATTAAGCCATACTTGCGTTCAATGTCAAGTATGGCTAATGAAGAGGTGAAAGATTTAATAAAAGTAAAAATTTTATCTAAATATGGTAAAGTAGGTGATTATTTTGGTTTTAATAACATAAAGTCAATTAAGAATATTCACTTCAGTTCAAGATACAATGAGTGGTTTTGTGATGTTACGTTTAACACGATTGAGGATAAATTTACCACTTGTTTTTCAGTAGGCAGAGTTACTTGGGAAACCACAATTGCAGAAATTGATTGGCTCAACGCTCATCACTTTGATTATCGTGGACTTATTGAGAAAGGTCTTGCATTGGAAGCAAAAGAAAAAATGTATAAACAATTAAATAATTAAAACTATGAATTACGAAAAGAAATATAAAGAAGCTCTTGAAAGAATGAAATCTTGGGTAAAAGGTGAGCATCCTGAATGCTTCTGTGAAGCTCAAAAGGCTGCCGAATTTGTTTTCCCTGAACTCAAAGAGAACGAGGACGAGAATATAAGAAAAGCCATCAAGTATGGTCTTGACCATGTGTTTACTAACAACACTACCATCTTTGAAGTCACAAAGGAACAGTGTCTTTCTTGGCTTGAAGGGCAAGATGATCAGAAACCTGTTTTGAATGAAGAGGATGAGAAGATGTTTAAATCAATTATTGAATGTATAGATGGAACCGGTTTACTTGATTCAGACCAAATAACTTGGTTTAAATCTCTCAAAGACAGAGTTGGTTGTAAAGTGAATTACATGACTACAAAAGAATGGAGTGAAGAAGATGAATATCAAATCAATACAATTCTTCACGGACTTGATTTAAAGAGAGCAATTTATAGAAAAGAAAAAAACAAAGTAGAAGAAGATAGATACAATACACAATATAATTGGCTCAAATCCTTCAAAGACAGAGTTGGTTGTGAAGTGAATTGTACAACCACAAAAGAGTGGAGTGAAGATGATGAATATCAAATCAATACAATTCTTCACATACTTAATTTAAAGAAAGAAATTTATAAGAAGAGAGAAAATAAAGTAGAAGAAGATAGATACAATACACAATATAATTGGCTCAAATCTATCAAAGACAAATACAAAGATGCTGTAGAATATGATAAGGCACGACTTGAAAAACAAGACGAGCAAAAAGAAACACTTTGTGATAAATGCAGGAGAGAACAACCTTATCACTCTTGTCAAGACATTACAGAATTAGGAAGATGTGTATTAGAACATCAATGTGAACAGAAATCTAATAATGTTGAATCGAAGTTCAAAGTAGGAGACTGGATTATACAGAATGGCGTAGGAACATACAAAATTGTAGAGGTTTGCGAGTCTTGGTATGAAGTAGTTGATGCTGAAGACAATCAGTATTCAATCTCTTTTGATAAAGAGTATATGTGCCATCTTTGGACTATCCAAGACGCGAAGGATGGTGATGTGCTTACATTTGTCAAGAACGGAACAATTTTTATATTCAAAAACGTTTTGGATAATATGCCATATTCTTATTGTGGAATAGATTACTTTGCAAGATTTAGAAATTGTATCGAAGAAGGCGGAAAAGAGGGAAGAAATTGGACATCGTCCTTACAAGGTATTTGTCCTGCAACCAAAAAACAACGTGACATACTATTCCAAAAGATGAAAGAAGCTGAGTATGAATGGGATGCTGAAAATAAATTAATAAGAAGACTTTCTAAATTTCATGTAGGCGATAAGCTGATTAGTTCAAAGAACCCAAGACTTACTTATAATATTTTGGAAGTTGGACATATCAATGAACTCGGCAACACAGAATATAAAGTAGAAATCTTTACTGATGGAAAAGCACAAAATCCTTGTAACATTCTTTATATGGAATGTTGTAAAGTAGATGAATGGGCTGAACTGATTAATCAAAAGTCCAATGATAAAGTTGAACCAAAGTTTAAGGCTGGTGATTTGGCTGTTGATAACTGTGGTTATATCTGGAAAATAGAAGGAATCTTAAACCAGTTTTATCTCTTAGAAGGTGTAGAAGGTGGTGAATCTCGCCCTCCAATAGAATTGGTTAACAAGAACTTTCATCTTTGGACTATTCAAGATGCAAAAGATGGCGATGTACTTTCTTATGTAACAGATAAAGGAAATTTGTGGATATTGATTTATAAGTCTTTTTATGAACCTTATGAAGGACATGTTCATTATCACGCACTTCTTGCTAATGATGACTTTTCATGTGAAGGTACTTGTTGTATTTCTATTGACAACTTGAAACCATCATCTATAGAACAACGTAAACTTTTATTCCAAAAAATTGAAGAGGTTGGTTATAAATGGGATTTAGAAAAGAAAGAACTAATAAATGAATAAACTATAAGTTATTAAAAAATAACTTTTATAAAGAAAATTAAAATTGATAAAGAATATGGAAAGAAAAGAGGCAATAGAAATTATAAGAAGCAATTTCCATAATGGAAGTGTTAAGTTAAGTGAGGCATTGAAAACACTCATTCCTGAACTTGAAGAAAATGAAAACGATGACGATGGAATAAGAATGGACCTTATTGAGTTTGTTAGACAATATGGTGATAACTATTATGGTCAATTTTCAAAGGCATCCGTAATTTCTTGGCTTGAAAAGCAAGGTGAGCAAAACAAACAGCATCTATATGATATAATTATATCCCTATGGGGTTTATTGGATAAAATAGATACGTTTGTAGACTTGCAAATAAATGATACTAGTCAACATAATCCTTTTAGAAAAATAGAGGATATAACACAAGAAAGACATAAATTTGTGAAATCAGATGGATATAATTTGTTCATTGATGACTTTATGATAACGAATGATAAAAATTTTGAAAAACAGGGTGAGAAAAAATCTGCAGATAATGTTGGCCCAAAGTTCAAAGCTGGTGATTGGATTATCTGCGATGGACTTCATCCTGCACTTATATTAAATGTTGCCGATAATAAGTATGAAATCGAATTTACCGATAATGGTGCTGTAGGGCATCATGCTATTGATTTCATAGAGAGACATTGGCATCTTTGGACCATCGAGGATGCAAAGGATGGTGATGTACTTGTAAGCGGTAGTGGCTGCCCGTTTATTTATAAAAATATTAATGATAGATTGGCTCTATTTTATTGTTGTGTAAGTGCTGATAATGATTTCCTTATTGGTAATGATAGAAGTTATTGTGGTCTTAAAAAAACAGCCAAGCCTGCAACCAAGAAACAACACGACTACCTATTCCAAAGAATGAATGATGCGGAATATAAATGGGACGCGAACAAAAAAGAATTGCATGCAATATAATACTACATTAAATTTTTAATACATAAACTTTAAATTTTGGTTATGGAAAGAAAAAAAGCAATAGAAATTGTAAGAAAGAATTTTCCTGACAGTAGCTTCACTATGTTGTGTGAGGCATTGAAAACCTTAATTCCAGAACTCATAGAGATTGAGGATGAGAAGATAAGGAAAGAAATCCTTGAGGATGAGAAGATAAGAAAAGAAATCCTTGATTATTTCAAAGACCTTGATGAACACGGTTATCCGACCAAAGAATGGACTGCTTGGGTTGAAAAGCAAGGTAAACAAAAGTCTAAAGACAAATATACATTTAATTCAATACCTCGCTTGCTTGAAATGATTAAGCCAACAGATAGAGCAAAAAGATATTGCCAAAAGTTGATTGATTCTTTACAGCAAGAAGGATATGTTACAGATGCTAAGATAATTAGTAAATGTCTAAAACGAATGAACGGTGAGAAAGTTTCCATAGTCACTATGGATGAAAAACAAGGAGAACCTGAATCAAATAATAAAGTTGAGCAAAAGTTTGAGACAATGTTCAAGGTTGGGAATTGGATTGTTACCAATGACGGGATTACTACCAACAATGGTACAAACACGTTTTTAATAACGAATATTAATTGCGGATATGACTCATTAGGAGAGAATATGATTTATAGACATTACTGCTCATTAGAAGATACTGAAGGTGTTGTTCATTATCCTTGTCTACTATCTGAAAATCTCTACCACCCATGGACCATCAACGATGCAAAGGATGGTGACGTAGTTGTCGATAAATCCAATGGAATTATTGGGATATTTCAAAGCATAGGACACCACACCGATGGTGGTAGTTATAATGACCCTTCTTATTGTTTCCTACATTGTCGTTATGATGACGGATTCTTTTATGCAGATTTTGAAAATGGAAATATGATTGATTCTGATAATTTAATTCCGGCTACTAAAGAACAGCGAAATACTCTCTTTGTAAAAATGAAAGAGGCTGGTTATGAATGGAATGTAAACAAAAAAGAAATAGTTTCAATATCAAAAGATAAATAAAATATGTAGGTAGAAAGGTTGATTAGTCCAAGCATGTACAATAATATTGTCTATAAAAATTGGCTTTTGTAAAAATTTTTCAAGATTTTGATCCAACTTTCAAAAAGTCGTATTATATTTACCTCAACAAATTAACATTAACATTAAAATTAAACGGATATGAGTACTAAGAACATTTTAACAGATGAAACTGAAATTGCAATCAATTCATTCAAGAACAGATTGAAATCTTTAGGATTCAAAAAAATAATTGACGGATGTGACTATACTACATACCGTTATGACGAACTATGTGAAGACACAAGCAAATCCCTAACATTGGAAATCCAAGAAAAATCAGGAGCAACTACGTACAATTTATACACAACGGACTTTGACAATACTAAACCAAAAGGTCATCAGAAATTTATAAAACGTGTATACCGCACAATGGTGTCCTTTAAATATTCTGAAAAAGAATTTGACAAAATCATCAAGAAATACAAATTCTCGACTCTTAAAAAATCCAAATAATTACGGTTATGACAAAATCAAAAGCATTAAAATTGCTTAAACAGCAATTAGAGAAAGATGATACAGTTCTTATTAGCTTATATGATATATATAAGAAAGAGCTTCGATATAATCAAGAAATCGTAGAGACAAGAGGTAAGAGCGACTTTCGTCAAGACCTACAGGATTTTGTAATAGAACAGGTGAAGGTTTCAGACCTCATCAAAAACTTGAAAAAAGAAGAGGTCAAACTTCAAGATATTGTGATAGACGAAAATAAAATAGCAGAAGAAAAATGCTATATGCCGGAGCTTCGTCCATCATTGACTTACCAAGTGCTTGTGATGGAGATTGAAAAAATCAAAAAGCCACTAATGATTCCAGCCTACATTGTAGAATCTGTTAATGAACTTAGTGACTTCATACATAATCCTGAAAATAAGAAGATTCTCGACACTCACGAATATGCTATGAAGAAAATACTTCATGGTTATATCGCAAATGCTTTTACATCAGTAAATAACTCAATGTTCAGGTAATTAAAAATTTGGAATTATGGAAAATTTTAAGACATTCAAAGAATTCAACTTTGACAAAAATGGATACACGGACCTTACAGGTGACAAACAAGAAATAAAGGATTTTCTTATAAAAAACAAAGACTCTCTTCCTGTAAAGGCTGAAATAATGGCAAATGCAACAGAATCAGATACAAAGCTTGCAATGCTCTATAACATCTACGGTCTTGTAGACGACTTCGAAATTATAGGTGACGACTTGTATATCCTGTTCTATCCTGTATATTTCACATACTACAAATATCATTTTACAAGACCTCTGATACTGAAACATTCCGAGACCGGGAAAAATCTACGTTTCGACAAAATGTTTTCATTCATAGTACCATACCTGTCAGACCTGCTTACTGGTGCTTTGATGAACGAAGGCTTTTCAAAAGACAAGGCCATAGAGTGGATGAATAAATCTACCAACAAGGAATACTTTAAAAAAATGACTGGTAGACAAACAGTGAATCCATATGAAAAGTAAAAAGAAAAATTTGAAAAGTTTCGTAATATAGTTATTAAATGTTGTTTATTTAATTAAACTATAAAGTCAATAACTTGAAAAGATTTGACAGGAGTTCGAGTTCAAACTATACTCCAATAAGTACATTGAAATAATGATAATTTTATACAGCTTGACGGTCTGAAACCTAAGTTTAAATAATTTACTGGAAGAACGCCTGCTTTGTAAAGATGTAGATTGCAATAATTCAATCGTCTGATAAGTAGGATATTACAGCATCAAGTTGTATTTTAGAAATAATTTTGTGTGCATAGGCGAGAAATCCCTATGTAGAATCTCCTAAATTCGGTGGAAATCCTTATCCTGATATAGAATCCTAAAACGGTTATGGATATTTTCTATAAAGAGTAGTCGGGAAGAAAGCACTAACTAATAATGTGTAAGGACTATACCGAGCGAAAATGAGATAAATACGATGCCAATAGGAGCATAGAAGTAGTATTACTGTTACGCAATATACAGAATCTTATAATCGTGTAGACTGAAAGGGAGATACATAAAGTTGGAATTGAGATTTAAGCACCTTTGATGGAGAGGGACGTGAAATGATACTCAGCCTATATGGAATAAGTCACGTTGAAATAGCTAAAATATATCTCTACTTGCAAGAATTTCAATATGGTAATATCAGTCAAAACCACAACAAACAATAAGGTTGAAAATCCGAGATTGTGTAAATCGAAAATGTAATTACTTGTCATTAAGTCTTGTAATGAATTGTTTGTCTATGGTAACATAGTGTGGTAGGGTTTCACAGACCCATTTTAAAACAGTACATTAAAATTTTATGATTTATAAATTCTGAGATGTAGAAGTTAGAATAAACAGACATGAAAGTAAAAACAAGAAAATTTCCAGAATGTAATTACAATGCGACATGGATTGACGGTAAAACATTTCGAATGGGAGATGGTTTTGCTAAAGAATTACCAGCAGACAAATCTGAATTTTATGACATTGCCCTTGGCACAATGTGTAACCTAAATTGTCCGTTTTGTTATGCAGAAGCATCAAACAACGGTAAATTCTATGATGATATTTGTCAAAAGGCCGAATTGTTTTTTGGTAACATGTCAGAAAACGACAAGCCGTTTCAGGTGGCAATAGGAAGTTTGGGTGAACCGACAATACATCCGGATTTTATCAATTTTCTAAAAACAATTGCAAAATTTGATATTGTTCCTAATTACACAACAAACGGAATAACATTAACAACAGAAAACGATTTCCGTGACGAATTGTTAAGTGTTACAGATAAATTATGTGGCGGTGTTGCCATAAGTACAAACGAATGGAATACAAAGATTCAAGAAACGTGGAGAAAGGCAGTAGAAAACTTATCATACTTTACAAAGACAAAGATAAATTTACACTATGTTGTTTCAGATGAGAACTCTGTTGTTAGGTTTAAAGAAATTTATGACGAATATAAAGATAGAATCTTTTATTTTGTATTACTGCCAATGATGGATTCCGGACGTTGTACACAACGGTATAGCGAGAGCGCTTTTAAAAAATTGGAAACTATGTGGAATGATTTCGATGTTTCAAAAATATCATTTGGTGCTCATTTTTATCCATTATTGAAAGAAAGCAAAATAATTAATTGTTCATTGTACGAACCTGAATCATTTAGTAAAAATTTGATTCTTGACAATCCAATAACGATTACAAGAAGTAGTTTTGATTTAACAGTTTTAAAAACAATAGAATATGAAAAGAAATAAAATTTTATTCACGTTTAAAATTCAGAGTTTTTCTGATGTTATTACAAACAGTTCAAGCGAATTGTTTGTATTTGACGACAAAGGAGATGTAGAAAAAGTAAAAGAAATCCTTGATGGTCTTTATCCTGATTGGAGAAGCGAATATGAAGAGCCTGTCTTATTGAAAGATGCGGATGATGCTTCTGTTGAGTTATATGCTGAATATCTATTGCCAAGGGGCTGGGATTACGACTATCGTGGAGAAACAACAGAAGAATGCAGAAATCTTCTTCGTCAAGATATTAAACATTTCTTTAATGAAGACGCAAAAAGATTTTATCCAAATATTGATACTTGGGACCCGAAATATAATTGGAGTAATGATAAAAAGTTTAAAAATAAATTATACGAAGATTTAACAAGAGAAGAAAGGAGTGAAATATGGAGTAAACACGAACTCGAGTGTGATTATGATGAAGTTGTAAAATACTTAAAAGATAATAGACAAAATGAAGTATTATTATTTTCATTAGGTGATAATCCTGATTGGGATATGCAGAAAAAACTTCAAACAGTTGCTAACCGCTATCATTTAGGTTAAAATTTTAATATTAAAAATGAAAAAGAGATTTATTATACAAATTCAGAGTTTTTCTGATGTTATTACAAACAGTTCAAGTGAGTTGTTTGCTGTTGGAGATGTAAACAAAACAGCAAAAGAAATAAAAAAATTGCTTATACAAAAGTTTAAAGAATCAGGCGATACGTGTAGTGGCATGGAAGGATACATAGAAGTTACTCCATATGATGCACCTGATGATATTAATGATTTTGTAATTACAAGTGATAATCTTAAATATGCACGTTATCTTAAAACTTGGAAGAAACTAAATATACCACAAAAAGGTTTTTTCATTGATATAGATAAGGGTTTATATAATACGATAGAGTTTATCAGAAATGAATTAAAAGGATATTTATTAGATTATTAAAAAGTATACTTGTAAAGTAAAAATGAAAAAGAGATTTATTTTACATCAACAAATTAATATTAACTTTAAAATTAAATAATTATGGAAATAGTTCCAAAATCCATAGAAATATGGAAATTGTTTATAATTTAACAATTACCGGGTGAACTACAACGCCCTCTATCCCATCAAAAAAGACTTTTGGGAATGCTTTTCTCATGATGTTATAGCTTCCGTTCACATCGGCATTTATTTTGTTTCCGTTTTCAGAAACAAACAAGCCTCGATGAACACGTTTTCCTTTATAAACATCATGCTTTCCAATTTCTTCCAAATCAAGGAAACTACATTTGGATGTGTAGCTTTCCTCGTTTGTAATTACTTTTATCCCCACCTTTTCGCATTTGTATGAAACCATCTCGACAAATCTACTGTGAGGTATTTGTATGAAGTTCTGGTTGTTTCTTGAACCGGCGTTGCAGTCTTGCTTCCATCCGTCGTTCTTTCCTATAACCAGAACAGATATGCTCTTGTCTTTTAAATCATTTACTATTCTCTTGCTTGCACGATGCAAGTAGTTGTCAACCTTATTATTCCTTTTGTTTGTAAGTCTTCTTGTCCTGTGTGAATGCTTTTTCTTATTGACTTTTTCTAATTTTGACTTATATTTTGCAAGTTCCTTGTTATAGAACTGGTTAATCGATTTCAACGGCTTTCCGTTTATAATTGTCGGCTGTTCTCCTGATGAATATGTTACTGTAGCAAGATTACTTACTCCTAAGTCTATTGCAGCTATATTCTTGTTGAATTTTACTTTTTCTACATCTTCAATGGTATATATTACTTCAATAACATACTGCTCCGTCTTAGGGACAATCCTTATGCAATTTATTGATTTAAAGTTATTTATCTTCGTATAAAATTCTATATCTACTTTTGACAGTTTAATTTTATGTGACTTTTCAAAAACCTTCTTTGAAATCGTCTGGTTGTTGAATGTTGCAACATACCTCCCATCTTCCTTATGTAAGAATTTCGGGAACTTGACGTTTTTGTTATCAATATTTTTTGAACGAAGCATTCCGAAAAAAGAATTGCAAGTTGCATGAACTGATCTTAAAGTCGCTTGCGCAACTTTTTGAGGAAGCTGTTTGAAGCATTCTTCATTTTTCATGAAGAAATATGAATCATTCAAAATATCATATGTTTTACTTTCCTCGTATTCCTTACGTATCAGATACAATGTCCTGTTATATATGTTCTTTGAAGAAAAGCATAGTAAATCACATTCCTTATATAAGGGATGACTTCTTTTAATAATATGTCTTTCCACCAATTGCATTTCTGTATAATGATACGTTTACTATTTTATTTATATATTTTCAAAAATACTTGATTTTTAATTTGTTAAATAAATAGAATTATTTCTATAAATTTTCTATAATGTTATATAAAATATATGAAGTTTAACAATACAATTATTATATTGTTGTTTATTATTTTAAGATTACAATTTAATATTACAGATATGGCCCTAAGAAAAATAACGGACAGAAGGAATGTACAATTTTTAAATAACTGAACTATGACAAACGAAGAAAGACAAATATTGCTAAAAGACCTTTGTATGCGGTTACCATATAAGGTCAAGGTACTTGACGATATGGGAAGACTGTATGAATTACATATAGGTGACTCATATATTATAGATTTATTCTATGGAAACGGAGGTTATATAGAGCCACCAGTAAAGCCATACCTCCGTCCCTTGTCGTCAATAACGCCTGAAGAGAGAAAAGAATATCATCGACTTTGTGATGTGGAAGAAGGCCCTTTTTATGAGAGATTCTTTCACGATACGATTGCCTCAATTGAATATCTTACTTCAAAGCATTTCGACTATCGAGGTCTGATAGAGAAAGGACTTGCTATTGAAGCATCCGACGATATGTATAACTAAAATTTATAACTATGACACAAGAAGAAAAACAACTTTTACTTAAAGACCTTTGTGCAAGGTTGCCATATGGTGTAATAGTAAGGCACTCTGATTGTATAGTAGATGATGAAGGTAATGAAACTGGAAAATTCTATCATACAAAGGGTTATTTATGTGATGTTTGTACAGAGGATGATATGACCACAACCATTATAGAAAGTGAAGGTGAGGATGAAGGATACAATCATATTTGTTCCTTAGAGTGGACTGTTCCATATCTCCGTCCAATGGATTCAATGACAGTTGAGGAAATATGTAAAATAGAGGCAATTATTGGAAATGGTTTTAAATATGGAGACGGTGAATTGACGGTATGCGGCGAAGATGTTATTAAGCTGTCATTTCCAAAAATACACGAACTCATGGAGTTTTTATATCAACACCATATTGATGTTAATTGTCTTATTGAAAAAGGTCTCGCTATTGAGGTGGAAAAAGGAATGTATAATTTTTAAATGACTGAATTATGATAGCGTTAATTATAATTGGATATTTGATAGGATTTGTCATCACATTGAAATTATTTAAAAGGGCATTTCCAAGCAATGACAATAATGATGATAAGATGTTTTTTACATTGGCTGGAATACTCTTTCCAATCACATTAGTTTTTGTTACGATGGTTTACATTTGGCGTTTATTAATTAAATTTTATGACTGGCTATGACAGACGAAAAAATATCAATATCATTCAAAGACAGGGAAGTCATTATAGCGGCGGCATACAAGGTAAAGCCTGAATATGTATGCAATGACGGCGGCGTTTATAAGACAGGTACTCGGGAACGTGACGATATTTACCGCTGCAGGATAGGCCGTCATCATGCCGAAATCCTGCATATTTTCGAGGACGAGGTTGACGAATTTTCAGACGGATTCTACACTTCTTATGGAAGATGGGTTGGCAGGAAGGAGGCTGCTGAAATCGCCCTTGCGGCAGGCCAGTGCAAGAAGCCTCTGATTATGGGAGACATGCTGGACAGCAGCGACATATTTTAAAATAGACAAAATGACAGGACATGAAAAACACGGATTTTATAAAGTTCATTATTTGCTGGCTTTTTAATTTAGGGCTGGTTTATTTAACGGCAATTTCTTTAGTAGAATACATATTTTAAATAATTATAATAGATAAGGAGATAGACATATGACACAGGAACAGGCACTAAATGTAATAAAAAAGTATGTAGGGGATCAATGGAATGACGTTGATTACTTCACATCATATCCTATAAAGGCGACTTTTCCAGACGTACCTATAAGCGTGAGGGCTGATTACCAGTTCATCAATGGCGGACAAATATGGGGTATTGTATTCTGCACATCCACATATAATAGGTGGGGTGAAAGTGATTCAAATGATATTTGCTTCTGCGATACAGAGAAAAAGGCAGATGTGGTATATGGAACAATAAAATATAGGGGATAGCATGCAATTGAAAAATTCACAGGCTGGAAACTAGGAACAAGGCCTTTTCAATACGATTTGTTCATGGAAGTTTCTATCATATTGTTTATTATTTTAAGATTACAATTAAAATTTAAGTTTTTTAATTTTTACAGATATGCCCCTAAGAAAAATAACGGAAAAAGAATGTAAGGAACTTTTGTCGCTCGCTGATGACTATTTGGTAAAAAAGATTTCAGATGAAAACTATGACCAGTCTTTCGCTGCGTTCCTTAACAACAATTTCACAGCCACAGATTTCATATTCACACGCGATTCAGGAGAGAAACTTCTTGACATACTGTTGGAGACTGCCGAAAAATATTCAGATTCATTTATTGACGATCCTTCTGAAGAAATCAAATTTGTGACAAACGTCCTTAATGAGAATTACTTCATATAATTTTTAATAGTGGAAAGTCGGCACCTGTTCCCAATATTCGTCCTTGCCTGATTCCCATCTTGAAATATATGTTTTTCCATTCCAGTCCACCCGTATAGGCAATAGTTTTTCAGAATTCCATTTTTTTGAAAACCAGTCGGTATACCAATATGTTCCTCCCCAACGGCTGTATGCTATTCCTGATACTTCCGTTATATCGAAATTCTCGTTTCTGTGAACCTCAATTTCAACATTTATAAACGAGGCCCGCCGGCCGCATTGTCTGTCTATAGAATCATTGAAATTCCCGTGAAGACGAAGTCTGCATTTATGCCAGCCATCATTTAATTCATCCGCATACTCTTTATAAAATTCATCAACTGTACCATATGTCACCTGTCCGTAGAACATATAAGGATGCTTTTGATTTGAATGGTATTTGAATCGGGATTGCCGTTTTCATTCAGAAATTCAAAATATGTTTTCAAGTTTTCCATAAACGAAATATAAAGTAAATAATTAAACTCATAATATTTATATAAAATTAATACCTGTAATTACATAACGAAATATAAAATCCCTTTAATCCATTCCAACCTCCTGACAAGGAAATTCCAATATGTTATAATATCGCATATCCGTAGATTAAGACATTATGGCATTATAAAATGACCCAAATATATTCAGGCCTATTTTACAATTTATATATAATACTTAAATAATATCCGTAATAATATACCTATAATAATATTACAATATCCCCATGCACCCGACTATAATTATCATCAGCCTTTCACTATAATATTATCATAATATTATTACAATATACTGTATAATATCCTAAATGATTTCTTTACAATATTGTTATATTATTTCATATATTATCTATTATTATTCATATATGCATATATAACGGCTTATCATTAATATCGGATTTTCAATTAAAAATTCAAGAAAACTGATTAAAAACTTTGAATTTTTCTATAAATATATAAAGAACAGTTTTAGACATTATATTAGTAATTCATAATTAAAATTATAGAGACATGCTTTACAGGTCGAAGATAGAGGTAAGAAAATTCTCATCTAAATACAAGATTGTAACACCTTCCAAGCCCTTGCAGGACAAAGGTCTAGAAAGAACTAAAATAATTACCAAGCCTTACAGGGCCGAAGTAATAAAGCCATTACGCATAGGAAACAGACCTATAGAAAAAAATGACGAAAATATTCCCGGAACTTTAAAAATGCATAATATAGGCGATTTACGTCCATGGAAGGAACTGAAACCCCTGACAGCCCCTGACAGGTACACGGGATCGGAATACAGGAAAATACATGTCATACACTGGTGGTACACTGACAGAACCTGCCAGGACCTGACAGAGATTGAGAAGTTCCATTTCGCGATGCTGAACCTTTCAGACTTCGACAACAAGTTTGACGAAATTTATTTTTCAGTGGCCGTCAGCCCGTCAGTCCTGAAAGGAATGAAAGATTCGAAAGACCCTGACAGCATGCAAGACCCTGACAGCCCCGTCAGTCCCTCCGGTTCTGAAAGGGATTTCATAATTAAAAGCATAAAGGAGCTGACAGGGCATGGCAGGGCCGCGGTCTATGTGAAGTTCATAGAGAACTCATCTACTCTCGGCGAATACGAATCTTGGAAAAATATTTTCTCCCTGATAGACCCGTCAGACCCTGCAGGACCTGAAAGAGATTACCGGGATTCCAAATGCACAGTAATCAAAAAAATTCCCGTACATAACAATACCGGACATGATATTATAGAATCTAATATTACTGAAAACCCGGAGGCCGAATTGGTTTCAATCCCTCCTCTCTTCGAGGGGTTTGAGGAGCTGAAGCCCATGACATGGATTCATAAAAACAGAAAGGACGGATTCAAGTGGGATGAATATAAAAACCGGAACGTGATTTCATTCTATTCGCACTTCAAAGGGGCGAAGTACCTTCAGGAGCCGGCAAGGGTGGAGGACGTGAAGTACTGGAGCTACATAATGTACAAGTCGCTCATATATTCCGAACCGGCGTGGAAGGAGTCACTGATGAACCTGAAAGAGAACAGGAGCCGCTGCGCAATCCTGCAGGGAGGAGTGGGACGCAGGTATGAAACACTGCTCAACTACTACCAGAAGACAATCTGTCCAGAGATGAAAATGACAGACCTGCATATGGCGGGAACCTTCTATTTCTATAATACCGGACTGATTAAAAAATACTATAATGATAATAAACTGTATCCGTCCCTGAAAGGACTGGAGGGGCAGCTGACCCATGTGTCCGAGTTCTGTTCATGCTTCCTGGCAGGAAATGACGTATCTGCCGCGGTGCCGGAGGCGAACGGACTTGACAAGTACCATATGTTCACAAGGAAAAATCTTTTAGGATTTTATAACGAATACCTGACGGAGGCCGACAGGTGGGCAGACTCTAAAATGGATTCCGTCATCTATACTGTCGGGAAGTCGACCGACAGCTTCATATACATGAAGGATAATGATCCTTTGAGGGAGAAGTTCCTGATTGACGAAAGCCGTGAAGGCGACAACATAGACGACAGGAACTCCGTGTACTGCGAACTGACGGGGCTCTACATGCTATGGAAGGACAGGAGGGAATGGAAGGGGCTCGACCACTACAGGAGGTGCATGATGAAGGACGGGCAGCCGGTATCCAACTTCGACATCATGCTTGCAAGGAACAAGGGATACAGGGCGCTGCTCGCGAGGTACGACATGCCCTTCGCGAACGGCAGGACGCTTGAGGAGGCGAACACGAGGCTGATGTTCCCTGATATCATAAGGGAGAGACTTGTTCCCATACTCGACAAAAGGAACGGATTCGGCTCGTGGTTCATGGAATGGATCAGTAGGAAGACCCTGAGGGAGGCGTGCTTCTGCAACATGATGGTCGCCGAAAGGGAAGTTGCAGACGAGTACTGTTCATTGCTGTTCCCCTCGCTCGACGAGTTCTGGAAGGAATGCAGGGACGAAATCCCTCCAAGGCTTTTAGGCTACACGACGGAGACGATGTTCCAGGCATGGCTGGAATGGAAGGGGATTCCATATGACCCTTCATACACCATAGTGACCACAAAGTACGCCAAATACAGGAAATAATATATAATTGTGTGACATGTAAATTGAAAAGCATCATGGCAGGAAATATGACGGACGAAGAAAAGAACAGCATAGACACCCTCGCGGACATAGCGGCGGACATGGCGAAGTCATCCCAGAACGACGAGATGGTCTTCGAACGTCCTCAGATAATGGGGCAGATAGCGAAGAAGATGAAGGCCGAAGGGTCGCAGGCCGAGATAAAGGCGAAGAAGCTGATGGACTCCATGTACAAGCAGTACGCAAAGAGCGGCGTCATAGACAAGAACCAGTACCTGAAGATAAAGTCGCAGGTCTATTCGGCCAACCTTACGACGGTCATCAAGCAGATCTCGATAGCCGAGGAGCTGGTAAACACGATGATCGCGTCGCTCGAGATAGACCCGAACCCGAAAATCTTCGACAGCGTTTCGAACTCCCAGAAGACGATAATAGAGCTCGTGAAGCTGGAGCAGCAGCTGATAGCGGACGCCGAGATAAAGATGAGGGACATGGCTGGCGACATCCCTGACGCAGTCGAGGAGGACAAGCCCGACACCGCCCTTATGTCTTCAAGCAGGCAGCTTCTGGAGGTCATCAAGAATGTGGTGAAGAACAACGATCCTGAGGAGGACGATCAGGACCACGACGAGGAGGAGCCCGAAAATGTCCCCGGATCCGACGACGTTGATGACGTGGAGGAATTCAAGGAGCCTGAGGTCTAGTGAAGGAATTTGCAGACATCAAACCGGAATTATATAAATATTAATGATTGTTTATTATTTAAAAAAATTATATATGGAAAACCTGAAGACATTTGACGAGTGCATGCGCGCCTACAATGAAGGGTTAGGATCAGCAAAGACTTTTGCAGACCTCAAAGAAGGCGACAGCCTGTACATCTGGTACATGGGTAAAATGAAGAATCCGATGAAGCTAAAGGTGTTGGATTCAAAAATCGGTGAATGGAAAATAAACATAACAGTAAATAAAAATATAGAGGACTTTAAATATGATAACAAAAATGTCGTCAGTTTTAATTCCGACTATAAGTCATCAACGACATATTTCGATAATGACAACATACGGGGACTTGTTTTTATAAGTACGAATGAAAAAGATTTTTTAGATGAATTGAAGGCGCGTTTCATAAAAGCGCCTATAATAGAAGATGAGAGTGAAGAGAATCTGAATAAAGAACTCTTACCTTTCACCAAAGAAGAAGGAAAGAAACTGCATGCTGATTTTTTAGAGCTTGCAGACGCTTTGGAGGCGTCATGTAGTAAAAATCCTTCAGATCCCTGTAATGACGAAAAGAAGAAACTTGCTGACGAAATCTACAGCCATACGAACAAGGATACTTTTCTGTTAATCCTTCCATACACTGAAATCATAGTAGGCCTGTATAAAAGAGGAAAGGAGATATGCAAGAAGTATAACATCAAATTTCCGGATTTCAACAAAGATACGATAGTGAAAATTGTTCAAGAACTTCCACTTTTCTGATACAGGATGCACCCGCGTAAATTAAATACTAAATTATAAAGATTATGGAAAGCCTAAAGACATTCAATCAATATATTCGTGAAAGCGTGTTTCCTTTCAATAATTTCACTAAAGAAGAAGGAAAGAAACTGCATGCAGACTTTTTAGAGCTTGCAGACGCTTTGGAGGCTTCATGCCGTAAAAATCCTTCAGATCCAGGTAATGCTGAAAAGAAGAAACTTGCTGACGAAATCTACGACCATACAAATCGTGACACTTTCTTGTTAATCCTTCCATACACTGAAATCATAGCAGGCCTGTATGAAAGAGGAAAAGAGATGTGTAAGAAATATAATATCAAATTCCCGGATTTCCGAGGGGACACGATAACGAAGATTGTTCAAGAACTTCCGCATAAGTCAGGCAAGCCCCGTGACAAATGGGTTGAAAAATTCCAAGACATAACTATGGTGCCGCTCCGCTATATGTCCAATAGATTCGACGCATCCGACACATGGGACACATATGGTTATTATGACAAACCTGCAAGCGAGAATCCTGCAAAACCTATGCTGATGTTCGAATTTTCGGATACAGGATATGTCCGTATCAGCAGAGGTGGAGACTATTTGGTAATTGATGAAAACGGATGGCGTTTGGAATATCATAATGCTATGAATAACGACGACCTTCCTGAAATCCACATAGACAAGGATACCCTTAAAGGAATGCGTCCACGTAAATTGGTTGAAATATTCAAAATAAAGTCAGTGTTCATTTAGGCTTTCCCGTCCAAATATTAAGGACGCCTACATATATCATAATTGTCGGAAGAGAGGGTTTTCGAATCCTCTTTTCTTTTATAAATATAATAAACAAATATATTAACATTATGGAAACTGTAAAGAAATACATCCATTATCTGCTGCTGGCGCTTATGCTGGTGTTCATGACCAAATCATGTACGAAGAACCATCAGATAAAATACCTAAAGACAATTGTCGAGGATACTGTCAGATTCGAAAAAACAATAATCGACAGCCTTGAAGGAGTAATCTCGGAAAGGGATACATATATCATAGGCCTTGAAAACCGGCATGCAATAGACTCGGTCAAGATAGACAACCTTGAAAAACAAAAACCGACGGTCATCAACAACTCATATACCAGAATATATCAGTCAAAAGACACGACTGCAAAAAACTAACAGGAAATGGTCAACATAGAACAAATCGATTTAATAAAGAAAGCCAACGCGGCATTTAAGGATTCGTTGTTTCATCCATTCGCTGGATTCACGGCGAACTCGACGTATGTAAGGAACGACGGCGCAGGCGCTCTTGCAAAGCGAAACAGACTGAACAAGTTCGTCAATGACATACGTTACAGTGATCCGTTGTTGATGGGTTTTTCTTTAAAGATCGATTTCTATAATTCACCGTTGTTCAGGACGATGGGTGTGTTCGACAGAGGCGATATCGATTACAGTGACAAGGGTGCGTTCACAGCCGCCAAGATTCTTGTAGAGATTGAAGACTCGCTTAGTAAGTTCGACAAGCTTTCTGAGACTTCGTTTACATCAGTGGGACCGATATCAGGCGTTCATGAAAGAAGGGTGTTCGATGAAATGTACGGCGCTATAGAATATCTGTACCTGTCAGACTCGTGGAAGCTTAAAAAAGACAAACCTCAGGCAGACAATAACACAGGCAATAAGAAAAACCAACAAAGCCTGGAGGATCTCATAGACAGGCTCCGTACTGAAAAAACCGATAAGGAAAAGATAATTAATGCCGATAATGAAAAAATAGCCGACTATGGGCAACGTCTTGAAGAAGAGTATCAGAATGAGAAGAAGAAAGTCATTAAGAACCTTATGAACGCTATGAAAAATAAGCGGACAGGCGAACCTAGTCCTAAAAGTGACATGGTTATATACTATGAATCAGAACTTGACAGGCTATATGATGAGGTTGCCAGATATTCGTCAGACATCACTGTCCTTGAATCAGAGATCCTGCGTCTTGAAATAATGCGTGAGTCTGAAATACGTCAATATGAAAACACCAGACCTTCAATCAATGTAAATCCCTACCAGGAACCAATATATCCGGCTCCTACGTCATGTATGAACCTCATCAGGGCATATAAGATTCTTAAGACCTATAACGACCAGAAGCAGTTCATGTTCAGAAAGGTGTCAGGTATGGAAAACGTGATAAAGGACTATTACGCCGTTGACAAGGCTGAAGCCATAGAACGTACGTTCTCCATAGACATTATGGAAGACGTGAAAATGGATACAATACGTATGCTGACATCTTTGTCTGAGGCCATAACCGACACATACTACAAACGTGAGAGAATTCCTGTAAACCTGCAGAAATTCAACATGTCCGTGTATGTATATGATCTGAGATCATTCCGTAACGCGCTTACAATTACAGGCAGGAACCTGATAGAATTTACAAACAATGTCGAAAATAATTCAAGAAAGCCTGTTGTTCAAGAATCAGACAAGTCCCAGATTAACCAATACCTGTTGAAGCTCGCGTCAGAACACATATCGGTATTGGAGCTGTACTTCACAGGATGCCGCATGAAGGATTTCCAATTCGGCGGGATAAATGATATTAACTCTGAAACAGTACCTAACGCCTCACCGAACCATACGGTAAATTTCGTATATGATACCGTCGATGTCAACCCTGTAATGTTTGAAGACCTTAACAGTCTTTTCAACATTATACATAGTGAAGTCCAATAAATGTTGTTTAATATAGGTAAATATAATAACTTTAATATAATTTAGAACATGGATACAATACCTTCATTTAAAGAATTTATCAATGAGTCAAGACAAGAGGATCTTGAACTCTATAACAAGGCTAAAGAAGCCTATTATAACGGAAACCCTATCATGGGTGACGCCGAATTTGACGAACTTGAAAGAAAGCTAGGACTTGAAAACAAAGGATACATCGGTACACACCATTCATCCAACTATACTGTCAAACATCCTGTAAAGATGGGCAGTCTGTCAAAAATCCAAATCAAGGAATCATCTGACGGATCGACCCACTTTGATGAATACCTTGGCACGCTTAACAAATACTTCTCAGGTGTTCCTGACGACGGGCTTATAGAAGTTACTCCTAAATTCGACGGCTGTTCATTCGAGGTTATCTTTGACGAAACAGGCAAGGTTGAAGGAATCTCAACAAGGGGTGACGGTGAGTACGGACAGGATGTGTCGCACTGGATTATGCCTCAGGTTGAAAAGATCCCATATAAGGAATTCCTGCAGTCAGGTAAAAAGCTTGTAGTAAGAGGCGAAGCCCTTATCGGATTCGAGGACTTCAACAAGTCGTATAAGGATAAGTTCGCTAACACACGTGCATTCGTTGCAGGTATGTTCGGTCAAAAGTGGGAAGGCAATACAGAACAGACTACAGGCAGAAACGATATTTCGATTGTAGTGTACGACTTTCGTCTAGTTGCTCCGTCAGGATCATACCAATGGGTTGACTATAATACGGTAAAGGATAATCCGGTTCTTGCATACAATATCATGACATTCAAGAAATCTGAAATCTCTGAAATGAAGTTTGCACAGATATATGACGCAATGGAGAAAGTCCGTGCCGAAAGCAAGTTCCCTCTTGACGGATTCGTATTAAAACCAGAAGTCAAATACCGTAAGACTGAAAATGTCACAAGACCTACCGACTGTGTTGCAATCAAGTATAAGCCAAGCATCCTTGAAACAGAAATCATAGATATCGAATGGAATGTAGGTAAGACAGGAGAGCTATTCCCTAAAGCAATATTCAATACCGTGAAGATGGACGGCAAGAACATCAACAAGGCTTCACTACACAACTACGGTTACGTAAAACAGAATAACGTAGGCATAGGCTCGGTTATAAAGATTTCGCTTGCAGGCGACATCATACCTTTCGTCTATGAGATTGTAAAGAACGGTGGCGACCCTAAAATACCGACAGAGAATGTTGAGGTAAGAGGAACACACTTGATGCTTGATATGTCGGCTGAAGAAAAACTGGCTGTCAAAGTCATAGCGGGCGCTGAGGCATTAAACCTTCGTTCATTCAAGGAGGCGACAATCAGAAAAATCCTACCAGAGTTCATTGCTGATCCTGAAATGGAAATCACGACAATCCTTGATTTCATGCGTGATTCGTCTATAGAGTTCATGAAGCAGAAGTTCGGTAACGGCACTTCAATAATGAATGTCGTCAATACGCTTATAGAGAGACGGAACACGCTGACATTGAATGAAATCATTTTGTCAATGCAGTACAGACTGTGCGGTAAGACAGCTTCCGACATGTGCGCAAAATATCTTAGAGGCGAGATTAACCAGACACAGCTCACAGGTGTTCCACAGGAGGTAAAGAGATGGCTGCTTGATGAAAACTCTGCAGAATACAAGCAGGTAATGGGATATGCGACGGAATTCAAAGTTAACATGGCTCCTGTGGTTTCGACAGGATCATCAGACGCAGTTCCTGTGATTATGACAGGAAGTCCGAAAGAATTCGGATATGTGACGAAAGCAGAGTTCCTTAAAGCGCATCCAGAGTACATAGAGACATCTGACTGGAAACAATGCAAGATTTTGTTCACTGACGACCTTGCGTCTACGTCAAGCAAGATGAAAAAGGCTACGACTCTTGGAATTGAAATAAAAACATATGGTGACGCATAAATATTATATGAAATCTAAAAAAATAGAAAAATGGAAAGACTAAAAACATTTATGGAAGTGACAAGAGGCGTCAATGAAGGAGCAGGTGCAGGCTATACCATTGAAGGTATTATAAAGAACATCAAACTTGGTCAAAACACTCAGTTTAAAAAAATTTCTGAGGATGTATTTTTGATTGAAGGCGGCATTACTGGAAATATAGAAATTACGAATGCACATTCTTATGAATATTCAGGATCAGCTGAAGGATATGACGCAGAATGTAAAATATCTGAATTGAAAATCCAGGTCTATGATATGAGATATGGCTCAAAAGAAGAAATAAGCGAAGACCTTAGAAATTCAGAGTATAAGTTTTCATGTCTTTACGGAGTAGGATGGTCGCATGTCACGTTTGGCGGCGATATAAACCTTGATAACGTTGATGTAAACGACTATTCCAATATATTGATACTTGACGGGAAACTTCAGATAAATGACAATAAATTATGTACTTTCATCGATAATGCCGTAACAGGTGAAAGCCAACATTTTCAACTGACATAAACGGTAATAAAAACCTTATTGATTCTGAAAGCCTATAAGTTTTAATAGAAACCGTCTATAGAAATGCTTAAGGATATCGTAACTGCTACGGTATCCTTTTTATATAAAATATTGTTTATTATTAAAAAATTATGCTTATGAACGAACTAAAGGAATTAATTCAGAAAAACAAATTTGTAGTGGTTGACTTCTATGCCAACTGGTGCGGACCATGCAAGGTCCTTTCGTCGACAATAGACGGCATCAAGGAAAAATATCAAGATGTGGTTTTCGTAAAGTCCGATGTCGAAACAGATGAAGCCTCAACGGAATATGGTGTAAGAAACCTACCGACACTTATATTCTTTAAAGACGGTGAAGTCGTTAACAGACTTACAGGAGCTATACCGGCTACCGAACTTGAAACTGCAGTTAATGACTTAATAAAATAAATTGGCTATGGAAGAAGTTAAATTTGCACCTGCAAGCGTACTTGTAAATTATAACAATAACCGCAAGCTTAGATTATGGTGTTCAGCTATCGGAACTGTCGAGTTCGATTCCGTAAATTCTGACAGACAGATTATCTGCTATACTGAAAGGAACGGCAACAGGATGCCTATCGTATTTAATGAATATGGTGAACTGTATTCTGAATATGATGACGACCGTGAATGCTGTCTGTTTCCTAGTAGGAGATGTAAGGACTGGAGGCAATGGCGTCTTGTAATGATTCAGGAAGGAGACATCGTTGTAAATGTACAGACAGATAAGGTGTACATGGTGATGACAGCTAAAGTCTCAGAAGATCCGAATCTTACGACCTATAAGCTTGTTGACAGTGAAAGCAATGTTTTGGAAGAAGCTGAAGTAAATGCAATAATTCCATTACTGAGGTTCGCGACAAAGCAGGAAATCCGTATGTACTATGAAGAAGTACGAATTTATACAATTGCTAAAAAAACTGACCGTACAATCATAGTGAACCTGTTTGCAGGACCAGGTGCCGGTAATAGTACAGGGGCAGCTTACATATTTTCAATGCTTAAGATGAACGGATTCCGTTGTGAGTATGTGTCTGAGTTCGCAAAAGATAAAGTCTGGGAAGAAAACAATACCGCCTTAAACTGCCAGTTCTATGTAGCAGGCAAGCAGATCTATAAAGTCAGCAGGGTTATAGGCAAGGTGAATATTGTCATTACAGACTCACCTATACTGCTGAGCGCATATTACAGCAAGGACAACTCATTGAAAAACGCAATCCTCTATGAGCATAACAAGTATGAAAACCTTAACATATTCATAGAGCGCGACAAGGCATATGATGAGGTTGGCAGGCTGCAGAACTATGATGAGGCATGCAAGATAGACAATGACCTTAAAGACATGCTTAACAGCTACAACCAGGAGTATGTGTCAGTTAAAGGTAATAAAGACGGCTACGACAAGATAGTTGATATGATTACTAAAAAGTGGGACGACAAATATAAACCTACCAAAAATAAGATGTAGGGCATTATTTTGTGAAAAACATAGAAAACTATTAAAAACTCTTAAAAACGTCTTAAATGCGAAATAAACGATATGATTCCAAAGCATGACTATATGATCGTAGGTTCAGGATTGGCAGGTAGCGTCCTTACGAATCTTCTTACCAATAGAGGGAAGACCGTGCTCGTTGTCGAATCAAGAAAGCATGCAGGCGGAAACATCGTTGAAAAAATAATGGACGGAATACCTGTGCATCAATACGGACCCCATATATTCCATACAGACAATGAAATTATTTGGGACCTGGTGAACAAGTATACTGAGTTTGACACAACCTATATCCATTCACCTATAGCTATAAGTGACGGCATCCAGTACAACCTGCCTTTCAACATGAATACGTTTACAAAAATATTCAATGTCTACAAGGTAAGCGATGTCGCGAAGGCCATAATGAATGAAATAAACGCATGCAAGTTCGACTACAAAAATCCTAAGAACCTGGAAGAAAAGGCGATATCTATGATAGGTACGACAGTATACCAAAAACTCATAAGGGATTATACTGAGAAACAGTGGAACAAGAAATGTACTGACCTGCCACCAGATATTATAGCTCGCATACCTTTCAGACTGACCTATAACAACAGGTATTTTAATGACAGGTTTCAAGGCATACCTGTATGCAAGAATGGAAAGGGAGGATATCAGATACTCATAGAGAACCTCCTATACCAAAACAAACATAGGGTGGACGTACTTACAAACTGGAGGATAGAGAATATCCAGCAGCTTAAGGCTGTCAAGGAAAGATACAACTGCGACAAGATAATCTATACAGGCCGTATAGATACATTGTTCGGTGTAGACGCCCTAGAGTTCAGATCATGCGACTTTATTCATGAAAAGATTAAGATGTCCAACATGTACGGCAATTCAGTCATCAATATATGCGACAAGTCAAAGGACGCGACAAGAATCATAGAGCATAAGAACTTCTACCAAAGGAACTATGAGATATTGTCAAAGCCTTACACCTATGTGACATATGAATATCCCTGCGAGCCTGACAGCGACTCAGAGCCATTGTATCCTATAAACGACAAACGGAATCAGGAAATCTATGAAAAGTTCAAGGCAATGGCTGAAAGGGAAAACATCATATTGTGCGGACGTCTAGCAGAGTATAAATACTATGACATGGATGACGTAATCCAGTCTGCTATGGACTGTTATGAAAAATTGCCATTATAAATTGTTTATTATAGTTAAACATGTTCTGTTTTGTTGCCATAGACGAAAAGACATCCCTGCCTTGTCTCCTGCCGTGAGGCGGTTCTTGAGTCAGGGAATTTTTAAAAATTAGCATTATGTATTTTAAGAAATTAAAGTTCAAGAATTTCAGAAGCTACGGTAATATTCCAACAGAAGTAGTCTTTGACAATCCTGGACATATATCATTGATAGTCGGATCAAACGGCAGTGGGAAGACCAGTATAGCGCAGGCAATCATATTCGCATTATATGGCGACGTACCTGGCCAGACTCTTGACACATTGGTTAATAAGGTGAACAAGAATGCCGAAGTAGAACTATGGTTCGATGCTGACGGACATGAAATCTATGTAAAAAGAGGCATAGCTCCCAAAGCGTTTGAAGTGTCTATCGACGGTAAACAAGTTGAAGACGCGTTGGCATCATCAAAAGATGAAATCCTTGAAAAGTACCTACATATAGGCAGGGATTTGTTCACGAACCTAATAGTTCTGAACATTTCCACATATAAGAGCATGATAACCCTGTCAGAGGCTGACAAGCGGAATTTCATAAACAAAATATTCGACCTGACATTCTTGGAGACATTGCTTGCAGAAGTAAAGGTGAAGCAAAAAGACTGTACATCATCCATAACTCACAAGAATGATGAGATAGACCGGCTGAACAAGATTCTTCTATCTATGGAGGAAAAGAACAAACAGGAGTTCAAAAAGAAATGTGAAGAGGCTAAGAAGGAGATAGAGGACCTTACAACGATCAATGAGGATCTGTCCAAGACGGTAACTGAAAGCAATGCACGTTTATCGAAGGTCACTACTCGCAAAGATGAGGTCCAGAATGAAATCATAGAGAAGAAGTCTGAACTTAAAGAGCTGAACGCCAAATATGAATTGGGTAAGCATGATAAATGTCCTTACTGCCATCAGCCAATAAAAATGGATGACGAGGAATTGAATAAGATTTCATCAAACATTAAGGCAGTATCAGACAGGATTACTGAACTGAACACACTGCTTACAAAATGTACTGCAAGGATATCCGAAATAAAGACATTGGTATCGGATACGAACAGCAGCATCATATCAAACAAGTCAAAGATAAACGATTTGAAGAACCTTATAGATTCCGGAGGGATACAGATTGACTTGGATGAAATAAAGGCGAACATAAGCGACCTTAAAGACGGATTAAAGGATACTGAGTACAATGCACACATCTATGACATATGCGTAAAGATCCTTTCAAGCAACAAATACTCATTAAAGAACTACATATATTCCGATTACATAGCAAACCTCAACAATATCCTGAGCGACCTATGCGAAAAGTATGCTCCGGAGTTCTTTATAAAGTACAATGCCGACTGTTCTGTCGATCTATACCATGACGGATCACCTCAGAAATATGCAGGATTGTCTACAGGTGAGAAGAGAAAGATAGACTTTCTTGTAACAGTCGCTTTCCTTAACTATGCGAAACTCATAATACCGGACTTGAACATCATATTCTGTGATGAAATATTTGCGTCTGTGTCGACAGACATAATCTCGACAATATGCGACATGCTTGCAAACGTGAGCAAGGACCTTAAAATAGAGACATTCCTTGTGCACCATGCTGATGTCGACAGCTCACATATATCCAGAACATATATGATAGACAAACCTGACGGATTCTCAAAAATAACTTTGAAGTAATGGGATTCAGCAAACTTATACGGAAGCATGTCTATGACAAGTATGACGGACACTGCGCATACTGCGGATGTCCTCTTGAGATGAAGGACATGCAGATAGATCATATGATCTCACGGTTTAATTCAAAAATTCACGGTAATGAAATAGACAACACAATTGACAACCTGAACCCTTCATGCAGGCAATGCAACTACTATAAGGGAGCAAGCAACATAGAGGGATTTAGGAATAAGATAAGAAGACAGCTGTCCCATACATGCATAGATTCATTCCAGGCACGGCTTGCAATAAAGTACGGTATTATCAACTACACTGAATGGGACAACTTATTTTACTTTGAAAAGATTAAAAACAAATAGCATGGCATGTGATTATAAAATTCTAAAAGAAAAACAGGAGAACACTGATAAGAGGTATTTAAGGATGGCTCGTATCTGGGCTGAAAATTCTTACTGCATTCGTCGGCAGGTCGGATCACTCATAGTGAAAAACAATATGATTATATCTGACGGATACAATGGGACTCCGTCAGGATTTGAAAACATATGCGAGGATGAAGACGGAAAGTCAAAACCGTATGTATTGCACGCTGAAGCCAACGCAATCACTAAATGCGCTAAATCAGACAACAGCTGTGAAGGATCGACGATCTATGTGACATTGGCACCATGTATAGACTGTGCAAAAATGATTATACAAAGCGGCATAAAGCGTGTGGTATATTATGAACCCTATAAGACTGACGGAATAGAATTGCTAGAAAAATCAGGCATAGAGGTAATCCGAATAGATATTTCTGAGAATAGGGACTGATTTCATAATAAATGTTGTTTTATATTCATAAACGTAAAAATAATGGAAATGGACCCAAAATTTGAACTATTCAAACTCGTAATCAGTGATTACGGTATGGATGACGCAAAGAAGTATGAACTTTGCAAAGAAATCTTTTTGTCAAGCAGAACCACTGTTATGCCAATTTCAGTACCCCTTGACAATAATCCAAATGTACCAGAGTCTGTCAGACCTGTAGAAATACCTACTAGACCTACCATTATGTATGCTTCAAATACAACTGAAGATAAACAAGGAGATTCTAAGATTAACAAATAAATATTAGTGCTATGAGACTGTCAGGAAAATCTAAAAGATATATTTTGGCAACATCAGTATTATTGATTATCGTGATACTGACGATAATTGAAATGGCACATCAATACGCTGTTGCCGACATACCTGTATTCCTTTCAGTTTTCATGCATGTATTTGTCATGACATTTATCATAGGTGTCATAGAAAGCGCCGTAAAATTGTATAAATCTATTAAAGAGGATAAATGATAGCATTGCTTACCATATGTGTAATTGCTGCATGTGTCGGCCTGATAGCCATGATAATTACTGCATTTGCCCATATTTTCATGTTTATCTTTGAAATCTTCATTGAATTCGGATTATACATCCTAGCTATAGGTGCTATAATATTCTTATTAAGTAAATTATTCTGATATGAGTACAGAAAATAATACGGACTTGAAGTCACTTGAAAAATCATACAGAGCAATCAAGAAGAAAATCTGGAAGAAAGCGTCAAGTATGAACAAGGATAACTGTGAGCGGGTCTCAAATGAACTTACTGTCCTGTGTAGGAAACAAACATTATTACGGGATCAGTTATATGCCTATCATATCGCACATCCCCTTCACCCATTGTCAATTAATATAAATGATATTAACATGAAACCTATTTCAACAACATCAGTATTCAGTGTAAACGGCAGATTGGTAGTTGCAGACTCCATAGAAGAAGCTGTAGAAATTTATAAATCATATTATGAATGCTCGAGTGTCAGTACGGTTGAACAAGTGCTCGGTGACAGAGTGTCATGCAATGATTCCGACTGCACTGCATTAATTAAAAAGTAACATGGAGAAACTATTTTATATATTATTGCTGTTCATAGTTATCTTTGCATTGGCGACAGCAGGAGTGCTCATAGCATTTTGGAATATTAAGGTATTCACAGCCATCTGTTCAGTCTATGTATTATTAATTATTTTCATAATCTATAAATCTATACAGAGATGAAATCGCCGTTAGAAAACTACAGAGTGACAATTTCCAAAGAAGCACTGAAGCTTCTGCAAAAAGTATTTCAGGCATCTCCGATTCCTATGGAGATTGTGTCAAACCAGATGAAGAACATATCATTGGATGAGGTTATAGGATATTTCGTAGCTGAACATAACATGTGTCTGTCATTCATATATTCTGAAAACAGATGGGTCGGCACCATAGAGGGCATTAAGACACAGATCTGGGGATCAGTATCGGCATTAACATTTGAGGACTGCATTTCAAGCACAATCATAGAGGCATGCTATAAAGTCCTTAAAATAGATTCATCTAGTCAGGAACGAGATATTACGACAGACAATGACACAGGCGACGATATGCTACGCGACAACCTGTATAATTAATAAATAATTTATAAAGATAAAACATAATGGCGTTCGAAATAGAAAGATGTACTAAATGTTCACAAAGCATTAAATTCACATTGGAAGAGCTGAAAGAAAATAAAGGATGGCTGGTTTGCCCTCACTGTAAAATGATTCAACCTATATGTTGGTTCTGTGAGCAGAATCAGTCCAAATGCAATGAGTGTTCTCCACAAAATTCAAAATTTATCAATTATTCAATCTAATCATTGTTTATTATAAATCCAATATTATTTCAAACTATTTAAAATTTTCAAAATTATGGCAGATTTATTAAAAGTTACACAAGAGGATTTACAAAATGCAAATCAGTCTGAAAATGTAGAAAAGGATGTATACGTCCTAACATGTAGAGAAGACAAAAAGACTACTGGTCGAATCAAGTTTGTACCGTATTTCAATGCGGACGGAACTATCGGTAAGTCAGTTCACAGAATTTTTGACGTATCGATATCGTCAGTTGACGGAAATGAGAAATCTTATTTCACGCTTACTGAAGACGACAATGCCACCCACCTTATTAAGTTTCTTTTCGGAATTAAGAAAAAACTTAAAAACATGGGTTACGAAACAATGCAGATCAAATCAAAATATTACACAATCGCCGAAGTGTATGAAGATTCCAACAGACCGGATCTTACGAATAAGATTGTAGTGTTCCGCTACAACCAGACAATTAAAAAGGATGTGATTGAGGCATCCGTGAAAGACATCAGCGATTTGTACGGCGTTAAATCCCGTGTAATGGACATCCTTTTGAAGCTTGTAAGCAAAACAATTGGAAAATCCGTAGTCAATGTGCCAACCTATGGTTCATGTTCGATTTCAGACGAATCATATGAAATCACCGATGAAAACGGCAATAACTTCACAGAGTTGTCTGAAAAGGCTCGTAAGGCTGTAGAACAAAGTATTTCTGATACATCTGAATATCTTGACAAGATTAAAGAGCATAACTCTATCAAGAATATCAGTAAGAGCACTTTGAAAGAGTTCAAATTCATTCTTCAGACGCAATATGGCATCACATTTAATATCTCTGATTTCTTTGACTCAGAAGATGAAGAGGAAGTGGATGCAACTGCTACACCTGCTGCAAAACCTCAGCAAGTAAAATTGGAGCCTGTTGCAAGAGCTGAAAAACCTGAAAAGCCTGCAGATGACGACGATGATCTTTTCAATGATCCGAAACCTGCCAAGCCTGCAAAACCTGGACAGGAATTTAAAGCACCTGCAAATAAATATGGTGATGATGTAGAAGACATATTCTAGTACTTCATAATATTTTATTAACTACTTGTGTTGGATACCGTCCTTGAATTTTTTGAGGACGGTATTTTTATTTATTGAATTTAGCTAGGTATGAGCAAACCAATGCATATGAATCTATAATATCGTCTATCGGTTTTTTGACCGAGTTATCTTTCTCAACATACAAGGTTGAAAGATTTTTGGATACATAGTCCTTTAAACCTGGTTCACATACATGCTCTTTTTCAAGGAACGCTGAAAGCATTAAGGATTTATCTGCATTCCCTTTGCCTGAAAATAGTTTTTTATTATCAGAAGGTGATATTACATATATGTTCTCAGGAGATGTTTCAATTACCAATGCATGACGGAACATAGAATTGAATGCTATCAGATCTATGAACGAATTGCCCTTGCTGCCGAAAGAGAATCCTTCAAACACGAAGATGTCATCAGGTTGAGGTTTTATCGTCTCTATGATTTTATTGGATAGGTTATAGGCGTTCTTTATCTTCGTCTGTTCTGTTTCACAGTAATCGTCAGATGTCTTTTCTATTTTTTCATATGGAACCACATCTATGTAATCGAATAAGTTAATATCCATATGCACGGAATATGGCTTGAGGATCTGCCATTTTTCCATCTTTTTAGATCCTACTGACGGAAATGAATAAAACTTTACAACAGATCCATCCGAAAATCTGGTTATTGCTGTTGAATTGACTGAAAAGTCTATACCGTAAATGTTCATAAAACTAACATTAAATTAATACCTTATATTCACCGGCTTCAGTGTCTATGCATTTAACTGTAAAATGATCCTTGCCGTCAAGCATCGCTGAAACCATTGTTCCTCCTATCTGTATATTAACTGTAGCTTCAATCTTTCTAGAGAATATAACAACTATGTTCTTACCTGTCTGTACAGGGTACTCATCACTGTTAAATTTAAATGCAAGGTAATCACCGTCATCTGTTAGGACATTACATGAGACAGTATCCGTACCATATCCTAAATTTACAGTATAGCCGTAATCTTCAGAAATCTCTTCTTCAGAACTGATAAGCGCAACATCAAGTACTGTAACATTATCATATGAATCCGTTGATGAAATCTGGTACTTATTGTCAACAACAGATATATCTATGCCTGAACCTGCAGTATACCCTACAATCTGTCTGCTAATTGATTCCAATTCATTCTTCAGTTGCTGGTTTTCATTAGTAAGCGCCAGTATGATGTTCTCATACTGTCTGAACCTGCCGCTTATTTCATTATACTGCTTCTCAAGAGTCATAAACAATGACGAAGCCTTCTGCAATTCACGCATTGCATCCGAAAACATGTTAAGGCCTGTAAGAGTCGACTCGTCTGAAATAGAATATGAGTCGCCGGTACCAGCATTGATATCTATCTTAAGGTCAAGTTTTATACCGAATGAGTTGCCATTGTATTTGTCAACAACGCTCGTCTTATATTTAGGATATCTTTGGATGTAGCCTACTACGCCTTCTTCATTCTGCCATTGGACGTTATCCAGAAATAATATGCCATACAGGTTTGTGACAGTTTCATTCCTTGACTTATCATATAGATCATAATATATGAGAATCGCATTGAATTCAAAAGCATGGCTGTCTGCTGACAGGTTGTAGTCATTAATGGAGTTTATTTTTGCATTTGACGTAATATCATAATAATCTGACGCATTAAAATCTATGCCTATGAATTTATCCATTTCATATGTACCGTCATATTCCGCAGTCGTATCCTCGCTGTCATAGAAGGCGGTATTGCTTCCGATTACCGAGGATGATGAAGATCTTGAACCTATGATATATCCTGGATCTGTTGTAGAACTGTCTGTTTTAACATTGTATATGCCTTCATCTTTTCTCTTACTATGTGTAAGGTCATCCTTAAAAATTATTTTAGGAGTGCACCCTGCTTCTGAAGGAATATGCATGTACAATTGTGTATAGCTGTCACCAGCCTTGTCATTTTTGTTAATGATATCTATCGTCCCTAGATACTTAACGAATGTGTCGTCATTTGGCATTTCTTCAGTGCTTTCGCTCGTATGACGTATTTCTTTGTAGTAAGTATCTTCATTCAAATCCAAAAGGCCGTTTGAGACATACTTATCGTCATCCGTAATCGCTCCAAACTCTATAGCGTTTACTTTCTCAAGCCAGTTGAATAATATCGCTTCAGATGTCGATTTTTCAAAGACATCTGTTGAATCAATGTTCAACATGTATGACTCAAAATTAAGTATGTAGTTCTGGATGTTGCGTGCAAGCATGTCATTTAATCCATCCTGTGTTGAAGTGTCATATGGCACTGTGGAGTATCTGTCTCTTTTAGGATACTTGATGACGAATGTATAGTTCTTTTCACGTCTGTCGTCGCTGTCCACGTCAGCGTATAGATCAGGCAGGTTGACGCATGCGAATTTCGAAAATGAAAATTCGACATTTGAATTAGTCATCATTGACATTAAGTCATTATTGGCAGATGAAAACGTATATAATGTCCCACCTGACGTTTTTAATTTCTGAATATGAGGAGTTCTCATGCTTTTGTTGTTTAATAATAAATAATATAAATTATTTATAAAAATGGATGGACCTATAGAAATTGAAATATTTTACGGCAAGAAAAGTCCGTCCAAACCATTATCATCAAAAGAAGAACAGCTGGTAGACTGTAAACTGGTTGCATACCATAAAAAACGGTCAAAATATCTATATACCATATATCAGGTTGTAGAGGCCAACAAATATAATGACAGCAATGTAGAAATATTCCTTTCAGAGGCGAAAGCTGAAAAGCCATTAAAGGATGCAGAATGTATGTCAAGTACGAAGTTAATGAAGCTATGTACATTTGGCATTATCAAGGATACCGGATTTATTAAGTTCAGTACACGTAATAATCCCGTACTCCCTGACTTCTTTGAATTGGATGTAAAACCAGAGTAACATGGAAATGAAGCAAAATGAAGCAATCGAAATATTAAAAACTGCGTACAATAACATTCAAGATGAAAAATTAAAGGCAGCACTTGATATTGCGATTAAAAAATTGGATACAGAAAAAGCCTATCATGACTATTTGGACATGAACAAACGTCATGACACTTTTTGGGAATACATTTCACATGTACCAAAAGATAAGTGGAACAAACCTGCAAAGGTTCTGATAGATGACGGTATGGGATATTGCGCAAACGAACCTGCTGATGTAATAGATATGTACTATGACCATGACAGCGATACCATAAGAATCTGGATGTGAACTACCTACAAACTAAAGATTTGTAGGCTTCGGGTTTCACAGACGATTGCTTGCAAGCAAGTCTTACATCATCTCCGCCCGTGTAATCGACAGTCCCTGCCGATAGAGTTTTTAATCCTTCTCTAAGGATATTGATTGAAGCATTCAAGTCCCTGTTGTGATGTTTACCACATTTAGGACAAGTCCATTCCCGTACATTTAAGTCTTTAGTATTTTGATTGATATATCCGCACTCACTACAAGTCTGTGAACTTGGAAAATATCTGTTGATTTTCACCAAAGTCTTATCTTCCTGACTGCATTTGTATTCAAGAAAATTTACGAATGTTCCCCAACTTACATCTGCAATATGCTTTGCAAGTCTGTGGTTCTTAATCATTCCTTTTACATTAAGGTTCTCACAACAGATTATATCATAATTCCTTACAAGTTCCGTTGAAACCTTATGCAACATATCATTTCTTGAATTTGCAATCTTCTTGTGAATCTTGACAACTTTCCTTCTTTGGTTTTCGTAAGAATTACTGTCTTTGCATTTACGAGAAAGATGCTTTTGTGATTTACTTAATTGTCTTTCATATTTTTTTGTGTATCTATGGTTCTTATAGACTTTTCCGTCAGATGTGATTACAAAATCCTTCAATCCCAAATCTATTCCAACTGATTTGTTTGTCTTTTCTATAGGCTCATATTGTTGTTCAGTCAGAATTGCAACATAGTATTTTTCATCGCAGTCTTTTGATATTGTCATTGAATGCACATTACCATTAACTTCGCAATGCTTCTTGATTTTTATGTTTGATTTAAACTTAGGCAATGATATTGAATTTCCGTTAATGGAACAGAACTGTGGAACAACAAACGAATTTCTGTCTTTCTTTGACTTGAACCTTGGAAACTTCGCATTACCTCTAAAGAAATTTAGATACGCTGATTCAAGATGCCTCAAACTATGTTGGAGTGTCTGACTATTGATTTCCTTCAGCCAAGAATACTCTTCTTTCTTTTTAAGAAGCGTCAGTTTCTTTGCCTGCTCATAATAGTTGTCGGACTTCTGTGTTTCTCTATATTGTTCCTTTCGTTCATTGAGAAAATGATTATACACAAAACGAACACATCCAAAATACTTGCTCAACAATTCTTGTTGTTCGGTATTCGGATACATTCTAAACTTATATGTCTTGTATATCGTCTTCACTATATAATCAATTTCTATAGTTATTTATTTGCAAATTTACAAAAAACTTTTATATTTGTAAATAAATAATTCAAAGACTAAAGACCTTTGAATTTTCTCACTAAGCAAATTATAAAAATTAAATATTTAATAATATGCTTAACGTAGTAATACTTTCAAAACCAAGGTTTATAGAAGACCTTGAAGACATCATCAGATACTATAACACGGTATTTGACGCACGTGTAATAGCCTTCTGCAACTTTGAAAATACTTTCAAGTCAACTGACAACATCATCATACGTACAGTCGCTCCCTATAAAGGATTCCATAGACAGGCATTGCTCTATGAGGATTTCATGAATAATAACAATATCATAAATGACGGAGACTATGTACTGTTCGTTGATGACGATGAATACCTATTCAGTCCGTCAGACATTAAACTTGAGGACATGTTCAAAATCTATGACAGGGATATGTATGTATTCACAGAAGTCATGATGTCTTCTAGGAAACTGTTAGATACTAGGAACACTACTCAAAGACTATATGATATCTTAACCTATAGGCAGACTAGAAAGGACAGTCAGTTAAAGTCTGCAATAAGATATCACAAAGACTACATCTATGATTTCCATACTAAATTAAAAGAAGATCACCTGCCTTTGCACACACCTTTAATCAATAATGAGTTTAAGGCCTCCATGCTGTACTTCGACGTTGACGGAAGGTTGAACTGCTATGACGGATTAACCTCATCATATGCTATGATACCAACCGACAATCTGAGTCCTAAGATTTACCACTATCATATTAAATCTAGGGAAGATTGGGAATTTAAGATAATGAGGGGAAGCGCTGCAAGCAGAACTCCATGGTATGATTCAGACATTACAAAGAACATGTTCTATGGAAACTATGATAAAGAAGATTTATCATTCAGACAGTTTATGCAGGAACAATTCTCCAACCGTTTCCAAGGTCCTCAATGTCATTAAGGTATAACCGTACTTCAGTTGTCTGGGTATTGTCAATGTCTTTATCGTTTTTATTTGGTACAGGAGGATTGCCATTATTGTTATTATTTTTATCATTAATGGCTTTAACCACCTTGTCGGTAGATTCCTTGGTCGAATTTTTTGTTTCAACAATATTGCCTTTCATCTGTTCGACAATAATCTGACAGATTTGTTCCACCCGTTTTGAAAGCTTTTCAAACGGCGTGTCACCAAGCTTTGCTACATCGCTGAATGTTTTAAATGCTCCTGAAAGCGCCGTAGCCTTGTCAGTATCCAAAATGTTTATTGCCTTTACAGACCTTTCAAGGCCTTCTGCAATATTTCCAAAGTTTTTATCAGCTACATTACCGAGTGTAGATATATTTTTTGTTATGGAATCAAGTGCTTCAAGGTCGCCGTCTTCCAATGAATCAAGTTCGTCAAGCGCTTTTATTGTAGACTCTCCACAAATACTTTCAATGAATGAAGATATATTTTTACCCTTTTCAGAAAATTGCGATGTATCAATTTGCGTTACTGACTGCGACGCCGTAACAAGATCAACTATTGATTTTGAGTAATTTGAAAGATTTTCTGAAAGGTCTGCGGCATCAGCCAGTTTTTGACTGTATTTTGATATATCAAAGCTTTCTAAAAATTTTGTAATAGTTGTAGAAATATTTTCAGCAATCTTTGTAGGATTCAGCTTACCTACAGATTCCTTACCTTTACTTGTAGGAAGTGTCGTCTGATTACCTTCGGAATCCGTATGAGGTACTTGTTCTATGTCATATACTGTAAGGTTCTCAAGATCGGCCCATCCTGCAAGTGCTTTAGCGAATACCATAAATGATCCTGACAATGCAGTAAGGTCTACAGCGATTGCAAGGTATTTAGCAAGTTTTCCACCTAGTAAACCTGTCTTAACTTTATCAAGTCCGTCAAAAATTGCATTAACCGCTCCCGAAATATTTTCAGCGACAGTTTTAGGTGTAAGTTTAATAGTATCACCTGAACCCTTGAACCCTATAAGTACTTTTTCTTTTTTTCCATCAGATAAAGTTCTTTCTTCATATACTGGATCACCAGTCATCTTCATGCTGTCCATGTTAGCCCATACTGCAAGGGCTCCTGCAAATACCGTGAAACTTAATGAAAGTAATGTAAGGTCTGCTGCAAGTACAAGTGATTTGGCAAGCTTGAATATATTAGGCACCTCTAATCCATTAAACAATGCATTGACTGTTTCTGAAATATTTTTGGCGCATTCTACAGTATTAAGCTTGACCTTACCTGTTTTCTTATAACCTGTTATAACTTGATTGCCCTTTGAATCCGTACCATATATAGGTTCACTAATATCCATATCTTGAAGGTTCGCCCATACTGCAAGGGCACCTGCAAATGCCATGAAACTTATAGACAGCAATGTAAGGTCGACAGCAAGCGCTCCGAATGTTGCAAGTTTGAAAGGATTAGGAAATTCAATATTATCAAATAGCGTATTGACGGCGCTTGATACATTTGTTGCAATTGCATCCAAATCCATGTCATCAGTCAACAGTGCATTCAATGCTTTCAATGACAATGCAAATGACATTAATGATGTTGATACGGCAAGCAATCCTAAAGCACCTATTGCTGCAGGTATGGCTGCAAGGCTTGCAGCTGCGACGGCTCCGAATAACATCGCTGATGATCCAATCCATTCAATAATGTGAACAAAATCTACTTTTGTATCATTGATCATCTTTAATGCAAGGCATAATCCTGCAACCGCCAGTACGACAAGACCTATGGACACTATACTTTTTAATGTTGAGGCAGGAGACGGAACAGATTTCAATAATTTAGAAATTATTTTCATAGCGGTCCATGTCACAACAGCTCCGAGAACGGCAGGTACTGCCAGTAATCCTGAAAGGATCGTAGACAAGAACAACATAGATATGGAAAGCATGCATGCTGCTAGGCTTCTTACGCCTTGTTCGGCACGTTTTGCGCTTCCTGCCTTTATCATTTTCGTTATGCTTGTTACCAATGATATGATAGGTTTCATAGCCAACCATGTGATAATGGCTCCTACGACGGCAGGTATTGCCATAATACCTGTAAGGGTGACAAGTGAGAATAGCTTCAATATGTTCTTGAATATGCTGTTAAGGTCATTGAGTTTGCTGTTGACAGATTTCAAGTGGGTCGTATTCAGATCTTTCTCATACTTTTTATCGCTGAATATCTTTAATGTCTTAAGTATAGGTCCTTTAAGTGCCAGTCTTACTAATCCCCCCACAATCAATACAGGTATGGCAAGCAGTCCTGCTTTTATTGTAGTCTTAAACAAATCTGAAATGCTTTCTATGGAGTAATTTATTTCATCTACAATATTGGATAGGTTCTGAGCCTCTTTAGGAGTGAATCCGTTTTCTTTGTCTGTAATCTTCTTAAGGGTTTTTACAATACTGTCCACACATGTATTCAGCATTTTCATGGTCACACGTGCTATGACAATCCTGCCTATGCCTGGAAGGTTTTCAAAGAAAGTATTAAGTCCAGCTATGGAGAATACCCTGTTTATTGATTCGGCCTGTGCCTGTGTAATCTTAACAGTCGACAATGTTTTAACAAGATTTTGAAATGGACCATCAGTATCGGCTATAATGCTGTTCATCCATTTCATCTTGAGGTTTGCAAATATCAATGATGTAATATCAGGCAATGTATTGAAAAATTCATTGATGGTCGTAAGCAGCTGTGCCGAACGTCTCTGGACATCCGTCAAATTTACCGACTCAAAGAATTTGAATATCTCGCTAAAGGAACCTATGACCTTGCCTATCGTTTTATGGAAGAAGAAGATTTGTGCAGGCTTGACGCCCTCATTAATCGTCTTAAACAGTTTCTCAGTATAATGCAGCAGATCCTGAATATTATCGAAATCATATTTAAGGTTACTTATCTCATCTAACGTATGCGCATACTCACGAAGACCGTTTACAAGCGATATCAGGCTGCCTCCCTTGATATTGATGTTAAGGTCCATCTTACCGTTTTCTCCACCTCTTCTGTCCTTTGCCGTATCCTTAAGGTTTTTAGACTTAAGAATCCTCTCAATATTATTAAGTGAGTCAACAGTGTTCTTAGTCCTCTTAGCAAGATCGCTTGATTTAAGGATTGTGGCTATGCTTTCAACACCCAAGTTTGTTTTCTTGGCTGTCTGGAGTATATTGGAATCACCGTCATGGAGAACGTGAAGTATTTCGTCAAGAGTAACCATTTAATGTCTGTCGAATTAGATTAGTCAATGTTCTCAGGCTTATCTGTCAATATCCAGTTTTCATTGGATATATGATAGTCCTTAAGGTTCGAATCTATGAACTGTTTCGCGAGTACGACTTTATTGTCAGCTTCAGAATATCTGATTTCAAAGTAGGTGTACTTGTAGTCGTTGCCGTCAAGAGATATGTTTGTACGAACTATCGCTGTCCCGTTCTTTGACGCATAGATATCGGCAGTATACAATGTATCGTTAATTCTGAACTGAACCACATTGTTACCTGTGATATTGATGGTATTTGAGAAGATGCAGTTGCTGTCAAGCTTGTAATCGAATTCAAATACGGTATCTATGTCTATTGACGTCTCTATGCCTGCCTCATTCTTAATGGATAATATGCCTGCCTCATGTCTGCCAACGATATTTTCGTAGTTTCTAAAGTACTCGAAGTGTTTGAACTTGTCAAGAAGCACCTGTACAATGTCGACATCGGCTACTGTTGAAATTCCTTTGGTGCCAGGTGATGAGTTGACCTCTATGACATATGACACGTTTTTATTTTTGTCTGTAATTATATCGACACCGCACCAACGGCATCCTGTAGCGATTGCAGCCTGTATTGCAAGATTCTTCTGTTCATCAGTAAGCTCTGTCTTTTCGACGGTTCCGCCTAATGAGAAGTTGCTTCTGAAGTCGTTGTCAATCTTATTGCGCTTCATCGCGCCTATGATTCTGTACTTTGAAGGATTCTTGGAAACCTTGTCGAACGAGTCATATAATACATGTACTCTTAGGTCTCCGTCAGACTCGATTTTCTCCTGAATGATAATTGAGGAGTTCGGTGAAAGCTTGAACATTGCTGGAAGCGTGGATTTCAAACTTTCCATAGAGTCTATGATAAAAACCCCGACACCCTGGGTTCCGTTAAGAATCTTGCATATGACAGGGAACATGCCACCTGACACGTTGTCTATCTTCTCTTGAAGCTTGTTTATCGAATCGGTGTTCACGATTTCAGTCTTTGGTGTCATGACATTCTGTTTTTCGAATGCCAGATATGTATCATACTTATTTTCACATAGTTCAAAATTCTTCAACGAGTTCAATGTGAAGAAGTAGTTGTTCTCAAGCTTCTGCAGGAAACTTTTAGATTCGTCATTCTTAAGTACGGTTCGTCTAGGGATGATAATGGTATTTGTTTTCTTGACTTCTATTGATTTATCGTCATCCTCAATTACAAACAAGTCATTATCCTTTTTTCTCAAGACGGCCCGTGCAGGGTTAATGACTGCTGTCTTAAATCCAGCTTCTTCAGCCTGTTCAACAAACCTGCTTACGGAATTATGATCATTCTTCTTAGTCTTAGCTGTTGCCGACAGGAACACAAGGGTCGGTAACGAATTTGTCTTTTTGCTCTCTAATAGATTCATAGCGAATATGTTTTAATAAATATAATACAAAATTAACGTTAATTTATTTATAATAATATGGATGACATTAAAAAATTTCTCAGACCCTCTGTAAAATCCAGGTTCAGGCAAGGATATTACACTCCTCAGAATCCCAGCAAATATAAAGGAGATCCGACAAAAATAATTTATAGGAGCTCATGGGAAAAGAAATTCATGATCTGGTTGGACATGACGGACAAGGTGACCGAATGGAATTCTGAGGGCATGTCCATAAAATATTTCTATGAAGTGGACAACAAGCAGCATACGTATTTTCCTGATTTCTATTTCTCCTATCAGAAGGATGAATCCACATTACTCAAGTACATCATAGAGGTAAAACCTCATTCACAGCTGTCGAAACCCAGACGGCCTTCTGTGGAGACATACTCTAATATGATGAAATACAAGATGCGCCTTGAAAACTACATCAAGATAGAGAACAAGACGAAATACATCAAGCGGTGGTGCAGGGAAAACGGATTCATATTTTCATTCCTTACAGAAAAGTCTAACCTAATATAATACATAATGGCATACGACATCACAGAATATTATAATAAGCTTAAAGGATATCTTTTTGAAAAGCCTGAGGTAATGACTATGAAATCGTCGTCAGTGTTCTTTCCAGGACGGATATACTATATTGAAAGAATTGTCGAGACAAAACATAGATATAATACACAGATGTTCCTTCTCGCAATTTCGCAGGATATGAAATCAGGAAATGTCAAGGGCATAGACTTATGTAAGCTCCTGCTGCCTGCAAGGATTAAATTCCTGCAAATACTCATAGATGCATATTATGAGAATTTGGAAAAGGAACTTGCAAAGGACGGATCGCTTGAAGTTGATAACATGTTCTACCTTGAGAACTTCAATGAAAAATCCACATATCAAATGTTCTCAAAACTGTTCAATATAGATAAAGCAATTAAGACTTTAAACATTAAATCAATGTCATATGTGGCAGATGTAAACTGGGGAAATGTTTATAAAATTATTGATTTATGTGATAAATCTATGATTGCGAACGGCAATATCGCACAATATCAAATATTATAGTAATGAAGCCCATAACTTACTCATATCGAGGAAATTATAAAGATTTGCCAAAGTTGGCGTCAACATATTGGTATATGTATATCTTCTTCTTCTTCTCTTCTTGTTGTTTTTTATAGATGAAAATTTTTTAATATAAAAATTAAATATTTAATAAAATGGAATTAATAAGTTTTACAGTATTACTCTTATTGACAGCAGCATTCCTGTATGGAACTGTAAAGTCGATAATCAATCTTAAGGAAAAGAAAGTACGTAATGTAAAGGTTACTACTTTAGATGTATTCAAACTGGTGTTAATGATCCTTTGTACAGGTCTTGTAGGAAGTTCATTCATTCAAATGCTTTAATCTGAACATATGCATATCTATAAAAAGAAATCATTAAAGATGACCACTCTTGAGGTGGTGTTCAATGCAGGTTCTCTTTATGAGCAGAAGGGACGATATGGGACTATGCACCTGATGGAGCATTTAATATGCGGCACATTCAGCGACCTTCGTCCGGAACTGACAAAACGGGGAATCGCATGGAATGCCGCGACAGGTGACGAATATGTTAAATTCTATTGGACGGGTCTTGAAAGCCAGCTGTCCGATATAAAGAGCACGTTGATCCATAGGGTGACAGGCGATATCACCAAGTATGTCACAAGGGAGGAATTCGAAAAGGAACGCTCGACGGTCTATCAGGAATATTGCGACGCCTTCAATGATCCGCAGTGCGCTGCGTACCTTAACCATATCCGCAAGAAGTTCAACTACTACTGTCCTATAGGCAGGCGTGAGGATATTTTAAACTTCACATATGAGGATATGGTTGAGGTGAAGAGGGAATTCTTCATGAAACCCGCATGCATCATAGAGGTCGGCCCTACTAAAACGGACATCAGGGATGTCGAATATGAGGAGAAAAGACACAAGTTTAAAAAACTCATGTACCGTGAGAACTGGTATGCTCCTTTGGAGAACACAGGTCCTTCCGAGAAATATGTCATAGGAATGCTCAGCAAGAAACTGATTCCGAAGAAAGACTATCCTGCTATGAAGGTCGCCATCATGATGCTTAACAACAACCTTGAGTCGCCGTTGTACAAGGAGATTCGTGAAAAACGAGGGTTGAGCTACTATTCTGTCGGCGACTTGATGACAATGGTGAACGATTCGATATGCGTGTTCTATGCTGCGACAACGGATTCCCATATAGACGAACTTGTTTCAGTGTATGCAGACTTTTTCAGGGATACCAAGAAATACATCAGCAGGAACAGGTACGAGGACATCATATCCAATATCAAAATCAATGAGGAGAAACGCGAGGTGCTGAGGTATGCCAACATACAGGACCTTGAAAGAAAGAGAATGGTGCGTATGCCTAAGGACATTGACAAGGTGACATATGAAAATGTCCTGGAAGTTGCCGAGAAATACCTCAACCTGAATAATTTGGAAAGTTTCGTAATCTAATCTGCCAAATGTTGTTTATTATATTAAACTAAATTGTTTCAATATGTCGAAGACAAGCAAATGGAATAAGGAATCCAGTGATCAGAAGCTGACAGCGTCTGACTATATGACCTACCGCTTCAAATGCAGCGATTCGGCATTGAAGCAGGTTGGAAGCAAGACGTCTGTTACGTATTGCAAGAAGACTCAAAAACCATGCACGGTCTCGAATTGTTACAGGATAAAATGATTCGGAACCTATAAGATAAGGCAAGGGTGAAACGATATATCCCTGCATGTAAGCCTGACGGCCTGACCTGTGCCTGAAAGCTGAAACAAGCCTCCTGCATTTACAGGAGTATATTATATGAAAACAGGTCCACAGTCATGTGTCCTTGGGTGAAATATAGCTCAGTAACCTTAGGAGAATGGTGTCCATACATTGAGGACGGGATCTAGAATCCTGCAGATGTGTAAGAGGTGTTATTGGGAAGCGATGACGTCGAAGCTAGAATGAATACCGTCATCCCTTTTTATGGTTGTTCCAATATTCTGTCTATTATTCTACAGAAGGAACAATCTCCGATACATCTCTTTTACTATAAATATTATGATATTGTAATTATATAATTTAAACTTAAAAATTATGAGTGAAGAATTAAAGAAAGAAGCAGCTGAAGAAGCTGTGAACAACGAAGTTGCTGTCAACGAAGAAGTAAAAAATGAAAAAGAATCCCAAGAAAACGACAATACAAAAATAAGTCGTGAAGAATTCTCTGAACTTTCCAAAAGGGTACGCAAGATTGTACAAGATGCCGACAACGTGAATTCTGTCGAAGAGGCTGAAAAATTCATAGCTGACGTCGACAACCAGATTAAGGAGCTTATCAAAAAGCAAAGCGATTTGCAGGCCGACGAAATTACAGCGATTAACGGCATGTCCTTCACAATCTCGATTAACGTCAAGAACCTGAAAAAACTTATGGATTACCTGTATAAGAACATGACTTGGACATATAAGGATATCTATAAGAAGCTCGGATCTTTCAACAAGCTCGAATCCCTGTATGTTTCTGCCCGCACAGTGGCATCGAAACCAGAGAACCTTAAGAAGGAAGAGGTTGAGGTCAAAATTGCTCCTACGGACGCACAAATGATTGCGAACCTCATCACATCTGATATCTCTGGTAAAGGATATACGGATGCTAAGATGTTCGTAAAGGCCGCTGCAGACGTCGTGTCGTCATTCAAGCCGGTGTTCGAAGGCGTTCAGCAGGTTGACAATAATGAACTTACCAAAGTCAACATCGAGGTTTCAGCGATGTCAGAGGCATTGTATGACGCAATCGTGCCTAAGTTCAAAGCAAAAGGTTTCTTCAACTTCACGAACGAGGCAATCGACAAAGTAGCTAAAATGAATAACAAGACCATTAAATAATTTCAATTATGGCAAAAGAAGTAACTAATGAATCTTATGAGGAGTCATTGAAAAAGGAGCTTGCGAACAGCGAAGACCATAAAGTGACGTTCTCATCCGGTAAGAACAGTACCGTACGCAGGGAGCTAGAAGCCGCTAGGGACCAAAACGGATACCACAACATAGAGCTTGACAAGCTTCCTTCAAGGGGTATGTTTTATCCTACTAATACACGAATCTGCTTCAGGAGCCTTCGTATCGATGAAGTAAAGGATATTTCATCATTGGACGAGTCGAACCTTATTGACGTCTACCAGGGGCTCAATAAAATCATTAACAGCTGCGTGCAGGTATGGTATTCGAACACAAGGGGCAACTACCGTGACTTGCTGAAGTGCGACGAGCTCTATATCATGTTCCTAATCCGGGAACTTACATATCCTGGAGTGGTATTGCCGTTAGACATACCTAAAGGGGCATGCAAGACTGCAGGCTGCAATTCAGAAAAGTCTATCGATATCCGTGTGTCGGAAACAAATCTCGAATCTCCGTTCGATCCGGAACTTATGAAGTATTATTCGGAAACTGAAAGAAAGTTCGTGTTCACGACCAAAGGCGGTGATGTGTTCAAAATGAAGCCGGCGACGATAGGATCCCATGCAGCAGCTTTCGACTATGCCGTTGAGATGGAAAAATCATCGACTTCATATGACAAGGCGTCACTCGCAATGATGACAGTTTTCGAAGACTGGGAAAAGATGAACACGCAGTATATCGAGAAGTTCGCTTCAGACATCATAGGATGGCCTCTTGCGAAATACAACCTTCTGTACAACCTGCAGACAAAGGTTGAAAAACTCGGCAATGATCTTTATGCACATGTGACATGTCCTGCATGTGGAGGGCAGATGGTTATTCCTTGTACCTTTCCAGGGAATATCAAAGAGCTCCTTATTCCTGTCGTTTCAAGTGAATCCGATTACGGACTTGTATAGGATATACGTACAGTTCGCAGACAAGCTAAGGTATTCTCCAACAGAAGTCGGTTCTCTGTTCTTCTATGAGATCGACTATCTGTTTGAGGAGTACAAGCTGATGAAGGAGGAGGAAAAGAAATACCAGGAAGAGCAGGAGCATACGTCGCAGGGCCGTCAACCGGGATACAGCGACATCGAGTCAATGATATCAAGAGCTGAGGCAAGGACGAATGCAAGTATTTCAAACCAGATGTCAAAAATGCCTAGCATGCCTAATATGCCGTAATAAATAAATTGTTTATTATTATAAAAATTTTTGGTTATGAAAAAAGAAGAAGTTGAACTGTTGTTCAAGAAAGGCGACAAAATCTTCATAGACATGATGATAGACGAACCGTCATACAGAGGCAGAACAGGTGTTGTCGAATACATAGACGACATCGGCCAGCTGCACGGCACTTGGGGAGGACTTGCGTTAATCTGCAATTATGACAAATTCCATAAAGTTGAGGAATAGGATGAGTGTATTGGAGAAAATTGCCGTAGCACTTATTTTGATGTGTGTTGTTGACAAGGCATTTGGTCAGCAGCTCACGGTGCATAGTGACAACCTGGTCCCTTCAAAGTCTGAAATCAGAAAATATTGTCATGGATGTTCAAAGACTGAGGTCAATGACATCTATGACGATATTTTATACCAGGTCAGAATTCACGAATTGAACGAAGTCCTTGGTACCAGAAAAGTAAAAAATTAACATTAACATTAGCATTATGAAAAACGTAAGAGTTTTTATCGATTCTAACAATTTTTATTACAGGATACTGTTTGCGTCAAAGCTGAGCCTCAAGCTTGAGACTCAGGAAATACAGGACGCATACTATGAAAGCCTGTGTAAGTCCCTATACAACCTGCTGTCAAAATTCTACAGTGCGAAAGAACTGTATTTCATAAAGGACAGTGCTTCATGGCGCAAGAAGATAACTGCCGGCTATAAGGAAAGCAGAAAGACCGGTGTTTCGTCTGACATAGATTTCGAAAAGATGTCATTGGTACAGATGAGGTTCGAGGAATTCGTCAAGAAGATAGACGGTAGCATTGTCGAAGTCCCGTCATGCGAGGCAGACGATATCATCTTCTATAAGATTTCAAAGGATACCGGTTGTTTCGACATCATAGTTTCGGCAGACAAGGATTTCAGACAGCTTCTGTCAGACAAATGCATACAGTATGACTGTGTGAAGAACGAAGTCCTTTACAGCGACTCCCTTGTAAAACGGGATATAGACGATATTCTTGCCGATACTGTAAGCGGGAAGTACTCTATGAATCCCGTACATCCTGACAGGGAGGCGGCTCTCAAAGTCATATGCGGCTGTCCGAGCGACGAGGTTCCTGGAATACCTGGCATAGGCGAGGTTAAATTCGGTAAAATCTATGACGAGCTGTCGTCAATGTCCAAATATGACGGAGGAAACGTGCTTGACATGCTCAGATTTGACGTTTCCGTCTGTTCTAAGACCATTTCACCATATTTGAAGGGTAAATTCAGTCTGGAGGAAGAAAAGGTCTCAGAAATCATAAAACGGAATTTGCAGCTGGTCATCCTGAAGGACTGGTCGGTTCCACAGGAGATATTCGAGTCTATGAAGGCGTCTGAACAGGCAAATGTTGTGTCAGACTACCGTATATTGCCTGCCAAGGTTTTCTTTTACAAGAACGCCGGCATATGGAAGGAAAAGGAGCAACAGGACAGGAATACAAACATCAGTAATTCGTTCGCCTCGCTTCTCGGGTCAGTGAAGCATGACAACGACATGTCTTTCATAAAAGATTAGAACATATAAATAAATTAAGTATTAACATTAAAATTTATTTAAATGGAATATCTTAATGAAAAACTCAGACACCTTAAACATCATAGGACGTCTGACTACACTGATATAAATGTGATAGAAGAAGGCCAGCTGTATGCAATGACAAAATCACATTCGACAAGCTGGAATAACGACGACGTGCTTGATATCCTGGTGTATCTCGGCCGTACTGCAAAGAATTCGAGGGTGTTCAAGCTTTACTCATATAAGGAGAATTCATTCATTTACATCCTCTGGAGCGATTACAACAATGAATGGAAGTTTGTGAACACTTCAGACAAGTTCTTTAAGCTGTCTGTATTCACGGATGTCAACCTGCTCCGTGACGCATACCGCATAAACTTTTTATCTGATCTGCTGAAGGAGGACCTCATACAGAAAGACATAGTTTCCATAACGGATACCGAAATAACACTGTCGACTAATGCGGTATACAGGTTCGATTCTGAGATAACGACTGATTTCGATTACGGTGAGGTAAGGTTCATCTATAACCCTGAGGATTTTGCAATGACGTATAAATGCTATACTGATAAAATTATTTTTTAATATTAAAATTAACATATGGATACAGGCAAGCTTACAGGCATTGTATCAAAGATTCTTACAAAGGAATTCGACGAACCTCAGAAACGGCGATATGTCATCACAGGCGATCGTATGAATTTCGCATGTCCTTTATGTGGCGACTCTGGAACCAATACATTCAAGAAGCGGGGCAACATCTACTTTTCCTCCCTGACATACCACTGCTTCAACTGCAACGCGCATTACACGCTGCCGAAGTTCCTTTCAAAATTCGGGTATACATGCGACGATTCAGGCATTACAGGTGAAGACCTCAAAGCTTCAGTACAGAACAAGGCAAAACATACAAACAGGTCAAGGGCGTTCGTAGACATACCTGACGAACTGTGTTTCAGCATAGACTCAGTTGCAAGGGCTTACAGGTGCGTTCCGGTCAACGCGAACCCGAAAGCGGTCGAATACCTTACGTCAAGAGGCATTACGGATTTCTCAAACTTCATGTACAATGCGATGAAGAACTACATAGTAATCCTTAATAAGGTAAGGAACCGTGTAATCGGAATCCAAATCAGGAACCTCAACAAGGACAACGGGTTTCCGAAATACCAGTCTCAATGCTATTCCAAAATCTATAAAAAGATTCACGGAGAAGACTGCACGTTGGATCCCGTAAAGCTTGGGATACTTGACGACTTCTCGCTGCTGTTCAACTACAACAACATAGATGTCAACAGAAGCTTTTATGTCCTGGAGGGATATATAGATTCGATGTTCATAAACAACTCTATAGCGTTGTGCGGGGCATGCCGTGACAACAGGCGTTTTCTCGATTTCGAAAACGTAAAGTATATATTCGACAACGACGCCGCCGGCAGGAAACGGAGTCTGAACATGCTCAAGACCCATAAGAATGTCTTCATGTGGAAGAAGTTCCTTGAAGACTTTGACAAGAACAACAAACGTCCGAAAGATATTAATGACACCATAGTCCAAAAACTTATTACCCCTAAGGAATTGAACGATGTGATAGACAAATATTTCACAAATGACGAATTCATGTCAATCTGCCTATAATTCATAATTATAAATAACTTATAAGTTATTATGTAATTTTATAGTGTAATGAAAGAAAGTTTTATAAATGCTGCGATTAAAATGAAGGATGTTTTTGTTATGGCGTTCACGAACCTTAAGGAATTCCTTGTATACTGCTGTATGCTGCTAATATCACTTATGGCTCCTTACAAGGATGAGATCACATTTGTGTTCATACTTGTCGTGATTGACTGGATTATGGCGATGGTTATAAATGCCCGTAAGGGAAATTTAAGGTCTGCAAAGGTAAAGAATGTCGTAGGCAAAATCATATTTTATTCTTTAGGATACCTCATAGCAGGAGGTGTCGACAGGTTTGTAGGAATCAATTTTTTAGGAGCAGTCATATCGTCAGCCCTGTTCATATCAGAAATCCTGTCAATACTAGCGAATATGATGATCATATGGCCTGAAATCCCGGTACTTCCAAAGATTAAGAAATATTTTGAGAAAGAGCTTGAAAAGAAATTGAGTATTGAGAATGAAGACGACGAAGAAGAATTATAATCAAATTTACATTTAAATTTAATAACATGGAAAATCAAAATTCATTTAGACAGCTTTTGACAGAAGGCGCAATTATGCGCATCAACGAAGGCTCAGGCGTGCAGCCGACACAGGAAGAATTGGAAACTGTAAAGAAAGTGATACGGGTAATATCAGCACACTGTCTGAAACTTACAGGCAAGCTGAGCGGCAGCGACAACCTGTTTGATACAATATATGACAACGGATACTATGAAGACTGGAATGAGGCCGTTGACGGTGAAAACCCTCATTACGAACCTGCGACTTGGGATTATCCAGGTTCTGACGAACAGGGATGGACTGCATACCAATGTTCAGTGTTCATAGGTATAAGAAAGGACGTATGCGATTCAGTCCTGGACTCATTGACGGTAAATAAGGATTTCTTTGCGACAGTTGAAGAGTCTAAGACGATATATGACTCAATTGTCGTTAAAAACAAGATAGAGGAAATAAACGCCGTATGTAACTCAGACAAGTATTATAAGATAGGCGTGTCTTTGGAAATCGAGACTACATGGAACAGTGAAGAAGAATATGACGAAGACGGACCTTGCGGATATATGAAGACAGATGAGGAAGTCAATGAAAAGAAAATTATTATAGCCGCTGTCAGAGGCAATGAGGCTATAGCAATTGAAAAGAACCTGTGGGATGAATATATTGACGAATTTGTAGACAACGAACTTGACATACTTGAAAACGAATTTGAAAAATAATATTACTAAATATGCCATAACAAAATTAAACCTAAAAATCATGGAAAATTTAAAAACTTTTAATGCCTTCTGTGAAGGTGCTGACGTGACTCCAGAACCTAACAAGGCTGCATTGATTAACAAGGCCAAACAGAACATTGGTAATGAATACCGCATAGAACAGGCAGGATGGCAGGGCGATCATTGGCAGAGCGAATGGGGAGAAATTGAAGAAAAAGGTGTTCGCAGACACATGGGTGATGATGATGAATACGGTTTCTTGGATGTTTGGAACGACATAGATGTCTATGTCCTTGAGGAAATCCTTAATAATATTTTGGAAAAATAAAACATGGTTCAAAAGTTCCGGTAATATTGTTTTTTATAAATATCTATAGTTAAACACTGTTATGACGCCGGAAATTCTATCTATTTCTTCCATCGTATCCGGCGTTTTGCGGACTTGGTCGACATCTCCAAGTCCGTTTTTATTTTTATATTTTTTAAAAAATTTTTCAAAAATTGATCCAACTTTCAAAAATCTGTATTATATTTACCTCAACAAATTAATATTAACAAATTAAAACTTACAACGATGGAGGACAAAGAATTACATACTACGAGGAATTACACACGTACTGTAAGTGATGTTACATGGTGCTACGTAGTGACGATAGTACTTGCAATTATGAAGGCATTCGGATGTATCGACGCATCTTGGAGCGTGGTCATGTCTCCAATAATCATACCATATGCAATTGTCTTTCTATTATGGCTGTTCCTTGTAATCCTGAAAATCATCAAGAAGATATCTTAAAATTAACATTAAATTATATTCAGCTATGGCAAAGAAAAGTTCAATATGGGTCGGTAAAGAAGCCTACCAGTATTTACTGACATTATCAATAACTCAAAGATGTGGTTACAAGCCTGATACAGAAACTTTGGATAAGAAGTGGAAGACAAAATTGTCAACAGCAGGTACCAATGGCATGGTACAGTTGACGGATAATGATCTTGGAGGAGCAGATTCAGTCGGAATCTGGTATAGCTGGTCTCTTGACGACATGAAGTACTTCTTAAAAAGAAAAGGCTTGAAATGGCAGAGAGGCAAGATGGTCGAATATGTCGGTATCTGACGTTATTATTGATTAACATTAATATTAAAGATTATGAAATTTGAGGTTGTAAAGAATAATAAGAGCATTACGAAATGCCTTGATGCCGTTGTCAAGTATGACTGCAAAGACGGTTCCGATTTTCTTTTGTCATATGACGAGGTTAATGAATATGTAAAGAGCAAGAACCTCTTTGAAGACCTTGTTGACGGAACTTTTGTCATCAAGCGCATAGGCATAAAGATTGTCACCTTGTGGAATGACGGGCATGAAAGCAAAATCAAAAAAGAATTTACAGTGTACCATAATTCGATAGGCGTGCGTACCAACTATAAAAAGAAATATGTTGTTTCAATATGTCACGACAGAAATGAGAAATACTTCGAACAGGCATGTTCGGAAGTCAAGAAAATTTCATGCTACATCTTTATAGACGATTTCAATAAAGGAATATCTCAGGATTATCTGGTAAGATCCGTAACTCCTGATGAATTCAAGGTTTCAAATAGAGGCGGAAAGCAGAAAGCGACAAGAGAGATAGAACAGAATTGGAGCGAGTCTGTGGACAAGCTGGTCGCATACAGGGGATTGCCGTCCGACAACTACATCAGCAGCTACCTTAACTCATGCAAATTGTCGACAGGCAACAGGGATAAGTCTGCTAAGTCGTCAAAGATAAACGAACTGCTGCAGATTCCGTTGAAGCAGTCGAGCGAGAAGCAGCAGACATATCTGTTGAAGCTTCTTGACGGCCGGTGCACAAACCTTGATGTGTCTCTCCTTAACACCTATCAGAGTGGCGCATTGATAGACAACCTGACATATGAACCTGTTTCAGGCGCCGACTGTGTTCAAAATGAGGAACAGTTTTTGGAACTGTATACATTCTTCCTTAAAAGACAATGGGAAGGAATCAAAAATTTTTAATATTAAACTAAATAATGGGTGTTGTTTATTATAAATTAGTTTAATGATTATAAGTAACACAATAGTTATATCAAATAAAATCTTAAATAATTATGGCAAAAGAAAGAAAATTGAAAATTGGGAATTTTGAAATCGTTTGCTGGAAGGATTTTCCTTGTTTTAGACTGACATTCGCAAAGTGCGGATATTTCGACGGAAGACCTGAAATAAAAATTGGTGCCATCTTTTGGACCATCGTAATAAAATTGCCGTTCATAAACAAGAAATGGGAAGAGGAATGCGATGCGCCGGAGTACGGTATCGCAATACACAATAACTCATTCTGGTTGTATTATGGTGGTAAAGGCAATATGAACGGAGGCACAAAGTGGATTGCATGGGACATTCCGTTTGTCACCCGTTGTTTTTACAAGTATGAAGTCTGGTGTAAGGACGGAAACTGGCTTGACGCTACAGACCATTCCGTGTATGAGAAGCAGGTAGGCTACTTGAATTATTGTGATAAGGATAAGCGTCCTACAGACGCCGCAGTATATGAAGGTGTCTGGAAGGATTTCGACGGTGAAGAAGTTCCTGCAATATACCGTCTCGAAAGAAGGACATGGAGACGAAAATGGCTGATGTGGACAAAATTATTTGACATGCAATCTACAGATATAGAGGTTTCATTTAAGACCGATGTAGGAAGGAGTAAGAATTCTTGGAAAGGAGGAGTATGTTGTACAGGTTTCAAGATTAAACCTGGCGAACTCGTCCATGAATGCTTTGAAAGGGCAAACAGAGAAGAAAATGAAAAAGGCTTGAACATAAATGATGTACAATTATGTTAGGAGAACTTACAACAAGCGATGCTCTGCATGAAGAGCTTAGAAAAAAGAATGAGAAACTCAATAAGGAAAATCCTGATTTGAAGTTTGACTACAGGGACTGGCTTCCTACGGAAAATCCTGTAAAAGGTGTGTACATAGGAAACTATCAGTTTATGTCGTTTCTTTACGACCAGACTAAGGATTTAGGTCAGGATTTCTGGTGGTCTTTCAATGAAAGCGACTACTGCAGGATGGAGAATGGAAAGCTTGTAAAGAATAAGGAGTACCTTGGTAGTTGCTATGGTTTATGCGATAACTATGGACAGGCGTTGAAGTACCTGAAGAAGTACGTGTCATGTAAGGATAAGACTTTCGTAGTATACATGCATCCAATCTGGCAGGAAAAGGAGAATGCTGGCAAATACGGCGGGTTCCGACCTTACAAGAACGGCGAGTACATAGGAAAGTACAAAGAGGAAATAGAGTCGTGTGAGTATTTCGACGATATTGATTTTCCTGATGATTTTCCTGGTTATATCTATTCCTTCCATGCAATAAGAATAAATTGACATGACAAAAGAAGAAAGACAAATATTACTTGAATATCTTTGTACTATGGTTCCATATGGGATTATAGTAGTAGATATATCTTTACCACCTACAAGAATACGGACGCATAAATTGCTTGGTGTGGATTTATTGAACGGTGACCGTATTGATGCAGGTGATTATTACCACAACAGTTATTCAACTTTAAACATTAGGCCATACTTGCGTTCAATGTCAAGTATGACAGATAAAGAGAAGGATACTTATGATAAATTGGTTATGTGTAACAAACCTTGGATAGCCGTTAATTGGCTTAACAAACACTATTTCGACTATCTTGGACTTATTAAATCAGGTCTTGCCCTTGAAGCGCCTGAAGGGATATATAACTTAAATAGTTAAAATTATGGCTACTTATATTCAATTTTTATCATATAAACGAAAACTGCCTTGGTATAAAAGGATTCTGTTCCCGTTATTCTTGAATAAGAAGGAATGTGATGATTTTGTCAAGAGATTCTGTGTTGAGCAGACAACAATGGAAAAATATCAGGATTTATTATACTTCGCATATAAGAAATACGAAGAGGATCCTTGTTATGAGAATCAGCAGACTATAAAATTTTATGAAGATCTAATCAAATTTGAAAGACAATATCAAAGAAGAGAGGCTGAACGACAATATCATAAAATAGCAGGAAAGCAATTAAATGATAATTACCATAAAAATTCCATTTATCCATCTATACAATAATATTGTTTTTATAAAATATAAATTTCCTAAATATGAGTTGGAGAAATAATACTGATTTTGATGTTAAATGGCTGAGACAAAATGAGTTTCTTAACAATGAATCTGGAATGTTCAGATATAGGGAGCTCATGGACTTCAATGGATCAAAGGTGATAAAAGTTTTAATCACAATCGATCTTGAAATACCATCCGTCAGCGGAATTTTCTTTCAATATTGTGATTCACATGGACATTTAGAACATTGTGAATACAATGGTGAAATAATATCAAAGAAAAAACTAATACTGCTTCTGAAAGCAATTTATCCTGACTTGGCAAAGAAGTTTAACGATAAAATAGAGGAATAAAATAGATTGAAAAAATAATACTGATTTTGATGTTAAATAAAAGTCAAGAATTATGATAAAGGAATTCATATTCAAAAGAAAAGTAATACGGTTCTTCAAAAGATTGGCGTCGCTGAAGGCTTTCGGTTACTGTACATACGAGAACAGGCACTTCGACGACCGTTACCTCATACATATAACAAAATCCTGGCAGCTTGACGTGATTGAGGAGCTTGACGCATACGAAGCATTTAAAGGTTTTAAGATAAGATATCCTGAGAACAGCGACGAATGGATTGACCTTAAAATGGTCTTCTCACTCATAACACATAATAAAATTATCAAGCTTACTGACAAATCCGACAGCATACATAATGCAAAGATGTACTTCGGAAAGGACGGTTTCGAGATACACGCATACGATGACTGTGACGAAATCATACGCATTAGTATGGCTTCTTTTGATAAGTTTCAGAATCGGAAATGTAAGTCGAATAAGGACACAATGACATACAAGCTTTCAATAAAGGAACAGGAAAGGCAATGGATGTTCAATGACGTACATTGTCATTGCGGAGGCCATACTGAGACAATATTTGTTACAAACAATATCGGGATGTGCACAAAGATGCGGTGTACCGGCTGCAGAGAAGAAGTCGATATTACCGATGTGAATTGCTGGTAGAATTGATATATTGATTATTATAGTTTAAATTTTATAAAAACAATTAAAAGAGTATAATTATGGATAGAAAAGAAGCAGTAGAAATTGTAAGAAAGAATTTTCCTGACAGCAGCTTCACTATGTTGCGTAAGGCACTGAAAATCTTAATCCCCGAACTCAAAGAGAGTGAGGATGAACGAATAAAACAAGCACTATTAGAATTCTTTTCAGCTGGAGCAAAGAATAATGAAACGACTTGTGATATTCCTGACTCTAAAATTGTTTCTTGGCTTGAAAAGCAAGGCAAGAAATCCGAATGGAGTGAAGAGGATGAATTAAATCACAAACAGGCAATATATGTGTGTCATCAAAATGGATATACTGCTGTTGAAAATTGGCTTAAATCACTTAAACCACAAAATAAATGGAAACCAAGTGAGGAACAAATGCAGACAATTCACATGTTAATGACGTCAGCTTCATCATTTCCTGAAGATAAACGTGTACTTACGGCTCTATATGAAGATTTATTAAAATTATAAGTCACTATGGCATTCTTAATACCGTGCTCAGTTTCTTGTAAACTCGACAATGACATAGATTTTGTAAAAGGTAAAAAATATCTGTGTACGTCAAATTTATACTTTGCACCTAACGGATATTCATGGACTAAAGGAAAAGTCTACGAATGTACACAGTCTTACAGTATTCCATGTAACAATAATATACAGATAAGTCAATGGAAGATAGTTTCAAGATATTTGAATTTTAAAGAGATATAGAATTTATATTTCGGTTATTATGATTTAAAAACAATTAATAAAATATAAATTAAACATAATATGACTGTAAAAGAAACTGTTAGAGAGAATCTGTTAAATTATCCGCTCTTGTTCAAGAATGCTCTTAATGTCTATGATCATCTTTTCTGTGTATGCGGCAACGGCTACAGGTGGAAAGATGGTGAACTAGTTTCGAAATACACAAATAGAGTAGTGAAGACGAAAGCAGGAGCAATGTTCTGCCAGATTAAAAATCTCATAACGGACAGGATGAAGTGGAAGGTATTGAAGCTTACGGGACCAGTGAATGCAACAAGGGCGATAATGCGCAGAGGACGTATATTAGTCTCTCGTATCTTAGATGTTGACAAGAACATCAATGACTTCAGCATCAAAGTTGATGAAGAGATGTATAAATATTTCAAAGACTACAAGTTCAGCTTCTATCCTTTGTGTGAATACTCAGCGATATGCAATCTTCCAGATGACATAAAATCAGACTGGCTAGAAGCTGCTAAGAAGATGTATGAGATCATGGTTGCGAATCCAGATGCTCTTGATAGTGGTAAGAGATGGTTGCCAATCATAAAAGAACGAATTGAAGAACTTGAAAGCTAGACAATAAGTTTTCAATGACATTCAAATATCCTGAATATTCATAATACTAAGAATTGTAAAAAATTTTCCAAGATTTTGATCCAACTTTTAAAAAGTCGTATTATATTTACCTCAACAAATTAATATTAACATTAATGAGGAAATTATGGAAACAATAGGATTTGGAGGTACATATTACACGTTATGGTATGTATATGAAAACGACGGATATGTTCATTATGACTACGTTAAAAACATATCGACTGACGAAGAGAAGGCTAAAAGACTTTATCCTGAAGCCGACATCGATATGAGTCTCAAAGGTAATCACAGCTTTACAAGAAAAATAGAAGATTCTTTGGAGAATGACTGCTTCAAAGGAGGTATGTATAAAGGTGTGAAATTCGAGAATTGCCATGATGATGACTATATGCTGTGGTGGTATAACAATGGAGGGAGCTGCGATTGTCTTAGACAGGTTTTGGAAAGCCGTGGATACAAGTTCTATGACGACAGAATGATGACTGAAGAAGAATATACGAAGTTTACTCAACGTGACAAAACTCGTGAAGATGAAGCTTTTAATATCAATAAGGCGCTTGAGAAATCTCTGCCATTCACATGTTCGTCGTCGAACAGTGTAAGATGCGATTACGGCTATCCGTTACCTGACAGCTGTCAGCTTGTTCTTGATAGGATAAATGATATTGAGATTGAGCACACGAATGTCGTTCTTATGTTTAAGGAGTATAAGGAAACATTTTACAGAATTTTGCCGTGCCGTAATGGAAAAGGTGTCGTTGTAAGGAATAAGAATATCGAAGTGACGGATTATATTGTTATGACAAGGACATTTCTTACAAGTGTTTCTTATTACATAATAGTAAATGATTTCAGGATTATTAAGGACAAAGCGGCAAAGAGCGAATAAGAAGATGAGATGCTTACATCAGATGACTTAAAGGAGTCTGCTATGAAATGTGCTGAAGCTGAAAGATGTTTCGGAATCTTGAAGGATGATGAAAATGTGAAGCAGATATAGAGTTATATATAACAAATTAGTATTAACATTAAAATTAAACGGATATGAAAGAAGTTGTAGAAAGTGAAACAAAGACTGTGACGGTTGAAAAGACCAAATATGTCGCATGTGACGGCATGGAATTCACAAACCGCGTAGATTGCCTCCGTCATGAAATCAAGTCAAAAGCAAACGAGTATTGGACCAAATTCTCAGTCATTAAACTTGTACCTGAAATAAATGGAATCTACCAAGACTTAGAAGAGATTCTTGTACGGTACAATGAAAAGTATGATGCCGAATTTCGTGAATTCCTCAAGTATTTCGAGGTAGTAACAATTTATGGAAACGCACGATATCTTCGTGATATTCGTAAAAAAGATTTGGATGATTTTGAAGCAACAATAGACAATTACAAGTTTGTTGACGACGAATATTACAAAGTAATCATAAATGATATCCGTAATGAGGATGCTTGTGATACGTTCGGAATTGTTATCGAGGATTCGGAAATGCATCGTAAAAGGATTCTTGATATGATTAAGGAGTATGAGGAATCATTCGATAAAAAATTTGAATTGTAAAAATTTTTCAAGATTTTGATCCAACTTTCAAAATGTTGTATTATATTTACCTCAATAAATTAATATTAACATTAAAATTAAACGGATATGAAAGCACAGAAGATATGCATGCCTGGAGATATGAAGTCTTACATCCTTAGTGACGACTTCTATATGTTCCGTAATGACCCTGAAGAAAAAGAATGGGCCAAGAAGGCAATCAAGTTCATAGAAGATGGAAAATCATGGTATATTTCACCTGAAGTCTTAAAATTGCAGCAGGTAAAGAGACGTGAATACATCGACTTTTCAAAATGCTCAACAATCGATGAGATGATTGGTGTTTTGTATGATTTGAAGACAAAGGGATATTCAGATATCGAATGCGAGGAAACATATGATGACAAAGACATCATATACGACATCATATACGCATACAAACTTGGCAAGGAAGACAAGCGTGAATATTCCGACAGGGTCGGCAATTACATAAAGGATGTCATCAGTTCATTAAAAGATGAAGAAAACCGCAAGAAACTTGAAAAGATTAAAAGCCTTGAAAACCAAATCAAGGAAATAAAAGATACATTGTATTAAATTATAATAGTTATGAAACAGCATAAATGTGACGGATGCCTAAACTTCAATCCTGAAAAAATCTGTGAAAAAAGAAAACATGATATGTCCTGTTATGAGACTTATGATACCGTACAGCACACTATAAGTCCTTCAGCACACAAACTGTTTACAGAACTTGAAAGAGGCGACGAACTGTTTCAATGGGAATTCAAGAGAGGTAAGAATTCATTTCCTACCATGACCTTTAATAAAATAGATATTAGACGGATCGACAAATGTAAGGATGGCAGCATAAATGTTTTAGGAGACCGTCTTGCGACATATCTGTTGAGGTATAGCGAGTCAAGCTTTTATGCATGGTGGTGTGAAACAAACAATTCGATATGTGCGTTCTCGACATACATGTCAACACCAGATGAAATCCTGAATGATGCGTTATGCTGCATTCAGGCGGATCTTGCAGAAATAGGCAATTTAAAGAAATGCGACAATCTTTGTCACAAGTAGTAAGAACCAAAATAAAGTGGAAATTATGGAAACAATGGCTATGAAGGATTTAATTAGAAAAGAGCTTATCTCAGATATGTTTGAGACTTATAAGTATTTTGGCATTACAAGGGATATTGTCACTTCTGTAATAGACAGAACATTATCTGATGAAGATTACAATGCCAAAAACGTAAAGAAACAAATTGAGATTTCTAATGACATGTTGTTTGGAAAATCTATTACAGATGTCTGTACTTACTTAAAATCGCTTGAAGAGAAATACGGCAAAGGCACGGTTGAAGAAATATGGAGTTCTTATGAAGAAAACTATTTTGTCTATGAATATGATTCCATTGAAGATAAAGATGAACTGTATTCAAGATTAAGCCGTGTTGTATATGAAGCTATTTTAGAAGAAAAAGACAGAATGGAAGCCGAGCAAAAAAGATTAGACAGGATGGCAAGAATTGAAAGTGAATTAGCAACTTTAAAGGAAGAACTATAAGTATTAAAATGTAAATTTAAAATATTATAGTTATGGAAAAATCGAATAAACTATTTTCAGACCTTAAACCTGGTGATACTTTATATCATCTGATATTCAACTCAGACGGTAGCAAATGGATTCTTGAAAGATGCAACAAGCTTATTGTAATGTCGACAGAGATTGACGACAATGAATTTAAGAAAGAGCTTATAATGCATTGTGCAATATCCAATATCAAGCTTCCTGACTACATCTGCAATGTTGACACATATGGCATTGATGATTGTGACTTAAATAAGTCAATCTGTACATGGTTTTCAGGGTCAGAGACACTATGTATGTTTTCAACCAGCGAACCTATGTGCATAAGCAATGAAATAAAGAAGATTCTGACAAGCTACAATCCTGTATGGCCTTCTGACGATGAAGAAGATACAGATAATGAAGATGATTTTTAAAATAAAATCATGAAAGATGTAAAAATTTTTCAAGATTTTGATCCAACTTTCAAAAAGTCGTATTATATTTACCTCAACAAATTAGTATTAACATTAAAATTAAACGGAGATGAAGACAAGTACACAAAACAAACAGCATAAACTGTTCTGCAACCTTGAAGTAGGCGATGTGATATATCATATGGTTTATAAATTTAATAATAAGGAATGGGTCTTGGATGGATATAATAAGATCACAATCTCATCTTTCAATACGGGATCTATGACTAATTTTTCAGGGTTGAAGCAAAATATGCTGTATGACAATATTCCTGTAATTCATGACACATATGGTATGGATAACTATGACTATGAAAAACATATTTGTTCATGGATTTCATTTTCAGGGAAATTATGCATATTCTCGACTTCAAGCCTGGAGGATTCGAAAGATGAAATAAATCAAATTTTGAAAAATAACAGCATGATGTAAAAATTTTTCAAAATTTTGATCCAACTTTCAAAAAGTTGTATTATATTTACCTCAACAAATTAATATTAACATTAAAATTAAACTGTTATGAAACAAGGATTGACAAAACGATATAGAAAATTTGGATGGGAGTTCTATGAGCTTCTTGACTGGCGCAGATCAGGAAAAGTTCGTAAAAGCTACAAAAAATCCTTTAACGGAAGAGCTAGAGCCAATGACAAGAAAGCTGTCAGAGATATTGTATTATCTGAAATTTGCTGACAGAATGAATCAGGCTGATAACATATATGTAATGAGATATGTGAATCGTCACAGAAGTTGCAGTTGCTGCATATTCTACGGTCGTACATATAAGGAATGTATGTTTAATCCTATAAACCCGCAGAAGATAGTGGGCAATGTAGCAATTCATACGATGTGTAAGAACTTTAAGTTTGACGGTAAGGTTTATATTAAAAATTGAGCATTATGACACAAGAAGAAAAACAATTGTTATTGAAAGACCTATGTGCAAGATTGCCTTATAAAGTTAACATTCAAGTCAAAGACTGGACAGTTTTGGAGGCAGAACTTAAAATTGGACATATCGACAGATTACAGCATGATGAAATAGAACTTAAGCCTTATCTCCGCTCGATGTCAAGTATGACTGATGAAGAGAAGAAAGAATATTTTGATGTTGCATCAGTAAGCAATCATTGTGCTGCTGTTGATTGGCTCAATTCTCATCACTTTGACTATCGAGGTTTGATTCCGATTGGTTTGGCATTGGAAGCTCCAAAAGATATGTATGTATAAAATGGATTAAAAACAAAGATATGGAGATAAAACACACAAGTACGTATAAAATAACGTCCTATAACGGAATGTCAGATATTGACATATTCGAGATAGAATGCAACCTGGAGCAACATGAAAACGGTTATTGCACTGAGATTCATGTTACGTCCCATATAGGGAATATCATCACATATACCTCTGAAAAACAAGCAGCAGGTGAATTTGATATGGATTCCTTCTGTAAAGATACAGACGCTATAAATGAATTACGTAGCTGGCTTTGGGAATGCCATGATAACAAACCTACAGATTCTAAGTCTGTAGAGCTTCGTCATAAGACGCTATTAGACGAGCTTGACAATATTGTAGATGAATATTGCAAAAAGTATGGATTTGATTATGATTTATAACTTATAAGATTATGACTCAAGAAGAAAAACAATTGTTATTGAAAGACCTATGTGCAAGATTGCCATATGGTGTTAAAGCTACAACTACATCTAATGGATGGAAGGATGTTTATATCGTGTCCGGATATAATAACGATAGAATTTATCTGGATTGTCCAATCTATGATGAAGGTGATGATGAATGGTTGATTGAATCCGTAAAGCCTTATCTCCGTTCGATGTCAAGCCTTACTGATGAAGAGAAAGATGAGTTTGATTCATTATGGAATGATGGTTTTGGTGAAGCACTTGATGCCCAGCTTAACGGACAAAATGACTTATCTGTAAAAACATTAGAGATAACAGCATCATATAAATCTATTCAATGGCTTCTTGAACATCATTTCGACTTCATGGGTTTAATCCAAAAGGGTCTTGCATTAGAAGCACCTGAAGGAATGTATAACTAAAATTTACAAAAATGTCTTATAAATATTTTCCTATTGAATTTTCTTCTTATGAAGAATATATCAAATACCTTAAAGAAAAAGGACTTGCTCTTGAAGCACTTAAAGGAATGTAATTTTAAACAATTAAAATTATGACTCAAGTAGAATTAAATGCTGTAATTGAAAGACATAAACATTGGTTAAATCAGGACTGTAATGGATGGGAAGACATGTGTGCTGATTTAAGAGATGCTAATTTAAAATGCCTCGATTTGAAATATGCCAATTTAAGTAAAGCTGATTTAAGCAACGCTAATTTGAGTAAAGCAAATTTGTGTTATGCCGATTTAAGCGAAGCAAATTTGAGTAAAGCAAATTTGATAGAAGCCAATTTAATCGGGGCAAATTTAAATGGAGCAGATTTAAAGAACGCCTATTTGAATTATGCTCTTCTAAAGGGTGCAGATTTGGCAGGAGCCAATTTAAAAGGATCTTATTTACAGTATGCAATTTTAAGTAATACAAGACTGATTAGAGCCAATTTGGACGGTGCAGATTTGGAGTATGCAAATTTGTGTGAAGCTGATTTAGATGATTCTGAAAAATGTCGTCAAGGTATGATTCTAACTGAATCATTAAAAGGCTACAAGAAAACAGCTGAAGACAATGTTATAGAGCTTGAGATACCTGAAGGCGCAATTGTGTTCTCTATCAATAATAATAACTGCCGCACTAATAAGGCAATTGTAAAGAAATGTGAAGGCATCCAGCATTCGTGGTTTAATTCAAGTTTTGAATATAAGGAGGGAGATGTAATCGAGGTCAAGGAATTTAATATGCAATACAATGCCGAATGCGTTGAAGGCATTCATTTCTTTCGAACGAAGGAGGAAGCTGAAAAATATAAAATAGATGATATTGACGTAATGTAAAGGAATGTATAACAATTAAATAAAAATAATTAAAAATCATTATAAGTATGGAAAATATACAGGAAATAACAGGGATGTTTGAAAACGGATTTTATGTTAACACCGAAGTGACAAAATTTATCGGTGCAATATTGGATGCACCTGGAAATTTGATAGGTATTGGTGAACTAAAGGAACCGATAACTATCGACCGTAATCTATGTATTAAAATTTCGAGATTGCTTGATATAAATACCGATATATCTGACTCTCCTATAAAAGATAAATGTTTTTATGTGAACATAGGACTTTTAAATTTCATTTATCGTGTTTTGAAAGTAGGTCTTGAAATGATACAAACTACTGACACGATGTTAAAGAAGGTTTATTTACTTAAAGTATTCGAACATCCTCTTATATGCTCGATAATAACAAAGGAGGAATAAATTATGAGAAACATATGTTGTGATTGTAAACATTGTAAGATAGTACCTGTAAACAGCATTTAGCAAGGTATTGTAAAAATGATCTTTCAAAAAATACGTTTTAGATATAATTGATTATCTCGAATGCAGTAATGACCTGATATGAAAATGTAAGGATTTCAAACTTGCTCTTACTACAAGAATTTAATAATTTTTCATATTTAAAATTGAAATTATGACTCAAGAAGAAAAACAATTATTATTAAGGGACCTTTCAGCGAGGCTGCCGTATGGTATAATGTTTCAATATCAAACAGGTAGTTTTAATTCAACAGGAACAAGTGATTATTTTCCAATGGTTGGAATAGTTCAGAATGCTGTTGTCCTTGATATAAAGAACAGGGGATTATTCAATTTATCTTTAGAAGATAGTCAATGCAAACCATACTTGCGTCTAATGTCAAGTATGACAGATAAAGAGAAGAAGGTATATAGAAGTTTACAGGATAAAATAACTGTACAATGTGATAATCTTGACCAACCAATTGGTTATACATATGTACAAACTATTAAATCAATTGACTGGCTTAATAAAAAGATGTTCGACTATCTAGGGCTTATTGAAAAGGGTCTTGCATTGCAAGCTCCTGACGATATGTATAATTAAAATTTACAAAAATGTCTTACAAATATTTTCCTATTGAATTTTCTTCTTATGAAGAATATATCAAATACCTTAAAGAAAAAGGACTTGCTCTTGAAGCATCAGAAGGTATGTACAATTTTAAATAATCAAACAAATGATAATAGAATACAAGAATCAATGGTCTACTACACAATGTCCGCACGCGGATTTTTTGTTGCGAGTAGGTAGTGAGTGGTGTAGTAAATGTAAGTATAACAAACTTACAAGAACAGATATTTTTGGTGATGGTTACGTTGACTGCACCTGTCCAGATGATAAGAAATTTGAAAATTTACAAGAGAAAGATGCCTGAAGACAATTATAATCTTAATAAACAATTACAATTATGACAAACGAAGAACAAGAATTGCTGATTAAAGACTTATGTGCACGTCTTCCATATGGAATACAAGGAATATCTTCATGGGGAGAAGTGTCGTCATTAGTTACAATAGGTGAAGAAGAATGGGATATTTTAACTTCGCTTAATTATGATATAGTAAAACACGGATGGAGACCTTATCTACGTTCGATGGAAACTATGACTGAGGAAGATTTAATTTCCTATGCCAAATATGACTTTGCTGATGACGATATTTATAAGATAGTTGACTTCCGCTGTACAGGAAAGGGCTTCATAAATATTTACTGTTCATTAGTGCGTGATCCAGAACATTATCCCGTAATTTTTCAAAGGACAAAAACTTCACCATTGGAAAATTGGCGAGGAATTGATTGGCTTAATGCACATCACTTCGA